ATGAATAATTCAAATGCAATCCGAAAAAACGAATCTTCAACAAGTAACCATCCAGAGATAGATAATAAATTCTATTATGGGAAAGTATCTCAGTATGATAACACTGGTAAATACTTTACATTTAGTGTTACTAATCATTTAGATGAAAATAAAAAGTATAAGTTTCGTTACACCGCAAAATGTAGAGCAGGTTTCCTTACTATTAGTGAAACCCGTTACGAACAGACGCCACAGGAGTTTATCCAACAAACTTACGGTTTTTTAGATAATGTACAAGTATGGAGTGAACCTGAAAACCCAACAGAAGACCATAAGGGTATTTGGTTAAACGTTTTATGTACTAAAGGAAAAAAATTCTACTCTATTGATAAGAGTTTTCTACTCAATCTTACAGTAAGTAATATGCACCACGCTTGGAAAAAGATGGTTGATTTCGATCTATGGAAGAGAATGGGGTCTAAAACTCATGCAGACTATCCATACAAAATGAATAATGTCGCTACCGAAGAGGTGGCGGCTTAAACATCAAAAAAATAATTAAGAAAAAATTTGGCAGTTTAAAATAATTGTTGTATATTTGTTATAACCAACAACCATTAAAAACAACTATTATGAGCACATTAGAAATCACTACAAATGTTAGAAATTACAAAGGGAATAACGGATTCATCAATTCCTTACAAAGTGGATTAAATAAATATGGATCTTTAACAGAGAGACAATTATTAGCTGCAGGTAAATTCTTTACTAAACAATTAGTTTATAAAACTGAGGTTAAACCACAAGTCAAAGAAGTTAACGTAGATATTAAAATTACTAAATTTATTGCTAAAAGAGTGGCTGAAGACAATAATTTAGAATTCAGACCTTTTTTAATGACTATTAGTAAAGTTTTAAAAGAAACTGATAAAGCATATCAAGTAATAGGTAAATTAACTGTATCTGACGTTTCATCTTGTAGAGTTTGTGGTAGAGATTTAACTGATTGGAGATCTCAAGCAACTGGTGTCGGACCAGTTTGTTCAAAATCATTAGGTATTCCTTATGTAAAGAAAGAAGAAGATGTGATGGTTTATAAAAAATTACTTAAATTGAAAATTGATAAAATTGGAGATTTAACTTTTTGGTTAGCTAAATCACAAATTGTGGAAGGGAAGGAAGAATTAGAAAATTCAATTAAATAAAATTAAAAAACCCTCTTAGGAGGGTTTCTTTTTATACTCTTTTTTTCTTTTTGGTAGGGATTGGTTTAAGTTTTCCACCGAATATGGTATCCCCTATTTTTATTTTAATATCTTCAGTTACCAAAGATTTATCTAAATATTCTTCTACCACCTCTCTAACCACATCTCCGATCTCTTCTCTTACAATTTCTCTAATACTTTGTGCGTTAGTAGAGATATGTCCTTCATTAGATGAAGTATAATTAGGTTGGGGTGATGGTGTACTTTCATTTACTAATCCTTGTAAGTCTTGTAATTCAAATGTATGATTAGGTGATTCTGGTATCTCTATTGGGTTGTTTACCATTGCGTCTACAATATGTTTAGGCATCTTAGTAGTAGATAAATTTCTATAATTCCCACCTTTAGGCGCTACTGACCTAGTTGCACCTTTACTATTTTGATTTATAAAGTTTTCGGTTAAATTAGGAATTTCTTTTTCTTGACTTGAGAACATATTTCCACCACCTCCGTTCATATTGGTGCTCCCATGATTTTCTTCTGCTTTATGCATCACCGCTTTAGATTTATTTAAAATTTCCGCTAATCTACTTGCATTACTCATAATTAATTATTTTATTTTTTTTTTATTATTATACTGCCTCAAATTGTGCTATATAATATATTTTAATCATATCTTTATCCCCATTTGGGTTAAATAATGGTTTAGGTTCATCAAAATCCCCACCTAAAACACGCAAATTATTCATTCTATCTACTCTAAATAATTTCCATCCTGGTTGGATTGTTTTGGTATCCCCACCTACTTGATATACTCTGACCACATCATTACCTGCTTTAGACACTCCATAACAATACATTTGTACCCATCGTCTTCCTTTTCCTCCTGGATCTTCTTCATCATCATAACTTAATTCTACGATACGATGATTTTGTAAAGCATGCATGAGATCATTTCTACTAGCAACTTCTAATATAAGACTTTCTGCAATATTGTAAAGTGTCATAATAACTTAGATTTATTGATCTTTTGCTATATAATCTGGGTAATATGGTTTAGATGGTCCGTATCCATTTGGTCCTGTTGTTGATCCGTATTTAGATTCATTACGTGCTATTAGTGCATTTCTTCCAGTTCCCGGTTCAGAAGGGTTACCGTTAATATCTACATCACTTCCTCCTTGTGTAGTATTAATTTGGTCACTATTACCACCCATTCCTTTTCCTTTATCATCTCCATCACCTATAGCATTAGGGTGGTTAGCCCCATATTCTTTACCATCTGAATTTTGGTATTCGTTTCTTCGAATATTATCTACTCTAAATTTATCTCCTAATTCTTCTAATTTTGTTGGCATAATTTTATATTTTTGATTCGTATATTATTAATGATTGAATTCTTTCAATTTCCTCATAAACCGGCTTACCTCTCCATGTTTGACCACTTACATCTTTATGGAGTTTAGGTAATTTGACTTTTAAGGTATGTTTATTTATTTTACTATTATCTTTCTCATGATCTTTTATGAATTGGTTGGATAACCCTGTTTCCATTTTTATTTTCTTCGGTCCTTTTAATGCTTCAGTTTCCTTATTCAATGTAGAATTTATCCAATTATGCATGGTTTTACCCCCATTTAATCTATATTCCATATCATTATGGTTACCCTCAAAAGTGTCGAACCAATTTTTAATTCTTTTCATATGATTATATTCAAGCATATTATTTTCTAGTAATCCTTTAGCTCTTTTATAACCTTCAGTAGTTTCTTTATTTTTATTAATAGATTCATAAGTTTTTACTGCATTATTGATACAATTGATTACATAATCAGGACACGACCAATATTTACCATGTAAATCTTTATTACCTCCTTTATTCGTTTCCTTCATCGTTATATTTAATTTTATCTCCTAAAATTTCTTTAACTGAATCATCTAAAGAATTTATATCTATATTATCTAATAAATGATTTACAATGATTGCTAACTCATCTCCTCTAATTTCTTCTTTAGAAATAAGGTCTAACAAATGGTTAAGTTTTCTTAATACCATAGGTTTTTCATACGTCTTTTTTAATTCACTAACATCAGGAATAGATATTTTATCTGCTAATATATCTTGTTCATTAGTTTTTTTAACAATTCCTTTTTCATCTTTCTTCTTTAAAAACATTTCATCTACCAAATCTCTCATTTCCCCTTCGGCATATAAATCCAAATCAAAAGTCGTATCATAAGGTAAACTGTGTTGTGCCCATTTATCTACAGGATCAACTTCGTAGCCAGGGGCCGCTGGTTTATAAAAATGTTTTTTAATATCTTTAACTGCATATTTTCTTGCCCTTTCTTTAGGATCTCTACTATATTTTTTCTTTTTTCCATGAAACGCATCTAAATCTTGTAAGGTTTCAGGCGAAATTTCTTCTTCTAAAGTTTCTTCTTCATTAACTACATAATTATAATTTACTCCGTAATATGGTCCACCATATATAAAATATGCTTCCGGTCCTTGTGTCGCAGATCTAACAAAATCATCACTAGTTTTTTTAGAACGAATTATACTAGGAGTTGCTCTAAAATTATCATTCTTATCAATCATCGCACCACTGCTATCAACTAATTCATTTATTTCGTCTTCTTCTCTCACGTTAGGATTTTTATTTTCCTTAATATATTTATCAATATCTGACTTTTTATATGTTTTAATCATGTTGAAAGTTTTTTATATAAATATAACAGAAAACCAAATATTTATTATAAAAAGAAAAATATGCCAAGATGCGAAAACAAATATACCACATTATTAGACTTAGCCAGACAAGCGAAAATCATTAGTGGTAATACTGCGTGCTTTGATGGTAAAATTGCTGCAGGAATTCCTTTTAGTGGTTATCCCACAGGTGTAGACTTATCTACCGTTATAAATTTAGGGGTTATATCACAAGAAGATGCGGTTTTTAGTGGGAATACAGGCACTACAGTATTTGATGTATCCAATAGCGCTTCTACTAATTATAATCCAATTTTTAACCCTTATAGTGGTAGTACTTGGACGAATCCTTTGTTTTCAGGTAATACATCTAGTTTAAATTTACCAATTACTATTTTAAGTGCTCAAACTCAAACAGTCGGACCATTTTGGACATTGACTCAGACGGGTATGACAGGGGATCATATAATTGGTACTTCATATACGGGATATAGTATACAATATTCATTTTTTAATATAGAAGACACTTCATTTACAGGATCTTCATTATTTACTGGTTTTACTACAGCTCAAGAAATAATGTATTCTGCAGGAACTTTAGATTATAAAGGTCCTTTAGATTATCTACAAAGTAGAGAAGATGCTACGATTGATAATAAATTAACCACTAAAAAACTACAGGTAACTGGAGGAGCGTCTGCAAGTACTATTGGTTATGTTCTATTACAAGATGATGCTGAAGGAAATGCAGTATGGGCGCCTACTTCGGCGGTTACGAGTGGACTTACTACGTTATATGTTAATAGTGCGGCGACACCTACAACTATAGGTGGTATTGTGGCAGGTAGTAGTTTTCCATCACCTGGTTATACAATGCAACAAATGTGGGATCTATTATTATATCCTTATCAGTATCCTGCGTTTACTTCATTTGCTCGTACTGGATTATCCTCTGAATATGAGTTAGGGGAAGCAATTAGTGTTGGGGCACAAACTTTTACTTGGGGTATTTCTAATGGTACAAATGTAGATGATGGGATACCTAATAGTATAAAAATAGTAGAAGCGGATCCTGTGACAGATATTGCGGATTCATTAACTAATGATGGTACAGAAGCCATTATTCTTATTAATGCAATGTCTCAAAATACTTTAGGTTCTAAAACTTTATATAATATTTATGCTTTAAATACTTTAGGGGATTCAATAAGCACATCTATATCAAGAACATGGAAAGTAATGTGGTATTATGGTAAAAATGTAAATGCATCTATTACAGGTGCACAAATGAGTGGACTAACTGGAAGTGATCTAGTTACTAACGTAGTAAATGGGTATGTTACCCAACCTGCAAGTGGTGGGGCGGAATATATGTATTGGTGTATACCAGACATACTCTCTCAACCTACTGATATAAGAGATTCCGTAGCAGGATGTTTTGGAACAAATATTCCTTATACCACCTTAGCGGACATACCTATAACTAACGACTATGGGGTTGCAGTAAATTATAAAATTTATCGTTCTGTGGTGCAAACGAGTGCATCCTTTACGACTTGGTTATGTAGTTAATAAAATGAAAAAGAAAATAAATATATAATATGGCAGATTACGGACCATTAGGTGGAGTTAAAATAGCAGGATTTATATCCCCAGGGGATACCACTGATTCATACGCAGTAATCGATACCACATTAGGTATTGATGGTCTAAGAAATTATTCGGGAGATACAATAGAAGTATTATCTGGTACTACGATAACCGAATTGCGTCGTAGAGCTGGTATGATTGTGGGGATAGATAGTGGAAGTAGATATTTTAAACTTAAAGATAAAAATCCATGGGATTATGATTTAACTGACTGGGAAGAAATATTTTTCTCAGGAGGTGGAGGTGCACCTATAACTGGTGGTACTGCCTTTCCTGCCACACAAACCTTAACTTTTTATAACTCTAGTGGTGGTACATTTAATGTAGTTGGTGGAGAATATCTTTTTAGTGATTTATCAGTAACAGGAGGAACATATAATCCTGATACAGGATGTGTTACCTTTGAAACTAATAGTGCGACAACATTTGATGTGTGTGGGTTTTTAACTATTAGTGCAGATACCTTTGTAACTGGTGCCACCCTAAATGGTGATATTTTAGAAATAGGTAGAAACCAATCCAAACCTTTAATAAGTGTTGATTTATCTTCTCTAGTATTTAGTGGAAATACATCAGGTGACTGTATAAATCAATTATGGGTAAGTAATATAAGTGGATGTACAGGACAAGATTTACATATAGGTGTACAACCAGGTCAAGATATTTATTTTGATTCTACTGGTAGTACTACTTCACCATCTTTATATATAAATTCTAAAGGACAAATCGGTATTGGTACTAACACACCTTTTAGTTGGGCAACTAATGATGGTACAGGTATAGAAGTACACAATGATAGTATTAATGATCAGATACCACTAGCATTTACAGAAACAGGAACTAGACGTTTCTTTTTTGAAACTGATTTTGCCAGCACTTCTAACCCAGTTCATATTAAAGGTAGTAGTAGTACAAATCTTATGACTTTTTACACTAGTTCTTCAAGTGCTAGGGTAGGTGTTGGTACTACAGTACCTGATGGAACGTTTCAAATTGCTAAAGCAGGATCCGTGGCAAATCAAACTAAATATCCTGATGAAACCAATATTGTTATTAATAATACAAGTAATGGTTATAGTGGTAGTACTAACCCTAATAGTGCTGCATTTAGATTTGATCATGGAACAGGAGAAGATCCTGGAGGTTTAATTACATCTAAACGTTTACCTTCATGGGATACCGGAGAAAAAAGTACAAGTTTAGAAATATGGAACGCATCTGGAGAAACATTATTTAAAAGAATTGAAATTTTACCTGATGGAGAAACCACAATAAGTGGAGAATTAATTGTTGATAAAGAAGGTTTATTTTTTACTAATTTAGATAATAGTAGTGGACCAACAGTAAATGTAAGTGGTAATACCGCAGAATTGGTAGAGTTTAGAGTTATAACCCCTACCGCTAAAGCAATAAGTATTGGTAGTAGAGGTGAAACAGAAATTACATATCCAGGATATGGTAAACAAGGAGATGGGTTTTTATATTCTAGTGCGGCACAAAATGGATTAAACATTATTTCTTCTAATGGTACAGGTACCGAAGATTATATTAGATTTTTTGCGGGTACCAACGCCACTAGTACCCCATCTATGATTATATTAGGTACAGGTGCCACTCAAGGTAATGTGGGTATTAACACTAATTCCCCTACTGAAAAATTACATATAGAAGGTAGTATAAAAATTGTTGATGGTACAGAACAAAATGGGTATGTATTAACTTCTAACGCCAATGGTGTTGGTAGTTGGCAACCTTCCACAGGTGGTGGTTCATTTACGGGTAATACATCAGGAGATTGTATAAGTGATTTATGGGTAAGTAATATTCATTCATGTTCCCCATTAAATATAAATCCGGGAGATGAAGGTAACGTATATTATGGTAGTACAAGTGGGGTAACAATAGATGTTAGTAATTCCCGTATAGGTATTGGGACAGATGACCCAGATTTCCCTCTTCATGTAGTTTCCACTAACCAAGTAGAAGTTAAAATAGAATCTTCCACCAATAACGCATTTTTAACACTAAGTTCTTCAAATGGAACCAATTCTTATATTGACTATGAAGATGGTAGTGGTGACAGATGGATTGTAGGTGCACATGGTGGAGATGATGAAAAATTTAAATGGGCAACTGGAACCACATTTGGTTCGGATACAGTAATGACTCTTACAAGAGAGGCTAAATTAGGTATTGGTACTTCTGATCCTCAAGCTAATTTACATATTAAAGGTATAACCCCACCTATAGAAGATAATATATTTTTATTAGAAGATAGTGCAGGGAATGTAGTAATGGGGGCAAATGATGAAGGTGCGTTAGCAATAGGAGTTGACCCACATGATATTGCAATGAGTGGTGAATCTTCTTTATTTATTAAAGGGGATAGTAGTACTACCACAGGTTTTGACGATCCTAATAATATCTCATTAAGAGTAGTAAATAGTACAAATAAAAATATATTAATTGCAAAAAATGGTAATGGTACAACAAGTGACGGTACGGTCACTATTAATAGTGGTTATTATAATGGGTCACCCATTACCGGGGCTGGAGCATTAACAGTATATGGATCACAATCAGGTAGTGGGGCTACTTTAAATGTTCTTTCCTTAGCATCTAGCGATACTAACAATATAGGGACTGTAGGTTCAGATTCAAGATTTCGTTTTGCCCCTACATGGGAATATGGAATGCTTAAAGTAGGTAACAGTTTTTATGATGGTGAAGATGGTAAAGTTCATATAAGCCCTAGTTCGCATCCAGTATCTGGAAATTTATGGCCAACTTTTAGTGATAATATGTTAAGAATTGATGGTTTTGAAAATACTGGGGCACCTTGGACAGCATACACTAGTAATATATTTGTAGTAGATAATTTTGGTAATGTAGATGTAAAGAAACGAACCACTACGGAAAATTTCACCATGACAAGTGGGGCAACTAATGGATATGTATTAACTTCCGATGCCAGTGGTAATGCTAGATGGGAACCTCCCACAGGTGGTGCAGGTGCAATGTCATTTACTGTGGATGGGGACAATGGAACCCCTTTTACTATAACTTCTGGGGATACACTTACTTTTGAGGGTTCTACAGGTATAGATGTAGGGGTAGCCGCTACGGATAGAGTATTAATTGCAGTAGATTATTCTGGTCTTGATTCCGTTATAATGGCAGCAACTAATGGAACCGGCATAACAGTAGATGGTGCAAATGATAAATTACTTATATATGATAATGATGCTGCCGAAGTAAAATATATTAATGCTGACCAACTGGGTAGTAGTTCATTTACCGGTAATACATCTGCAACATGTATCACTGAATTATGGGTACATACTATATCAGGTTGTTCTCCAGTAACAATAGGTAGTAGTATTCAATCGGATGGATCTACAGCTAGTGGTACCCATTCATTAGCATATGGAGATGGGACGATAGCTAGTGGTGATCATTCACAAGCGTTTGGTAAGGAAACTATTGCTAGTGGAGATACTGCTCACGCACAAGGTAGTTATACTGTGGCTGGTGGGCAAGGATCCTATGCTGGTGGATTAGGGGTGAATGACACTATTAAAGTTTTAGCAACTGGTTCAGGATCTTTCGCACATTTCACATTAGGTGAAGTCGCCTCATCTATGGGGGTATTAGGGTCTTCTTCTGCAATTTTAGGTGGTTTGGATCAACAAATTGGTAGTGATGGTATCTATTGTGCAATAGTAGGTGGTGTTTATAATAATATAGATTCTGTTGGTAATTCAGGAATTTTTGCTGGTGCGTTTAATGAAATAGAGGGAACTGCCGCTACTAATTATAACGCTATAGTTGGTGGTTTTCACAATACTCTTACGGGATTAACTACCAGCTCATATAATAGTATTATTGGTGGTCAATACAATCAGATGACTAATAGTAGAGTATTGAGTAGTGTAATTGTGGGGGGTACTAGTAACTCTATTGATGGTAATGTTAATGGAAGTGATAATTCAGTAATTGTTGGTGGTAAGGAAAATACCATAACAGGTGCAGCTGCAAGTGATACCAGTGATAATAATATTATTATAGGTGGTAGACAAAATGAAATAGCAACATTAAACGGGTTTAATAATAATACCATAATTAATGGTTTCTCTAATGAAATTAGTGGTAGAGTACAACGTTCAGCAATTTTAGGGGGGACATTACATACTATTAATGAAAGTGGTATATTAAATGGTGTTATCATAGGGGGGTTAAATTCTAAAATTGCTGGTGGTGTAGAAAATGCAGTAGTATTGGGTGGTAACGGTTTAACCGCTTCTACTACCAATACAGTATATACACCATTATTAAACATAAATGAATTAAGTGATGGAACACCACAAAATAATTTAAGTGTAGACGCAGATGGTAATGTAGTAGATGGGTTTACATGGTCTGACCCTAATGTAACTAACGGTAATACATCAGGAGATTGCATAACTGAATTATGGGTTACTAATGTAGAATCTTGTTCTCCTTTACACATTAACACCCAAAATCAAGGAAATATTTTCTTTGGGGAACAAATGGGTGGTGCACCTTTAGTGACGGTAGATATTACAACACCTAATGAGCCAGGAATGTATTTAGGTGAAGAAAGTTTTATTAGATATATTGAGTCCCAAAAAGAATTAATTATTGGGGAAGATGAAGCAGGAGGTAAAGTAAAAATAAAAGTAGAAGGTGACGATATATTAGATGTTGAAAAGGTTAGAACAGTAGTTAGGGAAGGGGATTTAGAAACCGAAGATGGTAATGTAGTAATTAAATCAGGAAATAGTAAAACTATTATCATAGAAGATATCCCAGATGTTTCCGGTGCAAATTTAGGTACAGATGTAGATGGTAGAGTTATTGACATACCTTCTGATAGTAGAGTTAAAAGAAATATAACAGATCTACACCTAGTAGTAGATCCTTTAGAATTCCTTAATAACGTAAAAGGTTACCAATTCCAATGGAGACCAGAAAGTAGAATTGGTGATCCTACTAAATTCCATTATGGATTTAAAGTAGATGATTTTAGGGATAATTTAATTAGCGCAGGACAAACCCATTCATTAAAACAACAACAAGTTAATGATACAGCGAAATCTATGGTGAGAAGAACTAAACGTAAATTTATGTTTGGTACAAATTCACAACCTGAACATGTAGATAAAATGAATTATGAAGATTTAATTCCTTTTATGATTGAAGGTATTAAACAACTTAATCATAATATCCTTAATATAGATGGTGGTGGTGGAAGTGGTATCGGTAAAAAAGTAATAACTGATACTTTTATAGGAAATACACCTAAATTAATAACCCATAATCTTAATGATGAGGATGTAATGGTTCAAGTCAAAGATAATGGAACAAATGAATTAATTATCCCACATTTAGTAGATAAGTATAATAATAACGAAATTTATGTTACTGTTTCGGTAAGTGGTACATATACCGTAATAATTACAGGCGGCTTAAGTAATGGTAATAGTACCGGATCAACTCAATCTACTATAGTAGGAGGTGGTACAGATGGATTTACCGGTATAACTAATAATGGAATAACCATTAATACTGAGGTTCGTCATAATTTAAATTTAATTGAAGGACCAAATATCTCTTTACATATAGAAGATAATCAAACAAATGATAGTGTAGATGTAACTATAAGTGCAGAGGCAGATAAATATTGTGCAACTACCGTTAATGCTGTGGGAGTTATTGAATGGGATACCAGTATTAGTACCCAATTTGAGGTAACTTTAGATGATGATGCAATTCTTAATTTAGAAGGATTAAAAAGTGGACAATACGGTACTATGATAATAACTCAAGATAATATCGGAAGTCGTACATTAACTTTAGGGACAGTTAATGGAAATGCAGGGTCACACAAAGTAGTAAATGGTGGCGGAGGAGAATTAGTATTAACCACTAACCCTAATGCTATAGATATAATATCTTTTACATATAATGGAAAAAATCTTTATTGGACAGTAGGTAACGATTATACATAAACCAACGATTATGAGTAGAGTAGGCGTTTTTAGATCACATAATAAAGTTGGTGAAACTTGGTCTTTTAAAGTACTGACATGGACAGGAAAAACATGGACAGGTGTTATTGCATTTGAGGGGGGTAATATGAAATTACCTAGTCAACCAGGTACATATGGGGGAAACCCAAAAAAAAGAATATCATGGGATTATGGAATAGTTAATACATTTAATAATAGTGATCCTCGATACGCTAACCCCACTGGTGGTTATTGTGGTAATTTAAAATGGGGTATAACAATGGAAACCCCTACTTATTATCCTGCCATTAATGAACCAACCAATATTACTATTAGGACTAATAGATTAAATGATATAAAATTTATTAACATGAGGTGGCAAAATCCTTATGGTCATTTAGATTTAAGTAAATTTTCTGGATTAGAAAGTTTAGAATTATATGATGGGGGAACAGAATTTTTAACTGGTATTACTTTTACGTCTTCTTATAGAAATGATAGAACATTAAGTAATGTTCAGATAGGTACCCACCCTATCAAAAACATAGAAAATAATTGGGATAAGGGGGGTACAGGTTTAAAAGGTGAACTAGATTTAACAGGGGTTAAATTAGGGGGTGGTTCAGGATATACGGACACTACTCAGGGTTGGTTTAGATTATTTAATAATCCTTTTTTGAATAAGGTTAAACACGGTTCTTCAGATGAAAAATTTTATATTTACTCCATATCGGCAGGGTTATATTCCACCACTAATTGGGAACATCCTATTCCTGAAGGTTATGGGTATTCCGGTATTACTGGTGTTCATGATGTATCTATGTTATCTGGTTTAGGTGGTTACTTTGATATGTCTAACCATCCTTATTTAAAAAATATTAAATTTCCCAATTCCCATAATAGATTTAATATAGTATTATTACCTAATTGTAATTTAAAAGGGAATTTAGATCTTTCAGGTATTGATATTGGTAATCCAGTAGAAGATGACTATACTCCTTCTCCATTATATGGAAATCATACAGGTATGTTTGATGTAAGAAATCAAGGGGGTAAAGGGTGGCCTATAAAATATAGTTATGAATTAACTGGTATAACTCACTCCCCAAACACTAGTAATATTAATACATACTGGTGTGGGAACACAGGGGTTAGGTCTTTAGATTTAAGTATGTTAAGATTAGGTACACCGGAACATAAATTATTTAGTGGGGCATATGATGGATCATTTCAAGCAAATGCATGTAAATATTTAACAGGTATTACCCATACTTATACAAATTTATATTTAAGAAATTATTGGATTAATAGTTGTGATGAGTTAGTAGAACATGATATGACGATGATACCTAATTTATGTGGTTATTTCACTGCTGCTAGTTCTGGTAAATTAAAAAAATTAACTCATACTGCATGCACTTCTACATTCCCATTAACTTATTATAATATTTCTAATACTGCGATTGAGGGTAATCACGATATGTCTCATTTTCCTAAATTGGGGGGACAATTGTATGCGTGGAGATGCTACAACCTTACAGGTTTAACATTTACTAATACTTCAGAATTATTTACTCATTTTCATGGGTATCAGTCTTCTTTATCTGATGAACTTGTTTTAACTGGTTTAACTTCTCTAGGTGGAGATTTTAGGGTAGAATATAATAAAGGAGATTACTATGATAATATACCTCCTTGGCCAAACTATAGAAAAATTGGTTTAAGAAAAATTACTCATGGAGAAAGTGATAAAAATTTTAATAAATACCATGCCTATTATTGTGCGCTAGAAGGTGAATTAGATGTTAGTATGTTAAAAGGATTAGGTGGTGATTTTAATGTAAGTCACAATTATAGTGGGTTTACTAATTTTTATGGTAACTTACAGAATATTAAATTCCCAAGTAATAACCGCCCTATATCCATCAATGCGGCTAAATGTAACTTACAAAATAACCTAGATGTGTCTATGATGTCCGGAATGACTTATTTAAATGTAAGTCATAATGTAAATCTTTCAGGAATTACCATACAAGATAATCATAAATATCCTTTAACTATTGTTGCACATTATAAAACAGGACATAATACCCCTACTACACCTTTAAAATCTTGGGGGACATTAGACGTATCACATATTAGTGGATTAACAAGTTTAGATGTAAGATATAATACTCAATTATCTGGTTTAACACTACCCACTTCTACTAATCCTATGTATATCACGGCAGATGCTGCTGATATACAACCAAACTTAGATTTAACACCTTGCGGTGGATTAAAATATTTAATTGCTAACCACAATACTAAATTAAAATCGGTTTCATTTACATCTTCGGTAGAAGATATAGAAAGAATAAATTTAAGTTATTGTGATTTACAGGATATATTAGATATTTCTATGTTAGATTCTTTAGGGATAGGTGACCCTTTAGGTGCAACTTTTACTAACGCGGGTGGAATATTTGATGTGAGTCATAATCCTAACTTAACAACCATTTCTCATCCCCCGACCACTAATCTAATCTATAATTTTAATGTAGGTAATTGTGATATAAAACCACATTTAGATTTATCTAATTATTCTATTGGTGTGGGAAATGCACATACCAATCAATATTTTTGGGGCTATTTAAACATTAGTGGTAATATTAATTTAACTAGTGTAACTCATAGTGCTAGCCCAACCTATATTCGTAAATATGAATGTAGTTATACTGGAGTAAAAGAATTAGATTTAACTATGTTAGATGTTGGTTGTCCAGAACCTACAGACTTTAACGGCACAAAATGGGAAAGTTCTGTAGTAAGTGGTTCATATACAATGGATCAAGGTTTTAATATAATGTATAATAATTCACTAACAGAAGTTCTTCATGGAAATTTTAGTAGGAGAATAAATAATTATTCTTTAAATCATAATGATTTAACAGGTACTCACGATATTTCAGGACTTATTAATTTAAGGTTTAAAATAAGATTAGAACATAATCCTAATTTAACTAATATAATATTTCCTACCTCAACCCAAATATTTTTGGATTCAAGTTCAGTAATTTCTAATCACGCTTTCCAACTGAATAATTGTAATTTAGGGTATATAGATTTTTCACCATTAGCTGGGGCAACACTTAATCATGAAACATCATCTCCACCTAAATATAGTACTATACATTTGGAAGATAATAATATGAGCGCCTCAGAAGTTAATCATATATTAGATGATTTAAAAACAATTACAATTAATAATTCCCCTAGATGGAATAATATTACTTTAATTATTAATGGTAATAATGATGCCCCAGATAATACTTCTGGTGGGTATGATGGATTAGGGGCAATTAATATTTTAACTAACTCTACATATAATTGGAGTATAACAACAACTTAACATATATTTATAAATAAAACACAATGAAACTAATAGGTAACTTAAATGTAAATAATAAAGTAAGTGTGGGAACTTATGATGCGGGAGAATCTACCTTACTAGTATATGGCGGCGCACATTTTGGTAAAGGTGCTCGTAAATCTAAACAGGATGATGTTTTATCGTTTAATGCTGCTGATGGGGCATGGAATACGTATTTTGAATTAGTGCAAGACAGTTGGTCGGGGTCACATGGTTTACTTTTTAATGCAGTTAAAGAACCTGGTAGTTTTGAGGGGAATTTAGAATTGTCTGGTCACACTACTTATCCTTTTTCACATAACCCTACTAGTAATCAGGCACATGCAGGGTTATTGGCGTTTTATGGAAATGGTGGAGGACGATATGTGTTTAATATTAGTAACCAAAAAGACGGTTTTGTAGAAGGGGATGATATTGATTGGGATAGAGTATTTTTACTTTGGAAAGATTCTAACGATAGAGAAAAAAATTACGCACAACTTAATGGACAAATTAAAATAGTAGATGGGACACAAGGTAACAATAAAGTTTTAACATCAGACGCAGATGGTTTAGCCACATGGGAAGATATACGAGATAATTCTTATACATTATCTTATAATAGTAAGACAGCAGAAATATCCTTACTTGATAGTGAAGGTAGAGTAGTATCTACTATTACCCATAGAGATTTAGATTTTCAACAATTAACTTGGAATGGGAGTACTTATGATTTAACTATTTCAAACGGCAATACAGTAAATTTAAGTGAGTTAGTAGGAGGTATGGTTGCCGATACTAATACATATGTAAGTTCGGGGCAATTAAATGGCACTAATTTAGATTTATTATTAAGTGATGGATCATCAGTTTCATCAATAGATCTTTCAGATTTATTAGATGATACTAATTTATGGTCACCTAAACCTAGTGGAAACAACATTTATAGATCAATTGGTAATGTAGGTATTGGAACTTCAACCCCAGATAGTAAGTTACATGTAGATGGTCAAGTTAAAATTGTAGATGGGAGTGAAGGGGTTGAAAAAGTATTAACTTCGGATGCGAGTGGATTAGCATCGTGGGAAGATTTATCTACCTTGTTACAAAATGTAGATTTAGGTGAGGATAAATATTTGGTTAGTGGAGGATTATTAGATGGTACCCCTAATGGTAGGTGTAATACTAAAATTTTAAAATTAATAATGTCAGATGCGAGTGAAATAGACATCGATGTTAGTCAATTGATAAGAGATAATTACGTTTCTAATTTACTTTTTGATGATGCCACAAACATTTTAACTTTGGTTCATTCCACACCAGATGGTTGTGGAGAAGCACCACAACAAACTATTGATTTATCATCATTGGCAGGTGGGGGTGCAGATACTTATCTTGCCAGTGCGAGCTTAGCGGGAAATATATTACAATTAGGGTTAAACACCGGTACAGATTATAATGTCGATTTATCTTCATTGGCAGGTGGAGGTAATAGTTCGGATGCGGATTGGAAAATTTCTGGTAATGATATGTATTCCGAACCAACAGGTAATGTGGGGATTGGTAAAGATACCCCACAAAGTAAATTACATGTAAAAGATAATAATGCAATTCTAACATTAGAAACTATAGCTAATGCAGGTGGTAATTTTATTGATTATACTGACTCTGCAGGAACAAAGGCAAAAGTTGGTTTTATTAGCGATAAAACTGAGGATTTCTATATTTGGAATACAGAATCAAATGGTGCTATTAATTTAATAAATAGTCCCGGCACTATGGCGTTATCTGCACAAAATGGTCAAGTTGGTATAGGTGGTATTGGACCATTAGGTGCTCATTCATTATCTGTGGAAGGTACTACTCACTTAAAAGAAACTAATAGAAATGATGTTTTAACTATGACTAGTAATGATAGTATATTTTCATTTGGTGGTGTTTCCGGTGTTGGTAATAAAACAAATAATGTTATCCTTCAACATAGACCCCAGAGCGGTGGTGCGAATAGTTCATCAAGTTGGCAAACTAGGGCGGCAAATACTACAGAAAAACCAGAAGGAGAAATTGCGATAGAGTTAACTACATATTTTACCAATAATGGTGAAAATATTGATTATAACGCAGTAGCAATGAATTCTGGTATTAACAAAATAAACATATTAGGTGCAACTAATAGGGACAATACCGCTATATTATCTTTACAATCTGATTCTAAAATAACATTCCAAAGTCATTCCATATCTTGGCCTTCTGATAGTAGAGAAACAATGACAATAGACATTGCAAATGATAAGGTAGGTATTAATCAAAGTTCACCTGATGTAGATTTACATATTAATGGACAAATTAAAATAGTAGATGGGTCACAAGGTAATAACAAAGTTTTAACATCAGACGCTAACGGATTGGCGAGTTGGCAAACGCCTTCTTCTAATGGTGGTAGTAATGTACCTGTAGGTAGTATAATACAATTTGCTGGTGACACTCCTCCTCCAGGTTGGTTAATGTGTGATGGTGCAGCGTATGAACCTAATGACTATTTTCTTTTATTTAATGTAATTGGTTTTACTTATGGGCAAGTAGAACCCTCATTCAATCCTGGTAATAAAGGTGATGACTCGTCATTAGATGGAGGAAATAACTTTAGAGTACCCTTATTAAGTGGTAAAATACCTGTGGGTAAAGATAATGGTGATAGTGATTTTAATAGTTTAGGTGATATGGGTGGTGAAAAAACGGTAACATTAAGTCATACAGAAGTACCATATAAAGAACACACTCACACAATTAATGATGATAGTGGTAGTAAACATCATCATGAAATTAGTTGGGTACATGATGGTCAAGCCACTTATCAAACTAATACAAATGATAGAGAACAAGCCACTAATGTAATAAATTTACACCACTCTAAACGATTAAATGCACAAAGAAATTTAGGTGGGTTAGATGCGGGATATAAGAACAGCGTATTTACAGGTGGTCACCAATATTACCCTAATGGTGATGTAGATGAAAAAGATTCTAATTGGGCTATGAATAATGGTAAATTAAATCCTGATGGGGAACATACCCATACTATGGATGTTGGTGCGGCTTCTTCTAATAGTAATGGTTCACCACACAATAATTTACAACCGTACATTGTATTAAATTATATCATTTACGCTGGTGTGTAACTATAATTAAATCTTATTGATTTTAATTAGTATTTCTTAATATTTATTAATAAACTATATTAATGAGTAATATTAACCAAAATAATTTCAATAACTGTTTTAATTTACGTTTAAGTAATTCAGATTATTGGGATCTTTTTTTATGTACAGATTGTGGTTGTGGATTAGATCATGAATCAATTCTCGAAGCGTGTTTAATAATTGATATAGATGTGGATGTGGATAAATGTGCTAGTGGTGATACTTTGTGTAGTTTAGTTAGTTGGTCAGGGGATTCTTGTTTTGAAAGTTTATCGGTTCCAACAACAGGATTAACTTTATACGATATTGGATTAACAGGTATTGATAATGGGTTTATAAAGTATGATTGTAACGCTTCTACAACTAGTACAACCTTTATAGATACTTACACTGGGTCTACTTACACTATAGGATCAGGAGATACTAATTTTTGTTTTACTAAAGTAACTGGATGTACCTATGATTATTCATCTAGATTTATCACTTCTGCAAACACTGTTGGTAGATATGTAGAATTATGTGGGGGATTTTATCAAGGATTTTTTAAATTATCAGATAGAACCTTTTATAAGGAAATGCCTGACAATATGTTTGTATGGCCTATTAGTTGGTTTACGTGCCCACCTGATTGTCCTCCTGTAAGTGCCTCTACGGGTACTACTGGTTCCACATGTTGTGGACAATGTAATTCAGGATGTGGTTGTGGGGACTCAAATCCTTTATTCATTCCTGGAAGTACAGGTGCGTGTAATGGATGTGGTAATAGTAATTGTCAGGTATGTAATACTCCTTTAGATAATGGAACTGGAGGATGTGGTCCTTGGTGCGCAAATTGTGGAGGAAAAGGAGATGGTAAAGGGGGATGTTGTCCTGACCCACGTAAAGCATTTAAATGTTATAATGATAAAGCACCAAAACCATGGGATTATCAAATATTACCTACACGCTACGAACAAGGATGGACTGCAGAGTTTTGGATGAGAAAAAATAGTAAAGTATGTATAAATACAGGAAATACTTTAAACGCTTTATATCCCAATAACGAAGGATTTTTCTATTATATGGGTACAAGGGCAGAAAATAAATTTTGGGATGTATTTAGTGGTGAAACAGGATATACTACAACATCAGGATATCCATTACCACCACCTCTAGTTAAAAAAGAAGTTTTAACAGATAACCCATTTTTAGTTTATCAACCCACAGGATGTTGTTGTTTCCCAGGAATTATTACTGAAACTACACATGAAAGAGATAAAAATGCAGATATAATTAATAATGCATTAGGATTTAGGATAAAAAATGATGGTAGTGTAGGGTATAGGTCATTAGGGGTAAGTGGAGTATGCTCCGCAGTAACCGCCACTACTATATCAGATTGTAAAGAACAATGTCAATGCGGAGATTGTAATTCTGGATGTAATTGTCAAGTATGTAATACTCCTTTAGATAATGGAACTGGAGGATGTGGTCCTTGGTGTAAAGAATGTGGTGAACCTAATAGTTGTAATTGTAAAGGAAGTATAACTGCCCTTACCGTAACAGAAAAATATATAACTGGAGTAACTGTAAATGAATCTTACTCCAAAAAAGGAATAGTACCTGAAGATGAATGGATTCAACTAGCCATTAGGTTCTGTGCATATGAAGGTTATCCATTAGATGAGATTTCTAATGTACCTAGAAGAAAAGGAAGATTAGATTTTTACGTAAATGGTTATCTTAAATATAGTGTAGAAGATTTTGATGAGTTTATTTTTAGAGATTTAATAGAATATAGAGAAAAACAAGAAGGGGTTCCATTTAATTATAGTTTAGGTGGGGGGACTCAAGGATTATTAGAGACTAATACTATTGGTGGACCAGACCCTTTAGATGAAAATCTATATATGCAAAAGTTCTTTGCAGGAACTTTCTTTGGTGATATATCTAAATTTAGATTATATGAATGTTGTTTAGATATTACTAGTATTAGATATAGATTTAATGAATTATGTGCGAATTATGGTATATGTCCGTTACCCCTAGATTGTTTTTTAGAAACGGAGGACGGTAGTCCCTTATCTAGTGAAGACGGTGAAGATTTTATAACTTGGTGCGACGAATAATAAAGAATATTAACATATTTATATAGAAATAGAAAATTAAAATGGGATTTCCAAAAAGAATAAGTGATTTACCTAATGCTGGTAGTTTAAAAAATACTGATATTTTTGTATTAGTTAATGAGAATGATGTTACTTCCCAAACTACATTAGGTGCAATTGCTGCTATAGTAAGTGGGGGTAGTAGTACTTTTACAGGTAATACTTTAGCAACTTGTATCAATCAATTATGGGTACACAGTATATCAGGATGTTCACCAATTCAAATGGGTGAGATAGTAGTTAATGGTGAAACCACGTTTAAAGGAAGTGTAAATTTATCTCCTGATACTGAAACAGATATTGATTTTGATAACGCTAATAGTGTTTCTATACCTACCTATATTTTAAAGGATTGTAAAGGTAATAAAAATGATATTGTAACACTTCAGAATCTTAGTGAGTATGTGGGTCAGGTAGTAACACTGGCCAGTGAAGGACCCACTAGATGGGAAGTCACCTTACAACCAACTTTAGAGGTAACATCCATAGAAGACTGTTGTTTCGCTAATTATAAAATTTCGAATTGCGTAACCGGTGAAGTATGGGAAGTTGTTAATTATGAAGCATGGGGTGGAGCATCTTATGTAGGTAAAATTATTAAGATATTAGAGGTAGAGGGATGTTTTAATGTAACGGAAACATGTGATGAATGGACATTAGATGGAAAAGTTCCAGTTGCCAATGAATATGAGACATGTAATGCTTGTACCGCTACAACATATACTTTAGTACCATGTGATGGATGGGAGGGTATCCCCATTAATACTGATACTGATTTAAGTGATTATGTTGACACAGGACACTCAATTAAAGAAAAGGAAACAGGAATTTGTTATACCGTGGTTGAGTGTATTGAAGATTGTGAACCTACAATACCTATTAATTATTCAGTATATTTAGAAGGTTGTGAAGAGTGTTTAGATAACTGGCAATTAACTAATTGTCTAGGAGAAATTGTTGGTATCACTACCACACAAAGCGAATTATGGGCACCAGGTGTTGCATTTAGTTCTTCCACCACTGATGGGTGTTTTACTGCGGATAAAATAAAACAACCCGCAAATGTGGGGGCATTAGAAAATATTATAGTGGTAGATTGTCTAACTATAGAATGTGGGGGTGAACCACCTACTACATATAAATTAATGGGTTGTGATGGTTTAACAGAGTTTTTTACGGATACTGATTTGAGTGAGTATGTAGGAAATTATATAAACGCGGAAACTCTTCCTGGACTAGCAGAGACTTGTTTTTATGTAACCGAAGAATTAGGGGAATCAACTCATGATGTATTTGAACCACAAGCCATTTATACTGAAGAAGAAGGTTGTGATTGTTGTGGTCAAAACCCAAAATGGAAATATAGTGCATGTGATGATGAAGAAGATCAAGTAGTATGGGAAAATACTACTCTAGGACCATTAGGAATCTACGCACCACCATCTTGTGTAAGAATGAGTACAGATGATGGGGAAACATGGAAGTGTTATAATTTTATGTTATGTGTACCTGAAGAAGAACCTACTGAAGGAATAACTAATTTTGAAGTATTGGAAGATTCTGAATGTTGTGAAGGTGAATCGTGTATACCAGCACCACCAGCCGGAGTCTCATTCTCTTTTCAACCTGGTGAAGAAGAAGGGATAGTAGAGGTGTATTATACCAGTAATACGGAATTAAGTGGAGTTAACATACAATTTAGACCAGGATTTACTGTGATATCCGCCACCGGAGAAGGGGGAGAAGCCGGAGATGCAGGATTTATGGTTCAATCTACTTCGGAAATACCATTAGAAGAAGGTAGTGAAATAACTACTTCTAAAGTAGCGATGTGGTCGTTTGCAGGTGCCACTCTAGGTACTAGTGAAGAATCTACTTTATTATGTACATTAAGTATTAGTGAAGATAATGGAAGTGTATTAATTGATAATCCAATTTCCACTATTAGGTATACTACTACTACTAATAATATTGGATGGGAAGGTACTGTTAATGACTATGCGCCGGATTCTATACTTAATGTATTAGATGTGGTAGAAATATGGGGTCAAGCGATGATTAATTATTTTGGGGTAAAAGAAGTGTCGTCCCAATATGAGGCAGAAGGCGAGCCATATGATAATTTCTTAGTGGCTGGTCCAGAAACTGGTGGATTAGAATTACTGGTAGGTACTGTTAACTGTATTTTAGGGGTGGTGGAACCTCCATGTAGTTCAGAGGAACCTTTTATCTCTAATTATGTAAGTTCGGTAGATATTGGTGATGGTAGTGTTGAGCCTTGGCCAATTGTATAAAAAAATAAAGATATGGAATTTTTTATAAATAAAGATAGTAATTTACCCCCATTAAAAATGGAACTTATTAATGATGGTAGGAATGATTTTAGAATGTTTTTCGAAAAAATACAAAATGCTACTATTAAATTTAATATGTGGGATGTTAAAAACAATGTTAAAAGAATCGCCAACTCCCCTGCAAGTATAGAATTAAAATGTGAAGATTGTGATATTGGTGGAGATTCTCCCGAATATTATATTGTCTATAATTGGAGTGATAGAGATACAAAAAAACCGGGAAAATACAATGGAGAATTTGTTATAGAATTTTTAGATGGGACAGGAACATTAATCGCACCAATTAGAGATAAATTATTTATTAACGTCCTCGATAGTTGAAAATTAAAAAAATTTTCGTATATTTGTAATTAAACATTATAAGTATGCCTGCAACCGTAGAAGAAATTAAAGAGTATTTAGAAGGCTACGATGATCAAAAATATATCGTAGGAGTAGAATCGTCTTATAGGGAAAATAAAATTAGTTTAATAATACATGACCCAGAAAAAGGTAAACGTATAGAAAAACATAAACTAAGACCCTTTTTATGGATGAAAAGTCCAGATATGTCTATTTTTTATGAAGGTAATCGGAGAGAAATAAAAAAGAAAATGAGGGAATTTGGTATAAAGTTCATCCCTTTAGACATAAAAAATGAAAATGGAGACGAAATCCCAAGATTAATAGATGGTTATAAATTTTTAGTTACATGTAGGGGAACCTACGGAGATTTACTAAACTTTTTCAAACAAGGTAAAATGGAAGTTTATTCTGAAGAACATAGGGATAAATTTTTAGCAATCAGCCCTACTGAACAATTTCTAATACAATCTGGTAAACGTTTATTTAAAGGTATGGATGAATATGATGATGTTCATAGATTATCTTTTGATATTGAGACTACTGGTTTAGACCCTAAACAATGTAGTATATTTCAAATAGGTATAAAAGATAATAGAGGATTCCAACATGTTTTATCTATCGAAGGTGAAACTCGTAGAGAATTAAGGATGAGAGAATCCCAAGCAATTATTACTTTTTTTAAAATAATTCACCATTTAAAACCTGCCATTATCGCAGGATATAATTCAGAAAATTTTGACTGGCATTTTATAGTAGAAAGGGCAAACCAATTAGGTATAGAAATGGGTAAAATTGCAAAGACTTTAGGTCCAATCCCATTTTATAGAAAAAAACAAAGTTTAAAAATGGGTCCAGAGATGGAATATTATGAACAAACCGTAATGTGGGGATATAATATTATGGATGTATATCATGCAGTTAGAAGAGCACAGGCAATTAATTCCTCAATAAAACAGGCAAGTCTTAAATATATTACAAAATATTCTAACGCCGCAAAACCTAATCGTGTATATATTCCGGGTGATAAAATTAATAAGGTATGGAGTGATGAAGATAATAAATATTGGTTTAACGAAGAAGATGGAAGTTGGGGTGTTTTAGAAAGTAAAATACCTGATGGTTGTCAAGTAGTAAACGGACAATATATTGTAGAAAGATATCTTATAGATGATTTATGGGAAACAGAAAAGGTAGATAATATATTTAATCAGGCAACATTTTTATTGGCAAAAATATTACCTACTTCTTTTATGAGATCTTCTACTATGGGTACTGCTGCCACATGGAAATTACTTATGTTAGGATGGGCATATAAAAACGGTTTAGGTATTCCCCATACAATGCCCACTAAAGGATTTACTGGTGGACTTTCTAGGTTATTAGAAGTAGGATATAGTCAAAATGTTGTTAAATTCGATTTTGCCTCACTATACCCCTCTATACAATTAACTCATGATGTGTTTACTGAATCCGATGTCACTGGTGCAATGAGAGGATTACTACAATATAATTATGACTATCGTAATTTATATAAAGAATTAAAATCTAAACACGCAAAATTAGGGGAAAAAGAAAAATCGGATTATTACGATAAAAAACAATTACCATTAAAAATATTAAATAATGGTATGTTTGGATCGATATCTGCACCTAATGTATTTCCATGGGGAGATACTAATATGGGGGAAAAAATTACATGTACAGGGAGACAATACTTACGTCATATGATTAGATTTTTTAATGAGAAAGGATTTAAACCTTTAGTAGGAGATACTGATGGTTTTAACTTTTCAATCCCTTCAGATGTAGATAAATATGTCTATACCTCTTCTGGTAAACACAGATTCAATGAGAAAGGAAAAACATATAAAGGTATGGATGCGGTCGTTGCGGAATATAATGATGTATATATGAAAGGTGTGATGGGATTAGATGTAGACGAAATATGTGAGGCAACTATTAATATTGCCCGTAAAAATTATGCAGATTTAATAGATGGGAAAGTAAAATTAGTGGGTAATACAATCAAATCTAAAAAATTACCTACTTATATTGCAGAATTTATAGATAGAGGTTTAGATCTTTTATTACATGGTAATGGGTATGATTTTATTAGTGATTATTATGACACTATAGAAAGAATTTATAATCAAGAAATCCCCCTTTCTAAAATTGCAAACAAATCTAGGGTAAGAATGTCGGTAAAAGATTATGAAAAAAGAGCACAACAATTAAATAAGGCAGGTAATCCTCTTCCTAAACAGGCACATATGGAATTAATTATTAAAGAAAATCTTACCGTAGACTTAGGAGATACCATTTATTATGTTAATACCGGCACTCGTAAATCCCATGGGGACATTCAAACTAAAACCGATAAGAAAACAAAAGAAAAAACTGTTCATATTAATTGTCAATATATTTCTCAAGATATTATAGAAAATCATCCTGAAACTACGGGAGTATATAACATAGAAAGATATATAGACGCATTTAATAAAAGAATTAAACCTCTTTTAGTATGTTTTAGTCCGGAGGTTAGAGATGATATTTTAATTACTTCACCTTTACATAGACAATACTTTACTAGAAAACAATTAGAATTAACTTCAGGACAACCCTTTGGGGATGGTGATCAAGATACTATTGAAGATTTATTAACCATAACACCAGAAGAATTAGATTTCTGGGAAAGTATTGGGGTATCCCCTACATATATGTTTGAGGATTATGGGATTTTAGATAAATTTTCTTTAGATAACAAACAAACCGAGAGGTCTGTATTGTAGTGATTTATTTAAATTCTCTGCTTCACTTGCTTTTAATTCGAGTTGTTTAGCGTTACTTAGTCTTTCTAAACGAGCATCTAAATCTTCTAAAAGTTTTGCCTGTTCTTCTTTTCCTTCACTTAACAAACTATCGTAATCCATAGTTAATTCTGCATCCGGAACTTTTAATGCCCCACTGAATTTTCCTCTTACACGACCTAAAGCTTCTTTAAATAACGCAGTTAGATATCTTCTCACCCACACTCTAGTTGGTTCGTTTAAATCGGAATATTTTAATTTAGATAAAGGAACTTCATTAGGTAATGCAATAATATCTTTATTTTCATTTAAACAATTATTTACCTCTTCAGGTGTCATCCCCCCAGTATCATAATAATAATACCATACTTTAGTTCCTGCCAAACCAATTTGACTTCCTACTAAACCAGCAGCACTGAAAGATAATCTACTACCAGGGATAGGCATAAGATGTAATAATCTGGTTCCATTTGGTCCTGCAGTAACTTTATAAGTTAATTGACTTCTTAATAATTTAGATTTTAAACTAAAATCCGCAGCTCTTAATAAAACATCGAATGCGGGAGCAACATAAAAACCACCATTACCTAATCCACCACCTTGTCCCCATCCTGCATAAGGAACTTGACCGAATCCACCACCAAAACCATAATCACCAAAACCTGCAAATGAATAAAGTGCGTGATCGGTACTGTTAGGTGTTATCCATAATATTTCGTTTACTTCTCGTCCTCCAGGTATTTGATAGACTTGTTTACCCGATTCTATAGTTACATAATCCTTTTTTAATTCCCACGGACCTCTATCTTGTAATCCAACTTGTTTAGAATACGCATAAGAAAATCTAGATTCAAAATCCAAAGAACGTGTGGTTAATGCAAATGCAATATCTAAATTATCTACATCATTTCCTAATAAGGATGCCCATTGATTTTCTATTAACCAATCTTGTACTCTTTGTGCATAATCTTCAATTGCGGTTTCTAATAAAGAACATTCTTGATCCCAATCTAACTCTATTTTTCTAATAGGTGCACCTAATCTATGCTTTATCAGGGTAAATAATTCTTCTTTTAATTGATCATTTAACTCATTTGCCATATTAATAGTATTTATTTATAAATATTAAGATATTTATTAAATGATGGAAAGAAATCTAATAAAAAAAATTTTAAGGGAAGAAGTGGAATATGAAGTAGAGGAAAATTTATTTCCTTATACTGAAACAACTACTAAAACTTCTACTGATATTGCGGTAGGATTTATGCATAAAGCAATGAATCATTTAGCATCTGCCCTTAGAGATATTGAAGCTGCAATACAATTTGCATACGAAGCAGATACTAATAATGAAGATCTAATTCTAGCATTAGAAGATATAAGAAAATCATTATTACATAGTAGTGGTAGTGGTGCTGGTTGGGATGGTGATGAGGGACACGATAATTTAATTAACCAATTAGGGGAATTAATTGATGAATATAGTCAAAGTTATGATAATTTTAACCTAAGTGGCGACCATGACGAGACAGCTCCGACAGGTGATTTTCAATAATTTTTACTGCTTGATCAATAGTTTTAAAAGATCTATCCGGAATAAATGCTTTTTTTCCAATTAAAATTGCAGGTAAAAATTCACTATCTACTTTTTTAGAAAAAGACTCATATAAAATTTCATGTTTATCTACATCTTTTTCCGTAAAGTTAATATTTTTTTCTACTAATTGATTTTTAAGGTTATCACAATGAGGACAACCTTCCATACTAAATACTATTACTTCCATTTTCAATTTGTTTAATAAATTCTATTATTATGTCATCTTCACCCATTATTGTTCCGATAACTTTCTTTTTTTCATTTAAAATATCCCATACTAATGTATCTATTGTATCGTCTATTAACATATAATAAATATTTACAGTTTTATTTTGTCCTATTCTATATGCTCTATCTTCTGCTTGTTCGTGATTTCCAGGAACCCAATCTAATGAATTCATAATAACAATTTCTGCCGCAGTTAGAGTTAAACCTACCCCTGCCGCCTTAATTTGTCCAATAAAAACTTTACAACTATCGTCTTCTTGAAATCTATCTACTGCATGTTGTTTTTGTTTATCTGACATACCACCTCTAATACATACCGCTTTTTCTCCATAATATCTCATAAATGCATCCATTTCATCATTAAAATTACAAAATATTATAGTTTTTTTACCTAATTCCAAGGCTTCATCAGTTTTTTCTATAGTATAAGGGACAGTTTCTAGGGCAATAAAAGTTCTTAATAATGTCATCTCTACTAAATCTCTTGCAGGATTACCTTTTTTACCATCTAATTTTCTTTGTGTTAAATATTCTTCCCATACATTTTTATAACCTTCTACATTTTGGAGTTCTAAATAAACTGGTGTTATCAATTTATCTGGTAAATCTAAAACCTCTTCTTTTTTTCTTCTTAAAATTGTTCTTTTAGTTTTATCGTTTAATTCTTCTAGGTTGGATGCACCCTTTGTTACCCATATATATCTTCTACCTTTTCTAAATCTTATACCTTCACAATATGTTCTAGCGTAATGAACCCAATTACGGGCAACAGGAGAATCTATAATGGATAGTAAATTATAATAGTCCATAGGTCGATTTGCAATAGGGGTACCAGTTAATAACCATATTCTTTCAGGGGTAAATCTAGTGGCTAAATCTTTTAATATTTTACCCCTAATACTTTTATGATTTTTTACAAAATGAGCTTCATCTAAAATTATTAAATCAGGATTAAATTCCACAATCTCTCTTCTTAATTCCCACTCCTCATATTTTTTCCCTCTCTCTTCAATAGTATGAAAATTTTTCAATATATCATAATTAATTATAGTAAACCTAGAGGGATCCCAATGTTTTCCTTTTATTATTGATACATCATCACAAAAATTTTGTACTTCTCTCATCCAATTTATTTTTAGGGAGGCTGGACAAACTATTAATATTCTCTCTGCATCACATTCTAAGGCGGCAACAATAGATTGGTATGTTTTCCCTAATCCCATATCATCCGCTAAAATACATTTAGGATTTTTTAAAAGAAATTCTATACCTTCTTCTTGATGCCCAAATGCCTTCCACCCTCTTTTATCTAATTCTTCATACTTCTTATAATCTACTTCTACCTCGATTTCTTCATAATGAATATCTTCAATTAATTGAGTTTTAGGTATCCATAATAATTTTACATCTTTTTGATTTTTATAAAATTTACAGATTACATGTAATGCTTTATCGGATTCTGCTAATAAAGTTTCTATTAAAATTTTCTTAATGGGTACTTTTAATTTATATTCTTCCTTTAATTGTTCCGCAAAATAATTAGTTAATTCAATTACTTTATTCATTGAACGAGGCTCAAAATTAAAAAACTTTTTGACATACTTACTTTGATTGGTTGTGAGAAAATAAGATTTCTCAGTAAGATACTTTTTTTTCATATAATTTATGTAGGGATTTCTACCTTCATAAGATTTTAATAGTTCTTCCCCTCCTAATCCTTTAATATCTTTTATATCTAACATATTTACAATTATACTCATTTTTTTATTAACTATAAATATTTATAGAGAAAAGATAGATGAAAAACAATAGAAAAATCCCTATAACCAGGTTAAATAAGTTTTTTTCACAAGATGATTTTGATTTACAGATAGAATTTGGTAGAGAATGGTTAGAAGGTGATATAAATATTAAAGTAATATTATTCCAAGTGTTACAAGGAGAATCCCTTACAGATGATATATATGGGGAGGCAGGAAGAAATGAAATAAGATTTAAAGAACCTGTAGAGTTAACTGTTGTTTTAAATAATAATACACCTATTAATGAATCATATAATCCTAATGGCTCTTTAAGACATTTAGAACATGGTAATTTAGTTTTTGGTGTATATGATGCACAATTACAAGAATTGGGTGCAGAAATAAATTATGGGGATTACATTGGTTATTCAGAAACAGAAGATAGAATCCAATACTATACCGTTTCGAATAATGGTATTATAAACTCGGATAATACACATACTATAGGTGGTTTTAAAGGATTTTACAGAACTGTGACATGTGTACCCGTAGATGAAGATGAATTTAAAGGTATTTAATTAAGATGGGACTACCTAAAAATTATAGAAAAAATTTAAATATAAATCCTCCTAAAACAGGATTTGCGGCGAGACAACAAATATTAGATAATATTGCTAATAATGGTACATATCTACCTAAAAGTATTCTTCATGAAGATATGGATAGAGATTTTATTGAATATGTGAAAAATTCTATTAATCTAAGTTTAGGTGGTAAAGAAGTTCCTGTAATATTTTTAAGTATTCAAAGATGGGCAGAATTTGCAAAAACTTGGAAATTTTCTGATGAAAATAAAAATATAAAAATTCCTTTTATAACTATTGTAAGAAAACCTGACGCACAAGTAGGGACAAATTATGCTGGCGCATTCAATATACCGGGTAAACCTACATTCACCTATATGAAAATACCAACATGGGATGGAAATATAAAAAGTTATGACGTATACCAAATACCTCAACCAGTTTCTATTGATATGAACTATGAAGTGAGGTTATTTTGTAATAAAATGAGAGATCTAAATATTTTTAATAAAAAGATGTTAGAATCTTTTTCTGCAGGTGAAAAATATTTGCGTATAAATGGTCACCCCATACCTTTATTATTAGATAGTATTGGGGATGAAAGTGTGATTAATAATATTGATGAAAAGAGATATTATGTTCAATTATATTCTATTAAAATGTTAGGTTATCTATTAGATGAAAATGAATTTAAAGTTAAACCTGCAATTAGTAGAGGAATACAATTTTATGAAGTTAGTGAAAATATAAATCTTGCACCATATCAAATAACCAAACAAGAAAAAGAAGGGTTAATTGAATTAAATATACAATTTGATCCTGGTGTTAACATGTTCAATTTAACTGTAGATATTGATGCAACATACGAAGAAATAGAAGTTGAAAATATTAATACCTACATTGTTCAATTAAATGGGGTTCCTGTTACATTACCTTATGATGTAAAATATGGAGATGTTTTAACAATTACTATAAATAAAACTATAGTTACTAATAGTGCCTATATGACTTTAAAAGGTAAATTGAAATGAAAAAAATTATAAAAAATTATATTGTAAGAAACCCTAGTGACATTACTGTTATAGGGGGAGGGAAATATGAAACAGTTACTTTTAGTCCCACTATAGATGCTCAAGTTTTATTTGAGGGTATTGTCCCTCTTACTGTTAGTGAATATAATAAAACAGAATTATATATTAATGGTATACGTTATAATTATGGACAAGATTATAATATAATAAATCTCCACACTATTAAATGGATAGGAGATTATTCCCTTCAAATTGATGACGTTTTAGTCTTTGTTTATAGGTAAAAGTCACCATAAAGTCACACTTTTGTAAATTAATTTTAATTTAACTTTTCTAGGTAGTTCTTTTATATAATTCATGGTATTTATTAAGTGAATTGTATAAAAATATGCGCATAAAAATCACACAATTCTTACTAATAACAATCAAACATAAAAAACAATTATTATGATGATGATGCAAGACCCAAATCCTCTAAGAAGAGGTCCTGGTATTGGTCAAATTAAAGAGATCCAACTTAATGAAGATGGAAAATTCGACTTTAATTTTGATATAGTATTAGGTGAAAATGAAATCGCTGAGCTTTCTGAAGAGATTAAAGGAAGAAAAGAGGCGATTGAAGCAGTTGAAGAAGCTGCTAAAGCTGACACTGCAGAAAGAAAGCAAGAACATGCTGAATTAACTGCAACAGTTAGTGAAAATCATGATGCAATCAATGATTCATTAAAAGCATTCCAAGTTGAAGTAGATGAAGATTTCACATCACAAGAAGCTACAATCAAAGCAAACGCTGAAGAAGCTGCTAAAGCATTAGCTGACGCAACAGAAGAATTAGATTCTACAATCAAAGCAAACGCTGAAGATGCTGCTAAAGCATTAGAAGATGCTAAAGCTGAGTTAGAAACTAAAGATGCACAAAACAGATCTGAATTAGATGCTTCAGTTAAAGCTGTAGATGATAGAGTTAGTGCAATTCTTGATGGTGCTGAAGTTGACTGGGATACACTTAAGGAATTAAATGATGCCTATAACTTAGCGGATACTGAGATTATTGACTCTATTACTTCTTTAGATACTAAAGTTAGTGAAAATCATGATGCAATCAATGATTCATTAAAAGCATTCATGGATGAAACAGCAGATGGACAAGCAGATCAAGACAAAGCAATCAAAGCAAACGCCGAAGAAGCTGCTCAATCATTAAAAGATGCTAAAGATGAGTTAGAAGCTGCAGATGCACAAAACAGAGAAGAATTAGATTCAGCTATATCTGATCTATCGGATACTGTTTCTGCAAATCATGATGAAGTCAATGATACTATAAAAGCATTCAAAGTTGAAGTAGATGAAGAGCAAGACTCACAAGATGCTATAATCAAAGCAAACGCTGAAGAAGCTGCACAAGCATTAGCTGACGCAAAAGCTGACTTAGAAGGATCTATATCTGACTTAACTGATACAGTTGAAGCAAATGCTGGAGCAGGTGTACAAAACACTGATTACAGACATTCAACTGGTGAGTTTGAAGCTGTTGAGGGTGAAGCATACTCTTTCTCTGTAGAAGGAAAAGTTGAGACTTCAACTGCAATATTATTTGTTAATGGTATTCAAACAAATGTTGATGCATGTAACTATGACGAAGAAGGTGGTGAAACTGTAGTATCATTTACTCCAGTAGCTACTGACTCAGGAGCAGTTTATACACTTTTTGGTGTAAATTTTTCATAGGAAACACTGAAGCCGAACAAGAAGGTGACGGTGGCGATGATGACGACACCGGAGATACAGGAACATTAGAGGATGCTCCTATTGAGGGTGCAGATATAGAATTTGAAACTGGTGAAACAACTACCACTAATTCAATGGGTGAATTTGCAATACCTGCAGGGTATAGTGGATCATTCAAAGCATCAGGTGGATCCAATGTTTGGACTGGTGAGGAAAATAAAGAGGTATTTAAAGGTCACACTGAGATATCACTGAATATTTCCCCAGTAACTACAATGGTTAAAGGTTTCATGGATGATGGAGATTCTGTAGAAGATGCAAAAACTGCAACAGTTAACTTAGTTAAAGCTTGTGGGGTTAATTTAGAGAAGGAAGACCTTTTTGGTGTTTCTGCGTCTAAACGTTTATCCCAAAATGATGACGTATCTTCAACTTTATTTGCCGCATTTAATGCAGTGAATAATCTTCAAAAATCATTGGTTGCAGCTGTGAGAGCAGATGTAGAAAATGAAGGTATTGAAGAAGGGTTAGAAGCTATAAGAACAAAAACAATGCAAAAACTAAGAATTTCTGTTAAATCTAAAGGTGCAGAAATGTCTATTGACGAAGTAATTGAAGAATCATTAGAGGCTTCTAAAGAATTTGTTGGTAGATCAATAGAAAGCTCTCGTAAAAGAATAGTTAGTCAAGAAATACAACTTCGAGTACAAAAAATTGTTGATGCAGATATGCAAGTAGAAGGAGAAGGTGAAATACCAACTCTTCTAAAAAGAATATCTGATATTGAGGATGAAGCACGAGAAGGTTTTTCTGACGCTATTATTGAAGAGGCTATAGTTATAGCTAAAGAAGAGGGTATGTCTGAAGAACAATTCGAGAAACTTTTAGAAAAAATGCAGGATGAGGAGAGAGAGTCGTATATAGTTAAACAAGCTGAAAAAGAAGCTGTAAGTTATGAAAACTCTATTCTTATGTATAAAGCGGAAAAAGAAGCTGTTGAAGCGGAAAGAGAAGCTAAGAAGAAAGCTGAAGAAGAAGCTAAGAAGAAAGCTGAAGAAGAAGCTAGGGAGAAAGCTGCAGAAGAAGCTAAGAAGAAAGAACAGGAAGGACCCTTCCAACCAGTTGATGGGAAACTAAACCTAATAGCTTTAGCTAAGGCTAAAGGAAGTTTAGAAGAGAATGAAACTAAGAGAGAAGAGGTAGAAACTGAACTTACTGCAAAGCAAGATGAGCTTACAGCAACTAAAGACGATGTTGAGCATGGAGAAGCTGATTTAGATGCCAAAGAAACTGAGTTGGCAATGAGTGAAAGTGATTTAAGAGATTTAAATGACCAAAAAGTGGATATAGAAGATTCTATAGACATGAAAACTCAAGAACTCGCTCAAAGGCAGGAAAAGAAAGCTAAGATGATACAACATATGGAAGAGGATTTAACTCCAGATACTCCTGAATTTTTAGAAATGGAAACAAAACTCGCTCAGTTAGAGGATATGATAAAGGAAGATTCCAAAGAACTTCATGAATCACAAAAATCTTTAGCGGAGACTATTAAATCTATAGTTGAGTATGATGAAAGTATTTCTAAATCAAAAGCTGAAATTGATGAACTTAAAGATAGCATATCTTCTAGTAAAGAAAGTATTGTAACTCTTGAGGACGAAATTTCGCAATTGGATGAGGAAAATGCTGAACTTCAGGAAAAAATATCTTCTTTAAAAGAGGAGATTAAAGAGTTAGAGAGTGGAGTTGAACTTCCGGCTCCTGAACCTGTTCCTGCGTTCTTAGAAGTCACACCTCAACATAATGGTGAGTTGGATGTTGAAGACTTACTTATTATTTTAAATCAATATGAAGGTCAGAGAAAGGAAATTTCTGAATATGTCGATAATGGTGGAGTTTTTCTTCCAATTGCAGATGCTTCATTGAAAACTTTGGAAGGTCAGATTAAAGATATCAAATCTTTGATTGAGAAAGCTGAAGAAGAAGCTAAGAAAGCTGAAGAAGAAGCTAAGAAAGCTGAAGAAGAAGCTAAGAAGAAAGCTGAAGAAGATGCTAAGAAAGCTGAAGAAGAAGCTAAGAAGAAAGCTGAAGAAGAAGCTAGAAAAGAGGCAATCCAAAAGGCTGAAACTGAAGTTAAAGAGGCGCAAGCTGCTTCTGACAAAGCTAACAAAGAATATGACTCTGTTAGTAAAACGTTAGAGAAAGTAGAGGCGGAACTTAAAGCTGCTAAAGAAGCTTATGATGCTGACCCATCTGAAGATAATAAGGAATGGGTATCTCAAGCAGAAGCAGAAGTTGCAACTGTAAGGGATATGCATAAACAGGCCGCTGTTGAAGGTGAGGAAGCTGCCAAGGCATTAAAAGAAGCGGAAGCGGAACTAGATTCTATTAAAGAAGAAGGTGAAGTGGAAGAACCTATAGATGCACCAGTTGAAGAACCTAAATCTGAAGGAGAAATCAAAAGAGAATTTTGGTTAACTTTTGAAGGTAGTATTGGTTTAGGTCCTGACCCTTTCCAAATGTTTATATCATATGTGAATGGTCGTAAAGGATTGGAAAACTTAGTTAGAGAGTATGGTCCAATGATTAATTTCTATAACCATGTTAGAGAAGGAGTTGCCGCTGGTGGTGACTTTGATACTTATCACAGCATGTTAGAGGAAGCAATGAATTGGGATCCAAACGCTCCAGGATTATCTCAATATCTTGCAAGTGCAATGAACGATAATAATACATTCGCTGGGAGACCAGGGGATAATTACAACACAGCAAGTATGCCAGCTATATGGTCAGGCTCAATGGCAGCCAACTACGAGCAGGTACACGCTGAGTTAAATGAGACTATAAAAGCTATAAAAGCTGAAGGGTCTTATGTAGATATTGTTTATACACCACTACAAGCTAAAGTTAAAAAATAATAGTTTATTAAGGTAAATCTATTAAGTTTTATAAACACTTTAAAAAGAGGGGGAGAAATCTCCCTCTTTTTTTATTTTACTACATCACCATATATATCTTTTTTAGGTATACATTTTTCCCTTATTATTTTTTCTACAAAGGCGAACATTTTTAACCCATTATCTTCACAATATGATTTAAGTAATTCATGAGTTTTAGGTGTAATCTTTAGATTTTTAGTCCTTTTCATAGGTTTTTTTATATAAGTATGATAAAAGTATGAAAATTGTCATACTAATTTTAAAACATTAAAATACTTTCATAAAAACCAGCATATTTATAATATAAAGATAAAATAATATAAATTTTAAAAAATTAAATAAATGGCATCGACAGATAGAATTTTTGTTAGTCCGGGGGTATTCACCTCAGAAAAGGATTTAACATTTGTAACAAGACAAGTAGGAGTCACTACATTAGGATTAGTAGGTGAAACTCCGAAAGGGCCAGCATTTGAACCAGTCTTTATTTCAAACTATAATGAATTCATGAATTATTTTGGTGGTTTGAATTCTGAGAAATTTAAAGGTTCTGGTTTTCACAAATATGAATTAAATTACATTGCAAAATCATTTCTTACACAAACTAACCAATTATATGTAAGTAGAGTATTGGGGTATTCAGGTTATAAGGCAGGTAGTGCGTGGAGTATTACATTAGACTCTAATCCTGATGCGGATACAGTAAGTATAACAGATACTACTTCTTATGATCCGTTATTAACGTTTAGTGCAACCACAGGTGGTACACCAGTTACTATGACATTTGACGCTAGTAGTGGTTTACAAGACTTATATGATGATGGGGAGATATCTTCTACATTTACTAATATTGGTAATGCAACTGTAGGTGATGATTTCTCAATAGATGATCCAGCGTATATTAAAGTAGGGTGTGATTTTACAGGTAGAACATTTGATATGGAGGTTATTTCCATCGGATCAAGTGTTGCAGGTGGAATTACTGGTGTAACATCAGGTACGGTGGTTACATATAGTGCAACTTGTGATTCAAGTATTGATGGTAGTGTTGTTGCAACATTAAGATCTAGAGGTGACTATGGTGGTGACCAAATCTTAGATTATACGGTTACTGCAACTGAAATGACAAATACTGATGATATCGTTACTAATCCATTCGCATCGTTTACAATTACAGGTACAACGGCAGCGGGTAACACATTTAGTTATGATACATCTTTAGATAAAACAAAAACTAACTATATTGCAGGTTTATTCGGTAGTAAGACACAGGATAAAGAAACTGAATTATGGGTAGAGGAATTATACTATAATACATTAGATGATTTAAATAGTGCAGGTAAAGTAAGAGGTTTAGATATTACTTTCAATGAAATATTATCTACTGACACTAATAATTTAGATGATTATGAAGAACAATGGAAATCTGCATCATCTCCTTATGTATTATCAGAACTACGAGGTAATGTATTACAAAGATTATTTAGATTCGTTACAATATCTGATGGTAACGCAGCGAATGAAGACATTAAATTCTCTATTGTTAATATTAAACCTGATGAAAGAACATTTGATTTATTGGTAAGAAAATTCAATGATACAGATTCTAATATTCAAACTGTAGAGAAATTTTCAAAAATTACAATGGATCCAACAGATAATGGATTTATTGGTAGAAAAATTGGTACTACGGATGGTGAATATCCATTACGTAGTGAATATGTGATGGTAGAATTGGCAGATGATTTCCCACACAATGCTTTCCCTGCAGGATTTGAGGGAGTATTAAATAGGGAATACATTGGTACAAGAACTTCTTTACCACCACAAATTGAATATAAGACGGCATACGGACAATTAACTACTGCAAGACTTAGAAAAACTTACTTAGGTTTAAATAGTTCTATAGGGGTAGATCAAGATTACTTCGATTATAAAGGTAGAAACGCAGTTAATGATGGTGTTTATACTGGAAGAACAGATGGTTTCCATATGGATGTAAATGCAGAAGGAGCAGAAATATCGGCAGGTGCTGATAGTTACTTCCCAGCACTTCAAGTAGGTGTATCGGCATTTACGAGTAACGCTTCAGTAACTAGTGGTCCTTATGAAAAATTAGCGGCAAGAAAATTCACATTTGCACCATTTGGTGGTTATGATGGATGGGATGAATATAGAACCGAAAGAACTAACGGAGATTCTTATACAAAAGCTGGAACTAATGGTGCGGCAGGATTATTGGCAGGAACTTTCCAAACATTTGTAACAAGTGAAGGAGATGAAGGAATCACTTCTGATTATTACGCATTCTTAGATGGTTTATACACATTCAATAATCCTGAAGCGGTTAATATAAATGTATTCGCAACTCCAGGGTTGGATGTAAGAGATCAAACAGGATTGATTGAAAATGCAATTGATGTTGTAGAAGTTGATAGAGCGGATTCACTTTATATCCTAACTACACCGGATACTGATAGTGATGGACAAGCAATTGATCCAGAAGAAGCGGTTGATTTAATCGCAGATGCAGGAATCGACAGTAACTATTCTGCCACTTACTGGCCGTGGTTACAGATGAATGATACAGAAAATAACCAATATGTATGGTTACCACCAACATTAGAGGTTGTTAGAAACATTGCATTAACAGATAACGTTGCATTTCCTTGGTTTGCAGCAGCAGGTTTAAATAGAGGTACAACAAACGCAATTAAAGCGAGATTAAAATTGACTTTAGACCAAAGAGATACTCTTTATGAAGGTATGATTAACCCAATGGCAACATTCTCAGATGTGGGAGTAGTAATTTGGGGTAATAAAACATTACAACAAAAAGAAACAGCACTTAATAGAATTAATGTTAGAAGACTTTTACTTCAAGCAAGAAAACTTATATCTGCAGTTTCTATCAGATTGTTATTTGAACAAAATGATGAGGTTGTAAGAAATCAATTCCTTTCATTAGTTAACCCAATTTTGGATAATATCCGTAAAGAAAGAGGTTTAACTGACTTTAGAGTGGTATTAGATGATACACCAGAATCAATTGATAGAAATGAGTTGAATGGTAGAATCTTTATTAAACCAACTAGAACATTAGAATACATCAGCATAGAATTCAATATTACTAATACTGGTGCATCTTTTGATGATATTTAATAATATAATGGGGGAGTGGTAAAATCTCCCCCTTTTTTAAAATATAAAAAATGAAAAAAGTAATTAAATTAAAAGAATCGGATTTACAAAAAATCGTTAAAAGAGTATTGGTAGAGCAAAGTATTGAACCATCTCCAGTATGTGTTTCTTGTGTGGAAGACGCATTAGGGCCTAAATATAGTGCAAAAGCAATGAAAATAGCGGCAATGTTAATGGAAATGGAAGCTCCTTCTATGAGTGATATTGCAGCATTATTAGAAGGTGTAGATATGACAGATGCATTTATAATTGGACCTAAATTATTAGAATGTGGGGCAAAATGTATGCCAAGTAGTGGTAGATATCCTATGGATGAAAAAATACCTAATTATTAATTTCATAAAACTAAGTATTACCTAAACCCACTTATGTGGGTTTTTTTATACCCAATAATATTTATTATATATGAAGATAATAATTAGTGAAAGTCAATTTAATTTTTTATGTGAAAATGGTGGTGGAATTCTAACGGAACAAAGAAGACCATTACAATCATTAAAGAGAGCATTTACTGCTGGGTTAAAAACTATTGACCCTAAAATTCTTACTAATTATTTAAATTTTAAAATCACTAATTTTAATGATTTAAGTAAACATATTGATGAATTCGCAGGGGTTTGGAAGCAACTTATACCGGCAAGTGTAGATTTAGTTAAGGTAAATAGTTTCATTAAAAGTTTAGATTATATGGCAAAGAGGGGTAAGTTAAAAAATGTGGAAATTGAAGACTTTATTAAGGCTTTGGTGGATATTCCAACAGAAGGTGGAATGAGAGAAACTGTAGTAGAACTATTTGATGAATCGCGACTAGGAAAAGTAAGGGAAATAAAACCTTACAAAATAGAAGTGGAAAAGGTAGGTGATGAAGTAATTATTACCACAATTAAAGGTAATGAGGTTAAACAATATAAAAAACATAAAAATACTAATTTTTTACCAATAACAAAAGAACTTGATAATAGTGTTATTGAAGATTCTCTTAACATACTTTATAAATATGGTAATCCAAATGAAAGAGGTTGGATAGAATTTGGATCTAAAGTGGAGTGGCCTAACCATAGTGGGTGGAAATTTCATATATTTGGTTCTACTTTAGAAGATTCTGCCTTTTTAATAGAGAGGTTAACTCCGGTATCTAAAAAATATGGTGCACATGGAAAAGTAGGTGGGTTAGAACAAGTCAATCATGTTAAGATGAAACCCGGCACACCTCAACATGGTAAACAAGGGGCCACCATTTATATACCTAAGTCGGTAATTGATAAAAACCAACAGGGTGCGATGTTATCAGATATTAAGTCTGCAATTCAAGGATATAATAATAAAGGTGGTAATATAATGGGAGATAAAATGATTACACCTCAAATTCATTATAGAAACGAGTTAATTGGTGCACCCCCTAACGGTGGATTCAGAGATTGGGAACATTATAATCAATATTATAATAAAAATTCTGGTGGATCATATAAACCAAACGATGTTGAGGATTTATTTAGTAATAATAAAGTAACTAAAACTATACCTATAAATTACCTTTCTACTAAATTTGGGGATACAAGTGAAATTGATTGGAGTAAAATAGTAAACGCTAAAAGTGTAGAGGAATATGATATTTTTATTAATGATGCGATTAAAAGTAATAATTATAATATGATTTCCAGAGGAGGTTTTGAGAATTATGGTATCTATAATTTTAGAGAATATTTGAAAAATAACCATTAAAAAATGAAACTGAGATTAACAAAATATCAACAAAAACTTCTTTTAGAATTCCAAAAAAGAGCATATTCTTTTGATTGGGATGATAATATTTTATTTATGCCTACTCAGATATATTTGGAGAAAAGAGTGGGTAAAGGGTGGGTACCTATTTCCGTATCTACAGAAGAATTTAGGGAAGTACGTAAAGAAATGGGAAAATTATATAGATATGTAGATAATGACCCTATGAAATCTTTTAAAGATTTTAGATCTTACGATTCTTTTATAAAAGATACTAATGAAGCATTAAGAAAACAAGCGTTTGGCCCTAGTTTTGATAAATTTAAGGAAGCATTATCCTATGGAAGTGATTTCTCTATTATAACGGCAAGGGGAAATCCTCCAAAGGCAATAAAAGACGCAATAAAGATAATAATAGATACCATTTTAACAGAAGAGGAGAGAGGACAAATGATTGCCAACCTTCATGGGGTATCAATTGATCAATATCTTAATTTACAAGATTATTATCCTGTATCTTCTGATGAATTTATGGAAAAGTTTGGGATAGAGTCTACTTCTACCGAACCTGAAATTGCAAAAACATTAGCGTTAAAGAGTTTTGTAGATAGAGTAGTAAAGGCAGTAGATAAAATAAAAGACGATCCTGAATATACGGGTATTAGTATAGGATTTAGTGATGATGATTTAGGTAATGTGGAAACTGCAGAAAGATATATACAAGAAACCTTAAAAGGTTTATATCCTGATGTTAGATTTTTAGTATATGATACTTCTGATCCTGAAAACCCTAAGAAAAAAAGAATTATCGTTAAAAAGTAAACTTTTTTTTAAAAGTCGAATATTTATAATTAAAGAATAAAACAATATTAAAAAAATAAAACAATGGCAGATTTATTAATGAGAATGCCGGTTCCTTACGAACCATTAAGAAAGAATAGATGGATTCTTAGATTTCCTGATGAATTAGGTATTCAAGAATGGTGGATTTCTACAGCAAGTCGACCAAAATATACAAGTGATGAGGTATCAATACCTTTCTTAAATACGGAGACTTTTGTTATTGGTAGATTTAGATGGGAAACTATTTCAGTTACCTTTAGAGATCCAATCGGTCCTTCGGCAACACAAGCATTAATGGAGTGGGTAAGACTTCACTCTGAATCAGTAACAGGTAGACAAGGTTACGCAGCAGGATACAAAAAAGACGTTGAATTAGAAATGTTAGATCCTACAGGTGTTGTAGTACAAAAATGGATTCTTCAAGGAACTCAACTTAACGACGCAGATTTCGGTGGGTTGGATTATTCTTCTAGTGACTTGGCGGATATCACATGTACATTGAGGTTCGATAGAGCAATCAACGTATTCTAAGAGATTTAAATCTCCATATAAAGATATTGATTAAGCCACTTTGTAGTGGCTTTTTCTATGCCTATAGATATTTATTTATATATAAATTTAATTATGAAGCTTCGTATTACTGAAAATCAATATAAACGTATTTTTTTAACTGAACAATATACTGCTGAGGATGGTACATTTTATGGTGCACATAATGTAGATAATTATAAAAAAAATCAATCTGGTTTTGATAAGGATTCATATGACCGATATAAGGCACAGGAATTTAATCGTCTTACCCAACAATTGGCATACTCAACACCAGAAGGTGCATATAAACGAGCACAAGGACAATGGGCATTATGGGGTGCACCAAATTCTAAAACAGGTCATAATTTAATACCCGATGAAATTCTTGAGAAATTAATACCTCCCGGTCAATCTTTAGAAGATCATCCTTATAATTACGATAATGAGGTGGATGACTTCCCAATCGCAGATTATAATCCCTCTATTCCGGTAGATACTGAAACAGGCGGATTAAGTACGTATATAAAACAAAATAACTATTATAAACAACTGTCACAATCTGATTATAATATGAATCAACAGGAATTGTGGAAGAATTATATAATGGCGCAAGACTGGAATCGAACTATTAGAGATCAAAAAAACCTTATATCTCAATATTGTACGAAAACTTCTGATAAACAATGGATAATACAGTATTATGGTAGTGATAATGAGGGGGCAAAACGAGCACGTCAACAACAAGCAAAAATTGGTTCCCCCGGACCCCAAAACAAAGTATATTATGGGAAACCTAAAGATAATAGATATACATCCAGGGGTTGGTATCACGTATATTATCAAGATATAAGTGAAAGTCCTTGGACATTTTGTGGGAATCCAACAGAAAAGGGAGTATTTGTTTATAATACACAGGCAGGACATATGTGTGGGTGCATAAACGAAACAAGTCATAACGATGGATATTTAACCCAACATGGAAATTTTAGTAAACAAGATTTATTAGGGTGGACAAAACAATTTAAAGACTATAAAAAAGAAAATGCCCCAGGATTTTTTGAGGGAGTGGTAGATTATTTAGGTAAATGTACGGAAGATTATCATTGTGTATTAGATTTATTATCTATTGCGGCATTAGCAATCCCTGTCTATGGGGTCGCAATAAGTTTTGGGTTAGATGCAATTAATGCCACTGCTTATGGTGTAGAAGCTTTTAATGCAGAAACAGGTGCAGAACGCACTGCTGCAATATTTGCTGGTATATTAACATTAGGTGGGGGTATGGCTGGTGGTGGTATGAAAAGTATGAATAATATTAGAAAAGCAAGTGCCAATCCTAAGATTTATAAGTATATGGGGGAAGTAGTAGATAAAACAAAGAAAGAATTTGGGGCGGTTAAAAACCTAAAAAGTATAAAAGATAAAAATAAATTGACAAAAATTTATGCTGATGCAGCCAATAAATTTAAAATGACAGATAGTGAAATTTTAATGGCTCATGATTTAATAAAAACTTTTAATAAGATTGAACCGGATTTATTAAAAACTTATACTAAATATTTAGAAAAAGCAGAAAACACAGTTAGGAAAAAACATTCATTTTCTTTACAAGAAATATTTAAAAATAAGGATTGGCAAGACGCATTAAAGGCAAACAATGGTGATGTATTAGTTACACTCAATAAATATCTAAAGAGACCATTATATAAGGAATTTTTAATTCAAATAGGTGCATTTGTGGGGGTACAAGAAATTTTACAATTACCTGAAGTTCAAGAATGGGTGGGTTTAATATATAGAGAAGGTAAATATAAATTACATCCTTCTATTAAAAATCGCGTTGAGGTTGAGGGTTACGATTGGAACCAAACTAAACAAATTTTTGGTTCTATTTTAAATACTGACCCTAATTTTACTATGGAAAAGTCTCGTGATGATAATATTTTATTAACTAAAGCGTGGAAAAGTGGGTGGAGACCTTATGATAAAAAGTTCATACAAAATAAACAACAACCTACAATGAATGATTTTAATAAAGTACCTGCAGAATTTCAAACAGACACCTATAAAAAAAGATATGAGCTAAAATCTGATTATAAAAAAGATACGATTTATAAACATAAAAGTGATGAAAAATCCACTGATGAAAAAGAAGATGGTAAAAGAGTAGTTTATATTCCTGACAATATTGATGTAGAAGTAATGAATGCTCCTAATCCACCAGGTGAAGAGGGTATAGATAATTTTTTGGAAAAATATAAAGTACCTTAACATAATGGAAAATAACATAACTCTAATTGAAATAAAAGAAAAACTGGATAAATATAAGAATTATATTATAGAATATGGTTTTAATTCAGAACAAGATATATTTATTAATGAGGATATTAAGGAATTTGAAAGGATTTTAAACATTATAGAAAAAGATGAAGAATAAAAAAAATATTATAACCGAAATAAATCAGATAAGACATTTAATGGGTCTAAATGAACAATCTCATGCGGATTGTGAGAAACAATTAGAGAAGGCGGGTTATGTAGTTTATAATAAAAGTGAACAAAGAACATCGAGTGCAGGATGTGAAAATAAACCTTTTTTACAATGCGTTAAGAAATGGATGACACAACAGGGTATTGATAGTAATAATATAACTATTAAAAAACATTCTGGTGTAGGAAATTGTTATTTAATGCATTCTGTTGGTAACATTACACATAAGGGAAGAAATTATCCTGATATGAATTACACTTTTTGGGATAATGGGAGAATGACTTATATTGATACCTTAAGTGTTTTACAAAAAGCAGTAAATGGTACTAAAGAATTTGCTCAAGTCCAATATGATGGTAAATTTGAATGTGATGATAGTGACCCCTCAAATATAATATTGAATTATAAAAATCTCACTTATTCTGGTGTATATTCTACCGACAACCCTAAAAGAATAGATACTAAAACATTAGGAGATGATTTTATGATTTTAGATAATTCAGGTAACCCTTTAGTTAAAATTTCTGAGTTAAGAAATACTAACCACGTGTTAACTAAAGCAGATTTAGGATATTAAAAAAAAAAGATGAAAAATAAAATAAAAACATTAAATGAAGAGATTTCAAGAATGAAATCCCTATTTTCAGAAGAGAGATTATATGGTAATCTAGTAAAAAATACCTCTATGTTACACGAACAGAGAAGGCCATTTCAATCATTAAAGAGAGCATTTACTGCTGGGCTAAAAACTATTGATCCTAAAATTCTTACTGATTATTTAAATTTTAAAATAGGTACTTTTGACGATTTAAGTAAACATATTGATGAATTTCCTAATGTTTGGAAACAACTTGTACCGGCAGCTGTAGATTTAGTGAAGGTAAATAGTTTTATTAAAAGTTTAGATTATATGGCAAATACTGGTCAGTTAAAAAATGTGGATAAAGATGCTTTTATAGCGGCCCTTAAAGATGTACCCACCGAAGGTGGAATGAGAGAAACTGTAGTAGAATTATACAGTGAAGCTTTAGGTGGGTCAAAAGTAATAGAAATGAATCCTACCAAAATAGAAGTGGAAAAAGTAGGTGATGAAATATTAATAACTAAAACTGATGGAACTGGTAAAGTTGATCAATACAAGAAAAATGAAAAAGGTGAATTTGAAAATGTAGATCCTAAGAAGAGGGAGGTTGAACCTACTAAACCTAAAGTAGATGAGGTAGTTGACCCCAAAGGTAAATCTTTAGATGAATTAGATGGTAAAACTGTAGTAGCCACAGAGGAAAATATGACAGCTATTGCTAATGAAGCCAATAAAGTGCAGAGTGAGGGGAGTAATGTTTTTATTATTCAAGAGGGTGCACATGTTGAGAACATCAATATACAGAATAATCCTAAAGGACCTATAGAGGGTACAGGTGTAAATGTTGATAAAATAAAAGAAAAAATAGATGATATGCCAGATATCGAAGAAAAAACCAGACTGCAAAAAATCTGGAGTGGTACAAAAAGTGCTATTACAGGGCCTTTTAAAGCTTATTTAAAATATCCTTATAGTGATTATGCAGGTCTACTTCCCTTTTATATTATGAGAATTGTAGTAATTCCGGCAGGTTTGTATTCAGCATACATCGGAATTGATGCAGCCAGAAAAGGGCAAAATCCTGTCAGAGCAGTGTTTGATGAATGGGCAAATATTTTCGCCAAATTTATGCCCGATGCTAAGGAGGTAGCCGAAGAAGCAATGAAAGGTCTTAATGATGCTTTAGAAAGGGCAACAGATAATAAGTATAATTTAGCGACTGCAAAATCTAACGTAATTAAGAAAACAATAAGTAATTTTGAGAAGATTGCTAGTGGTCAACATCCCATAATTAACTGCAAAAATATTAATGATAAAACTGATTCTCAAATACTATCAGCAATGAGTATGGGGGTAATTGAGGAAGAGACAGCAGAAATTCAACAGATTATAATTAATACGCCCGGTCTCAGTGACGAACAAATTACTGGTTATAAAAGAGATTCTGAAAAGGTTTTTGATGGTATGATGAGTCTGTCTGGAGAGCAGGGGGAAAATTGGAAAAGTGCAATCGAAAACGCAAAGGCAGAATGTATCAAAAATCAAAAAGTAGAAGAGGTTAACATTGAGGTAATAGATAATACTAGAAATTGGTAAAATTTTACTATTTACTATATTTATATAATATATTAAATTAGTTTTATGGAAAAGAAAATGTTTGTTGATCCGAATTATGTTCCGGAAGAATATAAAGTCCCTTTTGATGTTATAGATTTACCTTCTCAAGGTCTTTTATATAAGAATAAAAAATCGTCAGTTAAGGTAGAATATATGACTGCTTATGATGAAAATATTTTAACTTCCCCTAATCTTTTATCTAATGGTAAAGCATTAGATGTTTTAATAGAAAGGAAAGTAAAAGAATTGGGTTTTGATCATGATGAACTATTAAGTGGGGATAGAATGGCAATTTTATTATTTTTAAGGACTACAGGATTAGGTAATGAATACTACCAAACTGTTTTTGATGAAGATAGAAATTTAGTAGAAGGAATTATAGATTTAAGTGAACTTAAAATGAAAAATTTAAATGTTAAACCTGATGAAAAAGGGGAATTTGATTATATTTTTACTAAAACTAATAAAAAAATTAAGTTTAGATTACTAACTCATAAAGACGAAAAAGAAATAGAAAATATCGATCAAAAACAAAAAGAAAAGAATGGGGGTATTTCTACTAATACTACATTAAGATTAGAACGTTCTATTATGGAGATAGATGGGGAAAGAGATAAAATGAAAATATCTCATATATTGAAAACATTAAACCTTATAGAAATACGAAAGTTTAATAAATATATTGGGGAAATAGAACCGGGAATAAATTTAGAAACTAATGCTCGGACTCAGGGGGGAGGGTCCGTTGGTTGCTTTCTTAGATTGGGAAGGAATTTTTGGTATCCTGAAATCTAAACATTACTACCAAAATTTATTAAATGAACAATTATTTTTAGTTCATAAAGGATTTTCGTATTCTGACACTATGATGATGTCTACCCATATCCGTAGATATTATATAAATTATTTAACACCTAAAGAAGATTAATTTTAGAGAATAGATATTTATATATAAAGATATATATGAAATCTAATGATAAAATAGAGTATTATAATAAATTAATAAAAGAAATTAATAATAATATTACTTTATTACTTAAAGAAAGTCCCTCACAGTCTAAACAATTACGAAAAATGTATGATGAGGTGCAAGAATTAAAACGTTCTTTACATAAGAACTCTTTAGGGTTTTCATATATAGAAATTGATTTTGATGGGGAATTTGAATTACAATTACCTAAGTATGGTATTGAAAATTTTGACCGAAAATTAAAAGGTTTAATGTATTTTAAAGTGGTTAATGGTAATAATAATTATATGGACTTGCGCACATCTAGTATGCCTAAAACATTTGTAATTAGACTTTATTACTCTACTTTGAAGGATTTTAAAAAACAAAGAGAAAAGGGTCTTTTAATATATAGAAGAGGGAGAGAAAAACTTATAGGTCCTGAAGAATCTATTAATTATTCTATACGAAAAAAAAAGTAATATGTTTGGTTCAACAATTATAAATAAAGAAATAGAAAGATTTGAAAAAATATTAAAAAACTTAAAAAAAGATAAAGTTAAGAATCAAAAAATAGATAAAAATATTAAAAAACAAAAAAATAAGTAATGGCAGCATTTGATACTTTACCACCTGATGAACAGATAAAAATTTTAAGAGCCGAAATCGATCAGTTAAGGGTTGATATGAAAAACCTTAATAGAGAGGCGGAAAACTTCAGTTCTAATATTGGTAAGAGTAAAAATATTCTAAAAGACTATAAAGATACGGTGTCTAGTATGGTGAAAAGTATGAAAGAGTTTACCTACGACACCGGTAGACAATATAAGTTAGCTGAACAATTAGCGGAAAAATATAAAGAAACTTCCATAAGTATAGGTTTATCTGTACACCGCACGGCAGATTTAAGTACCCAATTTAAAGGTGCTGCTGCAATTATAAAAGAGTTTGGTGGTGATATGGGAGATGTGCAAGCTATCTATCAAGATTTTGCAGATTCTTCTGGTAGAGTAAGAATTTTAGGTGAAGAAGAGGTAGCAAATATCTATAAATTAGGTGCAGCAACTAATCTTATGGGTACAGAAAGTGCTCAATTATTTGAAACGTTAGAAATGATGGGTATTTCTAATGAATCCGCAAGTAAAAGTATGGAAGATGTAGTTATTTCGTCACAGAAAATAGGGTTAAATTCGTCTAAAGTGATGAAAGAATTATCAAAAAATATGAATTCTCTCCAGTCATATTCTTTTGCTAATGGAGTTAAAGGTATGACTGAAATGGCAAAACAAGCAGTTAAAATGAGATTGGATATTGCCGATGTTATTGGAATGGCAGATAAATTTTACCAACCTGAAGCAGCAATTGAGGCAGCAGCGAATTTACAAATGTTAGGGGGAGATATAGCAGAAGCGTTTGGTGATCCTTTCGAAACTATGTATTTAGCCCGAAATAAACCAGAAGAATTAGCAAAAAGGTTGTCGGATATGACAGAAAACATGTTACAATTTAATGAGGTAACAGGTGAATATGAATTACCCGCAGAAGCCAGAATGCAATTAAAATCCGCAGGTGATCAATTAGGTATTGATGTTCAAAAAATGACTGAAATGGCTCGTCAAACAGCCAAATTAAATGATGCTAAAACATTATTATCAAGTAAAGGGATGTTTACTGATGAAGAAATGGAGGGTATTGGTAATATGGCGAGAATGCAAGATGGACAAATGGTAGTAGATTTTGTGGATGAAAATGGTGAAAAACAAACTAAGGCGTTAGAAGATTTAACAAGTGGTCATGCAGAAATGATATTGAAAGCACCTCAAAACGAAGAGGATTATATGGGATCAATGTTATATGAAGCACAGACTACAAATCAAAGATTGCAGAATATGGAAAAAGCATTTGAATTGGGATTTGTTAAAGATATCGATGTGTATAGACAAATGGAGGAGTCTTCTGTTAAAACTATATCCTCTTTGAATTCTGCTCTTACCACTAGTTTAGAAAAAATAAAAGAAAGTTTCGATCAAAGCCTTTTGGCAGAACAAATGGAAAAAATGTTTAGTCAAGGTGCAGTATTTGACGATGAAATGTCTAAATCAATAAACAACATAGTAGATTTATTAAGCGGGTCAGCAATAGATATTAATAATCCTCAGACTATTACAATAGATAAAGTAACCGGTGACTTAAAAGTTATTAGTCCTAATACCACTATAGAAGATACAACTTCACCTATGCCTAATACAACGGATACTGACAGTGATTTTTTATCAAGGAATGATGGTAGACATAGTAGTTTTACATCTCAAGATGACGTATTAGGTGCTAAAAAAGGTGGTGTAATTGACAAATTATTAAATCAAGCAATTAATAATACATCTACCAATACCTCACCTACTAACGTTAATTTAAATGGGGAAATAAGAATAACCGGAGCATCAGGTGCAATAGCATCCATTAAAGCACCAGAATTAAGAAAAATGGTTGTAGACATTATTAATCAAAAAGATAGAAATGGTGGTACTATAACATCAAAACAAGTTTACGATTCTTAATTGAAAAAAAAATTATTTTTTTAAGTGTAAACACTTTACTTTGAAGAAAATTTTCTGTACTATTATAAGGACCAAATATAAACAGTTTAAAAATATTAAAAAATAACAAGAACAAATATAATAAATTATCTTGTTATAATAAAGTTCATAATAATTTTCCTGGAATTTCTTGTTTAAATATTTATATATAAAGTATAAATATGCCAGGAATATTAGATTATAACAAGACTCTAGCGGGATTCGGACCGTATAGTACTTCAGATTATAGGGATATGTTATTGGGAAGAAACCTTCCACCACCAGTAAGTGATACATTATCACAGGCAGGATTAACAACTTATTTACAAGATATTGGTAAAGTAGTAAATGTTCCTATATGGGGAACACAAGATGAAAATATCCCTTTACATTACGATGAAGATAAAAAACTATTCCCTTTAGGTATATTTTATAGGGATACAAAAAATGTAAACAATAATCAGTTTGCACCACTTAATGACAATTATGGTGTTATTGGTTATAGTGATTATATAAATCCTATTCCACCAATACCGGGATGGACAGAAACTCCACCAAAAGGACCTTACCCAACTCAATATAATGAAGATAATTTTGATTTAATAAATAAAGGTGATAAAAAAGGTGTGGTTAACCCTTATACGGTAATAGATAGATATCAGAATTTAAATTTAACTAAGGAATCTTCTTTAGGGTTAGTTGGTGGTGAAGAATTACAAATTTCTGTTAGTAATAAAATTGCACAAGTAGAAACCGATAAAACTGATTCTATTACTACTGGTTTATTTGGTGTAGATGAATATATTAATCGTATAAATGGGACACAATCATATTTTAACACTTTATCTAATGATGCGGTAGGTTGGCAAGAATATAACTCCAACAGTAAAGATAATCAAATAGCATCTCAATTACAAAAAGTAAATTCAGAATTAGGTAATTATACTAATCCTTCTTTATCAACTGAGGCGAGAGTGAATAGTTTGTTAGAAAAAACTAGTGCCCAACAAGTAGGATTTTTATTAACATCTTTCCAACAAAATTTATATGTCCCAAATTATACGGACAGAAGAATGGTAGGAACTTCAGAAGAAGGTACTAATAGTAGATATTATATAGGTAGTGAGAGAAGTACAAATAGAGGGGCAACAATCACTCAAGTTTTTCAAAGTGATGAGTTTAATGGGGCAGATGGTTTGGACTCACCAGACACTACTAAAACAACAACGGTAGATGAAAAATTCTTTTGGAACACTGGTGACCAATCTAATTTTAATGAAAAAACATTATTATATAAAACACAAAAATTAGTAGATGAACATCCTGATGGTGTATGGATTAACCAAACCAAAAAATATTTTAAAGACAAAACAGAAGATAAACTTATAAGTAGAGGAAATGCTATAAGTAAATTTAGTTTAATTGAGGCAGAGGCAAATGGTAATTTCTGTAGAGTATGGACAGTTAATGATAATTACAATTATCTTAATGCTATAAGAAATACGGGATTATTTTCTTCGCCAGATCCTACGTTACCTGGATTTTCGGTTACAAATGAAAAAGCATCTTTAAGTGTTTTGAATGATAATGGATTTGTAAAAACACATCCTACTAAAGATGATTCTAAAACTACATTTAAAAAGTTTATGTTATCGTTAGAAAATTTAGCGTGGGCAGATAATTTGGCAGATTTACCTCTTAATGAAATCGGTCCGGGAGATATTTTAAGTGGTAATAAAGGAAGAATTATGTGGTTTCCACCTTATGATTTAAGATTTGATGAAAGTGTTGCAGCGAATTGGAATAAAACAGACTTTATTGGAAGAGGTGAACCAGTTTTCACATATAACAACACCAATAGAACTGGTCAATTAAGTTTCAAAGTATTAGTTGATCATCCTAGAGTTATTAATGGTTATAGAGGTAAAAGAACCGATGCAATAGAAAGATTTTTTGCGGGATGTATTACACCTACCCAATTTTTAGAATTTTTAGATAAGAATAGTAGTATTAGTCAAAATCAAAAAGACGAAATAACTAAAAAGTATAATGAAATACAATTAGAAAAAGTAAGTAATACAACCTCTATTAAAGAAACCTTTGAATTCCAATTCGATACTGATGAATCAGATACATGGACACCCTCTTCAACTGCTTCGGTAGTAAGTAAAATACAAACTATTATAAATGGTGAAGATAAAGTAAAAATTACTGTTGAGGGATTTGCGGGATCGGATGATGAACAAGATTCACAACAAATTAGTACTTTAAGAGCAAATGCAGTTTGGTCAAGTATTAATAATGGACTTACTAGTGCTGGAGTTAATTCATCGGATTATAGTAAACAAATTATTGGAAAAGGTGAACCTTCTTCTAGTAGTCCTAGTGATAGAAGAGTAATGGTTACGGTACAAAATGATGCGTTAAAAGGTAAAGATATTAATCATAAAGATCAATCTTTAGGTGACCTTTCGTTTTATCCTGAAGAAGTACAACTTATTGATAGTTTAGTTATTGATGAAAATGGTTATTTTGAATTTGTTGATGCTAATTTCCCTAACTATTTTTCTACTATATCAGAAAAAATAAAATATTTCCATCCTGGTTTTCACTCTATGACACCGGAAGGGTTAAATACTAGATTAACTTTCTTACAACAATGTATGAGACAAGGACCTAGTATATATGATGATAAAGATACGGTACAACCACAAAATTTAGCATTTGGTAGACCACCAATTTGTATCCTAAGAATTGGAGATTTCTTTCATACTAAAATAGTTATTAATAGTCTTAATATTACGTATGAGGCAGGTAATGGAATACAATGGGATATGAATCCATCGGGTATAGGTGTACAACCTATGATGGCAAATGTAACTATGTCTATAGATTTAATAGGGGGACATTCCTTATTAAACCCAATCAATAGACTACAAAATGCATTATCTTTTAATTTTTACGCAAATACTGAAATGTATGATGTTAGGGCAGATTCAGTAGATAAGTCTACCGGTACAATAGTAGATGGATTAAAATTAGGTCAAATGAAAGAAAATGCTTTAGGACCTGAAGGATTATTAAAAGTTACTGATTCTCTTAAACAAGAAGGTATTGTAAAACAAGAGGAAGACTCCAAAAAGACTGGTAGTGAAACTGGTACACCACCTAATAATACAATTAATATCAATAAAAAAGATAATAATAAAATAGTGGTTGCCACTCCAGATGATAATAAAAAAATTAAAGTAAAAGTACAGACACAAGATACACCAAATAATTTTAAAGACGTTCTTAATAAAACCCAAAATAAAAAAGAAAAAGAATATGATTTAACTTCCTATATTTCTAATTATCAACAAAATTACGATAGAATAAATCAATTACAAATTGATAATGGGATATTACAATCAGAAAGAGATAGTTTGTCCTTAAATACTTCTTATGAAATCCAAAGATTAAATGAGATAGATACACTGATGACAAATAATAGGAATACTATTAAAAAATTAGAATCTAAACCTAATCAGGTTAAAATATTGGCAATATATGAAGATGATAAAGGAAGTGAAACTAATAAATTATTTACTTATACAACTAATGGGTTAACTTAAATAAAATACTATGTCAAAGGAATATTACGATAGATATCAAAGATTTAAAGTGGATGGTGGTTATACTATGATACCTTTTATAAAAATAACACCAAAACAAAGTGATAAGACAGTAGTTTACCATTCTCAAAGAACAAGAATGGATAAATTAAGTCAACAATATTATGATAATCCCTATCATGGGTGGTTAATTATGTTAGCCAATCCCCAATATGGTGGTGTGGAAGAAAATATTCCTGATAATGAAATAATAAGAATACCATATCCTTTTAGAGATAGTTTACAACAATATATTGAAGCAGTAAATGAGTATGAAAGGTTATATGGTGAAAGTTAAGAGTTTTAATGCCTACTAACCAATCAAATACATCTAATGTTGAACGTGTGGCAGCTAATATATTTTTAGTTGACCCTAATCCACCGGGAATGGATATGATTCCACCTGAAGATATGTTTATATATGTTAAATTTTCCGCATATGAAAGAAATAGGAGTGATTTGGTAGAAACTATAGGTGAAATTAATTTTATTGCGACTGAAGTAAATTATAACGCTAAAGGGGAGATTGATCCTTCACCACAAAAAACTTATGCAACTACCAATTATACTAAAATAGGGGGTACTGTAGATGCAAATAGTAGAGGGATATTAGAAGGGTTTGGTATAAAAAGTATTGATATAAAATATGATGCTAGTTTAGTACCACAGGTAGATATAACTTTTACGGATGTGAGAGGTGCATCATTATTTGATGTTATTGATAATGATAATAGAAAATCACCATATAGTATATTTTTTAAAATGCCTTATCCTATTTTTAAATTATCTGTAAAAGGATATTTTGGTAAAACAGTAGATTATTGTCTTCATATGACTAATTGGACATCAGATTTTGATGGTGGAACAGGAGATTTTAATATAACTGCTAACTTTGTAGGGTTTCAGCAGGCTTTTTTAGCAGATATGGTATTAGGTAATATAATTGGTGCGGTAAATACGGAAATAGGGGTTAATAAATTAAATCAAATTTATGATAATCAAGAAGCTATTGATCCGGACTTACCACCTATTGAAACGGATATTCGACAAATAGATGATTTTTTCGTAAGAATATCTAAATTACAATTAGAATTTGAGGACATTAAAGATAAAAACGATGAATTTGAAGTATTAAAAACTTTAAATGAACTTTTTGGGAAACTAAAAAGGTTACAAACATTTATAGGGGTACCTTTAACTAAAGATATTAATAATGAGTCTACAACAGAATATTTAAAACAAACTAATAATTCTACGCAGGTAGAAACTAGTAAAATTACTGATAATTCATTAGTATTAGGATCCGATTATCTTTCTATAAGAGATTTTTTATTAATTAACTCAATAAGATTACCAGATATAAAAGAATATTTCACAACTTTAGAAGATATTACTAAAGATTATAATGATTTTCTCATAAATAAAAATAAAGAATTATCACAAGTTAAAGGAAACAAAGGAGGAATTTCAAAAGAAAGCCAACAATCTTTATTAGATTCTTTTAAAATAGGAGAATCGTATGAAAAATTTTTATGGTCGGTTGGTAATAAATCTATTACTATAGAAAATGTTTTCACTCAATTTAATACCCCAGGCGGTATTTTAAATGAAGGTCCTTTACCTGCTCAAGATCCATTAATAAACTCAGAATTCCAACCGACATTATACTTTTCTACCCCACAAAATAAAAACACTAGAGTAGAAGACATGAGTTTATCTAATAATGTTTTTGTTTTTGATTTGAGAGAAATTAGATCACAAGTAGAAAATACATTAATTAATTTAAGGGAAAATATAAAAAAACAACAAGAAGAGGTACAAAAAAAATTAAATGAAACCTTAATTGGTAATTTAAAGATGAACCCCTCTATACGTAATATATTTAGAATTATATGTAATAATACAGATGCAATGTTATTATGTTTAAAAGAATTAAAAAATAATGTTAATTCTAGTAATACCCAAGACCAAAGGAAAGCTTTAATTGTTAAAGAGTTCGGTGAAAAAAATAGTGATTTACCTGTAAAATTTAACGAGTTTATGTGGCCCACTGTTTATCAATCTAGTGATGACAAAGGTAATATAGAAATTTATTTAGGTGAAAATGAACAAATAAAATCAAATATTTCTTTATTCCCTGAAGTTAAATTTGTGGAGGATGTATTTAAAAATTTAACTAAAAAAAGAAGTGAATTAAATGAAATAACAAAAGCAACAGCAGGGTTTGCGGGTAATGATACTGACAATTGGTTTCCAGTGAATCCTTTAGATTATGATGTTAATCCATTTTTAAGGTTAAACATATTAAATGATACCAACACTATTAATGAAGAAATGGTGAGTCAATTCATTAAAAGAATTGATATTATAAAAAATTATTCTAATTTTAATAAAGATATAAATAATAAAAGTCCTTTAACAGTATATGGGTCTTTAGATGGTATAAATGCAAATTTAACAATATTCTCAAAAGTAATAAGAGATTATATTGAAAATAATATATTAAAAACAAATCCTCAAACCAGATTAGATCCTCTCCAAAATATTGTTACCACTGCAACTGATACCAATATGGTTAAAAAAATCAATAACGGTTTTGAAGTTGTCAATAAACCAATTGTAGAATCACAATATATTATAGTAGATAATAGTGTATCCACAATAGTAAATAACAGTAAATCTTTATGGGGAGATATTACTGATAATAAAGATTATAAAAAGATTGTTGCTAAAGAAGTAAATTCTAAGACTTATAAAACTTATTATTATAATAATAATCTTACTAACAATTTATTTAACCATATTTGGTTAGATAAGGTTAATAATAAATTAATAGCAACGGATAATAAAAATGAAAATTATAATATTAGAAGTATAAAAGTTATTGATGGGGGAAATATAACAACAGAAGACATTACCCCTACCACCAATGTATCTTCTACGTCCCCTCTTCCTAATACTACAATAACTAACTCCAACCCATTACCTAATACTACTATAAGTAATGAACCAAGTGAGGCAGAAGGGAAATACATCAATATTTTAAATCCAACATTACCCCCTAATAATCAAACAAAATATGAAACTTTATTAACAGATAATGATTTTTATAATAATATAAGTGATGATAAAGGTAGGGCATTATTATTATTATCTACTTTACCTTTCAATAAATTTAAAAAGGTATTAGAAGTTTTAAAACAAGAAAATCAAACCGCACGAGTAATAAAAATACCAAGTTATTATCTATATTTTATTGGTGGTTTATTATCGAGATATAATAATGACTTTTTAAGTAATTGGAATGTTCTTTCCTCACCTAAAAATCAATATATAAATAAAATAGGTGTGTTAAGCGGAGATAAAACCCCTAACATAGAAAATGAATTATTAAACTTACCTTTTAAAACACAACAAGAATTAATATTTAAATTTGAAAATTGGGTAGGGTTAAGTTCAGGTGCAAAAGGATTTTTAAATTTTGAAAATTTAGTTAAAACATATAAAAGTAGTGATTTAACCATATCCGAAGATCAACAAATCTCTGCACGTAATCAAATCATTAATGAAATGAATAAATTAAGTTCAGTGGTTTTAACTGCACCTACTTCATTTTTTGACCCTAACACACCAAACAATAATATCACCATAAATGATATAAATGATTATCTAACAGGATTTAAAAGTGCATTTGAAGAAACAGTTAATGAGAAAGGTAGTGATAATAAAACGGAACAAGTAAACACTAACAGCAATTCAACAGAAAACTCTATTAAGTTACAAATTTATAATTACTTTAAGAATGTAAATAATAAATGGGTGGCAGATGATAATAAACAACAACAAGTATGTGGTGCGAATAATGAATTATTTGATTATTTTAAATTTATTGACAGAGGTTGGGCAGATATAGGAGATAAAGCGGTTATCAATTTAGATAGTATTCTAGGTTTATCTAATGACCTTAACACCTCAATCTATTTTTTTATTGCAAAAATATTGAGGGATAGTAATTTTCTATTTCAGATATTACCTACTTTTATAAATTATAAAGATAATGTTGAAGTTGCAGAAATTTTTAAACCAATAACTAATGTTAATGAAAATAATAGGTCTAGAGGACCAGCGTATGTTTGTATTTATGCGGGTGGTAATTCTGAAGTATTAGATATTGGGGAGAATACTACTTATTCTTATCCTAATGATGGGTTTTCGTTTAGTAATAAGAATATTCCTAGTGATTTTAATTCCGATAGTAGTTTAGTTGCTTTTAAAGTTGGGTTTGGTGCACAAAACCAAACAATTTTTAAAAATGTATCTTTAAGTCAACAAGAACATAGAGAAACTGCGGAGTATTTTAAAGCATTAAGTGATCTTATTGATAAAAAAGGTGGTACACAAAGATCATATCAGGGAAGTGACTTATTAAGGTTATTTAAAACCAGATCTTATACGTGTAAAGTAGATGCTATGGGGTGTATGAATATCCAACCACTTATGTATTTTGATTTACAAAATGTCCCATTTTTTAATGGTGCATATCTTATAACCAACGTAAATCATAATATTACACCAAATAGTATGTCTACTAATTTTAGTGGTGTAAGACAATCTAAATTTATTACTAGTTATGTGGATAAACCTACTGCCTTCTTAAATATAGATTTAACGGCAGATTTACAATTACCTCCTATTGAATTTTCTAATAATTTAACCACTGACCCCTTATATAGTATTGGTGTTGATGAAGAGGTACAAAAATTAAATTTTGAGTATAATCAACTAACTGAAGAAAAATTAACTCAAGAATTAGGGGTGACAACTCCAGTGAATGAAAGAGTAAGTGCCACAGAATTAGGTAATGTTATGATTCAAAATGGTATTATAAGTAATAGTCAAGCAACTATGTTCTTAACTAATTTATTAGTAAATTCAGATAACCTATCTAAAACTGAAAAACAATCTGCAGATGATATACCTTCTTTAGAAAACTTTATTGTTAAATTTGATGATTCCTCCCCATTTTCGGGTCAAACTAAATATTATAGTGCAACACAAATGGATTCTTTTGTAGTTAATGGTTTAGAAATAAATAAAGTGTATGATGTTTATAACGATAAACAAAAGTTAGACCAAGATGGTGTAATTGTTGGTGGTAATGATCAAATAGGGGATTCTTTTAGATATAGAGAAAGAGGATATTTTTATATAAATGGTAAAGAACAGTATAAAAAGTTTGATAAAGGAGATCAAAAGTTAACACCTTTTGCGGTAAGTACTCAACCTAATATTGCTTTACGTGCCGCAATTTACGTATGGAATGATATTAAAGATGCTAACAAAAAATCTTGTAATGATTATGCTAAAGAAGATGGTAATTCTACTACGTTTGAAAGGACTAGTGCAATGAGTTGTCCTACAAAAAAGGATAAAGATAAATTTTATGAAAAATTTGAGTCCGTTTTAAGTAATTTTTCGTATGAGGGTAAACCTTTAATATCTTACGATAGGGCATAGGTATTAACTTTTTAAAAAAAAATTCTTATATTTGTAATTATGATTATTGGAAATATAGTTACACACCAACCCATAGAATTCGAAAAAGAATTTAAAGTATCTACTACTATAGAAGATATTATACCTAATTTACCCACAATAATAATAGGGTGGGATATTACTAAGGATACTATATCCGAAGCGTCTATTTTACATAAACAAATAAAAGAAAATTTATGTTGGACATTCACACCAAAAGAAAGAAAAGTTGAATATGAGGAAGATATTATAATATTTAAAAATCTATGTTATAGTAATATAGGGAATCATTTAAATTATGTATATATTGATCCTATTCATGATAAAAAGAGTAAAATTAAAAAAATTATTAATAAAATTAATAGTTTTAATAAATCAATTTCATATATAAGTGACAATAATATGTTATATATTTATAATGAAAACATCGTTTTTGGTGTTGATTTAAATATTATGGAATTAATAGGTATTAAAAAACAAAAAATAATTAATAAAATCAACCAATTAACTGATAGCCTTTTAATCAGAAATCAAGTATTTAATAAATGTAAGAGTATAATAACAAAAACTAACAAAAATAATAAAATACTACCTTACATTTATAGATATGGAGAATGCAGTGAAGATAATAACCCTAGCTTCGTTTGTCCTTAATGATAAAGTAGAAAGTTTCAAAAAATATCTACAAAAAAGGTTTAGAACCCCCGAAGATAAAATTTTCATCTACACATCAGAAGAAGAACAGGATAAACAGATATTAACATTTAGGGTTTATTTAAAAGATGGAAAAAAAATCAATACAAAATCCTTTTTCCCTACTACTATTATAGTACATAAAAAAGGAGAATGTTTTTACACAATTAATGCCTTGAATAAGTTAATTGAATCTGAAGTAGGTTTAGAAAAAGGGAATATTAATTATAAAGAACATGAAATAGATTGGGATAAATATCAAGGAAAAATGTTAATTGTAAAAAATGGAAATTTAGTAATAATGGACATTAATCGTAATTTTTCTGAATAATAGAATATTTATAATTAAAGACATTGATATGGAAAATAAAAAAGAAAAAAAGGAAAAACAAAATTTAGAAGATAAATTGGATGATTTCTTAAATGAAAAAAAGGAGAAGGAGTGTGTAGGTGAAGAGTGCTTTATCAATGATGGAAAAGAAATTGTAGAAAGAGTTACTAAAGTTTATAAAACTACAGATGGTAGACAATTATTAATTTAAAAAAAATGGGAAACGATAATTTATTAAAAGAGGAGCTTAAACGGCATATGCAATTGTTAGAATATACTTTCTATATGGAAGATGATATTACTAACCCTAATGATGAAGTTGAAAATTTATTATTGGGTGCGGCAGAAGAATTAAATGAACAAGATCCTGTTCCGGGAGAGGAAGAAGGAGAAGATCCTTTTGCTGATATGGCTGATGAGGAGGTTGAAGGAGAAGAAGTTGAAGGAGAAGAAGGGGAAGATCCTTTTGCTGATATGGCTGATGAAGAAGGTGAGACTGATCCTTTTGCTGATGAAGGTGGTTTAGAAGTAGAAGATGAATTTGCAGATGAAGGTGGAGAAGAAACTGTAGAAATAGAAGTTACCGATATTGTGGATAAAGCAGAAGAAACAAGAAATGAAATTAATGCTTTAACATCAAAAATGGATGAATTATTAGGAAAATTCAATGATTTAGAAGGGCAAGTATCTGGAATGGATCAAGTTATTGATAAAATAGATGAGTTAGAAAAAGAAATAGAGGAGAGAAACCCAACTCCTGTAGAACAATTAGAAATGAGATCAATGGATTCATTCCCTTATAGTGTATCTTTAACTGATTTTTGGAAAGATCAAGAAGGTTATGATGTAGGTAGTGAAGAAAAAGAAGAATATATAATTACTCAAAAAGACGTAAACGATTATAGTAAAACTGAAGTACAGCAATCATTTGATTATGACGCAAATGATGAAACAGAATAAACTTATTTTTTTAATTTGACTAATTGACCTATAATGTGTAAATTTAACCATTATAGGTTTTTTTTTATATTGACTTTTATAAAAAAGTACCTTATATTTAAATAATTAAATTAATTAATCATAAAAAATTAGAAAAATGAGTAAAGCTTTAGACGCAATACTATCTCAGTATGAGAAAAATACTGAAAAAAGTACAAAAGGAAGTAGAATATCCAACGAGGACAGATTAAAAAAGTATTTCACAGAAAAACTACAAAAAGGAGTTAAAAGTGCTACCAGAACTTTTAGGATTTTACCTGGAAAAGATGGTAATTCTCCTTTTCAAGAAGTATATTTTTACGAAAGACAAGTTAATGGTAAATATGAAAAAATTTACTGTAGTAAATTAAATGATGGCGAATATTGCCCATTGTATGAAGCTAAAGAAGCTTTATTAATGGAGGGTAGTAAGAAAGCCAAAGAAATGGCGAGAGAATATACTCCTCGTAAATTTTATGTAGTAAAAGGTATAGATAGAGATAATGAAGATCATGGTGTTAAATTTTGGAGATTTAAACATAAATACACTGGTGATGGTGTTATGGATAAGTTAATGCCTTTGTTTAAACTAAAAGGTGATATCACTGATGCTAGAGAAGGTAGAGATATTATTATTACTACTAATCGAAATGATAAAGGATGGAGCGTTGTGACTTCTATTATGTGTGACGATGTAACTCTATTAACTGAAGATACCACCAAAGCTAACGAGTGGTTTAACAACGAAGAAACATTTAGAGATGTTTACGCCAAAAAATCTCCTGAATATTTAGAAATAGTTGCAAAAAATATGACTCCTATTTGGGATTCAGAACAAAGTAAGTATGTTGCGGAAGAAGAAAGAGAAGAATCAGAAACCGCTTCATTGGAAGATGAAATAAATTTATTGAAGGATGATGTTACTACTACTTCTACTGTAGACACTACAGATGATAGTGTAGATGTAACTCCACTTGATAATGAAGAAACTGACGACTTACCATTTTAAGCATTATGGCAAAAAAACCTCTAAAAAAGAAATCAACTGATTTTTCTAGTATCCGGAAACGTTTTTCTTCTAGTGATAAGTATAAAGAACAAAAATACTTTGATCTAGGGGAATCTTTCCAAAAAGCGACAGGAATACCAGGACCAGCAATGGGTCAAATTAATATGTTATTGGGTCATTCCGATACTGGTAAAACTACCGCTTTAATCCAAACCGCAGTAGATGCACAAAAGAAAGGAATACTGCCTGTTTTTATTATTACCGAACAGAAATTTAGTTTTGAACATGCTAAACAAATGGGATTAGAAACTGAATATGTTGAAGAAGTAGATGAAAGTACAGGAGAAATCGAAGCATTTTGGGATGGATTTCTATTATATAGGTTGGGATTCGAATACATAGAACAAGCATTTGATTATGTTACTGAAATATTAGATGCACAAAAAAATGGGGATATACCTCATGATATTGTATTTTTATGGGACTCTATAGGGACAATTCCTTGTAAAATGAGTTTTGAAGGTAAAGGTGGTAATCAACATACCGCTCGTATTATTTCTGAAAAATGGGGTATGGGTATGGCACAAAGAATTACATCTTCTCGTAAAGAAAGTGCTCCTTATACTAATACTATGGTATTTGTTAACCAACCTTGGGTAGAATTACCTGATAATCCTTTTAGTCAACCAAGAATCCAACCTAAAGGAGGACAATCAATTTACTTATCTTGTGCGTTAGTATTTCTATTTGGTAATCAGAAAAGTTCAGGTGTATCTAAATTAAATGCGACTAACAAAGGTAGAAAAGTAAACTTTGCAGTAAGGACTAAGGTAGGCATACATAAAAATCATATGAACGGATTAGGTTATGCTGATTGTAGAATATTAGCTACCACACATGGGTTCATAGAAGATGATAAGAAGTCTATTGATTCTTATAAATCAGATTATAAAGAATATTGGTCACAAGTATTTGACAGTGTTGGTGAAGAAGTAGATTTTTCTATTGAAGAAGGAGATACTATAGAATCACCAGTGGAATACGCCGATCAATAACTATTGTTTAATTTTTAGAATCAATATGAGAAGTGTCCAGACCAACTAAAAGAAAAAAATATACAACCACCCTATTAGTAGATGGTGATTCATTATTAAAAACCGCCTATCATGGAGCGAAAAATCTTTACTATAAAGAAACCCATATAGGCGGTATTTTTCAATTCCTAACTATGTTAAGGAAGTGTATTAATGAACATCGTTATGATAGGGTTTTTGTCTTCTGGGATGGAATATTTAGTGGTAGGTTAAGGTATGACATCTATAAAGATTATAAATCCAACAGAGACAAAGATTTCTATACTCAACAACCACCTTCGGAACCCGAATTATATATTCAAAAAGAAAGAGTATTCCAATATTGTGAAGAACTATTTATTCGACAATTTCAAGATGAAATTATTGAAGCAGATGATGGAATTGCGTATTATTGTTCCAAAATTAAAGATGATGAAAAAATAGTCATAGTCACTAATGATAGAGATATGTTACAATTATTACATGAACGTATTGGTGTATATGTAATAAATTTAAGAAAAATAGTAACTATTAAAAATTATAATGAAAATTTTAACCATCATTATAGCAATATAAAACTATTAAAAATCCTCTCTGGTGACAACAGTGACAACATTAAAGGTATAAAAGGGGTGAGTGAAAAAACTTTAATAAAATATTTTCCCGAATTTACCCTACAATCTTTGACATTGGAAGATATATTTAGTAAAATTGAAATAATACAAAGCGAAAGAAAAACAAGATTGAAAACATTAGACAACATAATCAATAAAGTTACTGTAGGTATTCAAGGGGAGGATATCTATAATATTAACGATAAAATTATTGATTTAAAAAAACCATTATTAACCGAATCTTCTAAAACATATTTAGATGACTTATTTGAAACTCCTATTGATCCGGAAGATAGGACAACAAAAAATGTTATTAAAATGATGGTAGAAGATGGGTTAACAATGGCAATACCTGGGGGTAGAGATGGTTATATAAATTTTTTAAGACCATTTCTTAGAATTATTAAAAAAGAAAAAAGTTATTTTAGTAAAAACGCAAATTAAAAAGTTATGAAAAAGAATTATGAAAATCTCCCTTATGAATTTTTATTATTGATTAATAATAAACCTATAGTCGGAAGAAATTTCCAAATTAAAGGTTTTAATGTACATAGTTTACGATCTTTAGAATTAAAAGAAACTATAGATGATGCAGTATATGTGATTAAAGAACAATTTAAGGCAAGAAGTTGTGATTATCTATATAGATATTATAATCCGTATATAACTCAACCACCTTTGGAGAAGGATGAGAAAAAGAATATTTATGAGAACGAAGACATCTTCACTTTCCAAATAAAGGTTAAAGGAAGAATAGTGGCACAAACATTTTTTAGTGGTAATGATTTCCCACCAAAAGTTAGATATGATGTTGACATTCGTTCCATTATTCCGGAGATAATTTCAACCATACAAAATGGATTAACTTTAAAAAATTATACGCGTGAATATGAAGGTTACGCGCTTTAAGAGATATTTATATTTAAACCCACATTTTAATAAAAATGACTAAGGATAAAAGAACAAATTTAGGATATTTAGGATATAGTTTTCAAATAAGATTAGTCAAACAATTAATCGAAGACACAAAATTTTCAGAAGAAATAATGGACATTATTGAGCCATTATATTTTGATAATGAGTATCTGAGAATTATAATTGCTTCACTAAAAGATTACTTTGAAAAGTATGAATCTATACCTACATACGAAACACTCTTTCAATTAATAAAAGTAGACATTAAACGAGAAATCGCCAGAGAGTCTGCAATTACTATGATTAAAGAAGTGAAGAATACGGATCATAAAGATTGTCTACACACTCAAGAAGTAGCTATTAAGTTTTGTAAACAACAAGAACTTAAAAAAGCAAATACTAAAATACAAAAGATTTTAGATGCGGGAGATTTTGATAGATATGAAGAATGTGAAGAAATATTAAAAGATGCTTTAGCCGTAGGTACAGAAAAAGATGCGGGTATAGATGTATTTCATGCCATCGATGATGTGTTATGTGAGGATTTTAGAAATCCCATACCCACAGGAATGGTTGGTATTGATAATTTAATGGATGGTGGTTTATCTAAAGGAGAGTTAGGAGTTATTTTAGCACCTTTTGGTGTTGGTAAAACAACATTAATAACTAAAATGGCAAATACTGCATATAATTTAGGTTATAATGTAGTACAAATCTTTTTTGAGGATAACCCCAAGGTAATTCAGAGAAAACATATTACATGTTGGACTGAAGTACCACTTAATGAATTAACTGAAAACAGAGATAAAATTAAAAACATTTTACCAAAATTTAAAAGTAAGGAAGGTAATTTGATTTTGAAAAAGATGCCGAGTGATGGGACAACAATACCACACATTAAACAGTATCTCAGGAAGTTAAGTTCAAATGGTACCAAACCAGATATTGTTTTTATAGATTACATGGATTGTGTTTCACCTACAAAACAATTTAAAGATGAATGGACTGGAGAAGGAAATGTTATGAGACAATTCGAGACCATGATTTCTGAATTAAATGTTGTAGGATGGACGGCAGTACAAGGTAATAGAAGTTCTATTGGTGCTAATGTAGTAGAAGCGGACATGATCGGAGGATCAATCAAAAAAGGACAAATAGGTCACTTTATTTTATCGGTCGCAAAAACATTAGAACAAAAAGAAGAAGGAAGGGCAACTTTAGCTATTTTAAAATCTAGGTTTGGTAAAGATGGGGTAATATTGGAAGATATACTATTTGATAATGGTACATTGAAGATAGATACCACAATGTCGAGTGATGTTTCATTTTTAGATTTCGAAAAAGGAGAAGAAAAAAAGAAATCTAATCTTGTGATTGAAGCGATGAAAAAGAAGAAAGGCATCATGGGGAATAGCGAATAATAAGTTTTTTTATACGTTTAAAATGATTATAGTGTATATAATCATAGTGGGGTTTAACACCCTATAAAATAATAAGAAAAAAAATAGAGAAGAAAATGAAGTTGTCAAATAAGATTTTATCGGATATAACAGTCTACATGAAATATGCTAGATATCTACCCGATTTTAATAGAAGAGAAACTTGGGAAGAGTTAGTCACCAGGAATAAAAACATGCACATTAAGAAATATCCTGAATTAAAAGAGGATATTGAAAAAAATTATAAATTTGTATATGATAAGAAAGTATTACCCTCAATGAGGAGTATGCAATTTGGTGGTAAACCAATTGAGATATCCCCAAACAGAATTTATAATTGTGCATATATGCCTATTGACCATATCGATTCCTTTAGTGAGTGTATGTTCCTATTATTAGGTGGAACTGGTGTAGGTTATTCCGTACAAAAACATCACGTTGAAAAATTACCACCCGTAAATAAACCTTACCCTAAAAGAAAAAGAAGATTCCTTATTGGAGATTCTATTGAAGGTTGGGCAGATGCGATTAAAGTATTAATGAAATCATACTTAAATGGTAAAGGTTCACGAATTGAATTTGATTATTCTGATATTCGCCCTAAAGGTGCGAGATTAATAACATCTGGTGGTAAAGCACCGGGACCTCAACCATTAAAAGAATGTATTCTTAAGATTACTGGTATTTTAGAAAATCATGAAGATGGTGATAAATTATCTACTGTTGAAGTTCATGATATTGTTTGTCATATTGCAGATGCAGTATTGGCAGGTGGTATAAGAAGAGCGGCACTAATTAGTTTATTTAGTGCAGATGATGATTTAATGATTGGTTGTAAATCAGGAAACTGGTGGGAACTTAACCCACAAAGAGGTAGAGCAAATAATTCAGCTTGTTTAATGAGACATAAAATTACTAAAAAGTTTTTTATGAATCTTTGGAAAAGAGTTGAATTGAGTCAATCTGGTGAACCAGGAATTTATTTAAATAATGATAAAGATTGGGGAACTAATCCTTGTTGTGAGATTGCTCTACGACCTTACCAATTCTGTAATCTATGTGAAGTAAATGTGAGTAACATCCAATCTCAAGAAGATTTAAACGAAAGAGTTAAAGCTGCAGCATTTATTGGTACATTACAAGCTGGATACACTGATTTCCATTATCTAAGAGATATATGGAGAGAAACTACTGAAAAAGATGCGTTGATTGGTGTATCAATGACAGGAATAGGGTCAGGAAGAGTATTAGGTTATGATATGTCTAAAGCTGCAGACGTTGTTAAAAGGGAAAATTCTAGAGTTGCTAAAATATTAGGAATTAATAAAGCTGCTAGAACAACTACAGTTAAACCTGCAGGGACAACTTCATTAACATTAGGTACTTCATCAGGTATACATGCCTGGCATAATGACTTCTATATTAGAAGAATAAGAGTAGGTAAAAATGAATCTATTTATACATACTTAAAACAAAATCATCCTGAATTAGTAGAAGATGATTATTTTCGTGGACATGATACTGCAGTAATATCTATCCCTCAAGCCGCACCAGAAGGTTCTATTTTAAGAACTGAATCTGCTTTCGAACTTTTAGAAAGAGTGAAAAAAGTGGCAACGGAATGGGTTAAAAGTGGACATAGAAATGGTTCTAATAGTCATAATGTATCTGCAACCATCTCATTGAAAGAAGAAGATTGGGAATTGGCAGGTGAATGGATGTGGGATAATAGAGAACACTATAATGGGTTGTCTGTATTACCATATGATGGTGGAACGTATGTACAAGCCCCTTTTGAGGATATAACTGAGGAACAATACGAAAGAATGTTTCAATTCTTACAAGATATAGATTTATCTAAAATTGTAGAAGATAAAGATGAAACTACTTTAACTTCAGAGTTAGCTTGTGCAGGTGGTGCATGTGAAATTACTTAATTAACTCACACATATATTTAATTAAAAGGTACTCTTATGGGTACCTTTTTTTTATATTAATACTTTTCTTTTAAAAAATTTATTGTAGAATATTTATATACAAATGGCAGATAAAAGATATATAAATATTGATTTCCCTTTTAGAGATAGTGAAAACGGGTATTATTTTAAATTAAATAGTACAGATAAAGATGCTATTAGATCGGACTTATTACATCTATTATTAACAAATAAAGGGGAGAGGTTATATCTACCTGATTTTGGTAGTGATTTAAGAAAATATATTTTTGAGCCAAACGATAATATCACACATGATGATATTAGAAATAATTTAAACGAAACAATTAAAAAATATATACCAAATCTATATGTTAATGATATAACATTTAGAAATGATGATATACAAGAATTAATAATAGTTGAACTAAAATATACTGTTACTGAAGGTACATTTAGTAGTTCAGATACCATACAGTTAACATTTTAATTATGATAAAGAAAATTGATTATAACGCTAGAAATTTCGCTGATGTAAGGGATCAGTTAGTAAAATTTATTAAACAATATTATCCAGATGTATTTTCTGATTTTAATGATGCCTCTGTGGGTATGATGTTATTAGAGTTAAATGCTGCGGTAGGAGACATGTTATCTTTCCAAACCGATAGAATGTTTAATGAAACTCAAATAGATTATGCTCAAGAAAGATCGTCTTTATTAGAATTAGCTAGAACTTTCGGATTGAATGTACCGGGAAAGAGACCTAGTATTACAATTGTGGATTGGACAGTAACAGTTCCTGTAAAAGGAGACACCTTTGATTTATCTTACGCACCTAAAATTCTTAAAGGATCCCAAGCAAATGGTGCAGGTAAAGTATTTGAATTAATGGAAGATTGTGACTTTACATCTCCATTTACAACAGGAGGTATACCCAATAGATTAATTCTACCTAATATTGATAGTAGTGGTCAAATACAAAGTTATAATTTAGTAAAAAGAGAAATAGTTTTAAATGGATTTACTAAAATATTTAAAAAGATTATTGAAATACAAGATTATAAACCTTTTAATGAACTTATATTACCTGATGATAATGTATTATCTATTGAAAACATTATTACTAAAGAAGGAACTAATTTTACTACTAACCCAACCGAAAGTGAGTGGGCAGCGTTTGAAAATAATTGGTATGAAGTACCAGCGTTAGCACAAGCAGAAATTTATACTACTGATGATACTACATTAAGTGATAATAGTAGTATTTCTCCTGGTAAATGGAAAAATGCACCACAAAGATTTATAAAAGATTTTACGGATAATGGATTTTGTAGAATTATTTTCGGTGGTGGTGAAGCCGATACTTCCGCATTAAATGATTTTGTGGGGTGTAGAGGTCAAATAGATAGAATAGGAAATTTAATTAATAATTCATCATTGGGAGATATCCCACCTGTGAGTAATACTATGTTTATTAGATACAGAGTAGGGGGTGGTAATAGTTCTAACATTGGGCCTAACGTATTAACCCAATTAGGGGTAATTAATTTCATCGTTAATGGTAATGATAGTAATATTAATACACAAGTAAGAGAAAGTTTAACTATTAACAACCCAATCCCTGCAATGGGAGGGTTAGGACAACCATCAATAGAAGAAATTAGAAATTTAGTTAGATATAACTTTTCATCACAACATAGATGTGTGACAATAAAAGATTATCAAAGTAGAGTAAAGTTAATGCCGGGTAGATATGGGGTTCCATTTAGGACTGGTGTTTGGGAGGAAAGAAATAAAGTTAATGTTTCTATACTTGCATTAGATGAGAATGGAAAATTAACTACACAATCCACCTCTACATTAAAAGAAAATATTGCCGAATATTTGGCAGATTATAGAATGATAAATGATTACGTAACCATAAAGAATGGGCAAGTAATAAATTTAGGGTTTGAAGTTGATTTATTTGTTGATAAGAATATACCTAAAGGGGAAATCATATCAGGAGTAATAACTTCAATTACCGATTATATGGATATCAATAAATGGGATATGGGTGATAATATTTACCTATCTGATTTAATTGAGAATATAAACAATGTTGCAGGGGTATTAAATGTAACGGATTTAAGAATATATAATAAAGTTAATGAGAATGGAAAATATTCTTTTAATGAAATAGCACAACCGTTATTAGATGATGCCACACGTCAAGTTGACTTATTAAATAGATATACTCTATTTGGAATCCCTAATGGAATGTTTGAGGTAAAATACCCAAATAAGGACATTAAAGTAAGTGTTAGTACATAATAATAGTTACTTTTTCGTTTTTTTAATTAGTTTTAAGTAAAAAAATAAAGTTATGGGATGTAGTACATGTAATCAACAGAATCAAAATCAAGAAGAAAAAGATAATATTAGTTTAGTATCCGACCAACTAATGAATTCCAATGTAACGGATTACTTTTTAATTAAAGTAGGTACCTTTATAGCGGTAGTATTAGCAATACCCTTTATAGTATTGGCGTTAGTTTTTCAAGTATTTATACATTTCTTTATACCTAAATCAGTTAATGGGATTAATAAAAGATTCCGTAATGGATTCACCAATTTATTTGTGAAATTACAACAATTTAGGATTAAAAAGGAAATAAAGAAAAGAGAACAACAATTCAAAAATAATGGTGGATATGACGAAAATAGTGAACTATTAGATATCGAAGTCTACGAAGATATTGAAGATAACAAAAAAGCAGAATTAAATTGAAAGGATGTCTAAATCATACCGTATTAGAACCAAACCAGGTGAAGATGATGGGTACTTAAAGGTAAATCTAGATTTAAATCAACACTATGATTTTCTAGAAATACTAAGTTTGAAAATTTCTCAAACCGATGAGTATCAAAACTTCTGTGCCGATTATGGGGTAATTGCGGGAAGAATAGACATTAATAATGGATTTGGTGTACCTAATGTAAAGGTATCCATTTTTGTGCCCATTGAAGAGGCGGATTTAAATAATCCAGTCATATCTTCAATATATCCATATACCTCACCTACTAATGATGAAAAAAATGATAGAGGTATACGTTATAATTTATTACCAAATAAACAACAAACATTTGATCATACCCCAGTCGGAACTTTCCCTTCTAAAAGAGAGATGTTAGACAATGGAACAACTTTAGAAATATATGAAAAGTATTATAAATATACCACTACCACCAATCAGGCGGGAGATTTTATATTATTTGGGGTTCCTGTGGGGGAACATACCTTACATTATGATATGGATGTTAGTGATATTGGATTTATATCTTCTAGACCTTATGAATTAATTGCACAAGGTTATAGTGAAGATTTATTTGATAGTAGATTTAAATTTAAATCCTCTAATAATTTAGATAATCTCACCCAAATATATTCTCAAAATATATCCGTAACAGTTCACCCTTATTGGTGTGATAGTTTGAGTGTGGGTAGTACAATTGGTATTGTTAGAAAAGATATATCTATCGATTTAGAATTAATACCTACCGCCATTTTTATGGGTAGTATATTTTCCGATGATGAAAAAGATTCGGTAAATAAAAATTGTCGACCCGATAAAGATATGGGTAAGATGAATGATGTAATTACTGGTGCAGGAAAATTAGAGGCGATACGAAGAACAATTGATGGAACTATAGAAAGTTATGAGATTAATGGTGATGCAATAGATGATAATGGAAACTGGTCAATCCAGTTACCTATGAATTTACGTAAAGTAATTACCGATGAATTTGGTAACTTAATACCAAGTCCTGATGGGATAAAAGGAATTGCAACAGAAGCAGATTTTAGATTCAGAGTATCAATGGATAAATCTGATACCGATAAAAGATTAAGACAAAGAGTTAAATTTTTAGTCCCTAATTTAACGGGGAATTATAATTTTGGGTCTTACTCTTATGGGTCATTACAAAATACTGATCATTGGAAAATAAATGAACAATTATCTACTATCACACAAAATACTCCATATGAAGATGACCTTACTAACCAATATAACTACATTGAAGACTTTTTTACCTTTAGATGGAAAAAAGTTTATACTGTTAAACAATACATAGGAAGATTTCAAAAGAGTCAGAGAGACGAAACCAGAGCATTTATTGGTATAAAAGATATTGTTAATGGATATGGGGTTAATAAATTTCCTAGTAATAGGGTAGACACTAACATACATCCATTATATAGTGTATTATGTTTTATACTTTCTTTGTTCGCACATTTAGTGGGGGTTATAAATGGTATAATACAAATTATTAATGGATTAATAACTGCACTATGTAAATTCAAAATACCATTTTTTATATGTAGTTATCCTTTAAAGGGTGGTCAATTTAAAATCAAATATAGGTTACAAGAATACGATGATACTGGTGGTGTATGGGATGATGAAAATGATTTAAAGATGTTTACTACAGAATGTTATGATGCTAAAGGAGAATGTGATGATGTTAATACTGTGGGTAGTTGTAATAACGATTTAAGGGATTGTTATGATGCGGCAGGTTTACAAAATTTAATGCTCCCTTTAAATAGTGTACCTGGATGTAGTTCAGTTGTCGGACCGGGAGGAGGATATAGAGCCAATCTTACGTGGGATGTATTAAATAATCAAAGTGGTGTTTCTTGGCAGGGGGGTAATGTAAATGCGGCGTGTTGTCAATATTATTCAGGGGGATGGTGTTACAATTATGGTTCTTGTATGTACGCACCAGGACCGGGTTGTAAAAGAGTGGCATTTTATGGGGGTAGTGTATCTTCTATGGAAGCACAAACAGTAAATGATTGTAAAACTTGTAGTGTTGGGAATACCTGTGATCCGGGTTATATTAAACTTTTAGGTAGGTGTTGGGGGTTAAAATTCCAATGTTTATTCTCGGGGATATTTTGTGATCCTTGTCAAAATTACTGTGGGGATGAATTTTCTTGTGATGGTGGAAGTGGTTGTGGGAGTAACTTTGATTGTTGTGATGATAAATGTTGTATAAAAATACCTTTAATAGGGTTAAAATGTAAAGAAGAGGATATAACCATTAAACCTACTATATTAAAAACTCCATTTGCTAAAGATGTGTGTAATGATACATATGTTAAACCTTATAGTTGTTGGACGTGTGGTGGATTACAAACTCCAATAATAAAAGATTGGGTATCATGTGTATTAGAACCTGTGGCAGTGTTTTTAAAAATGTTAAAATTTGATTTTTATAATGATTGGGTAAGTGGTAGTTTATATTTCCCTTTAATAAAAAGAAAATATAAAGTTAGAAAGAGTAAAAAGAAATTCGGACAAATAAAGAAAGATAAATTTTGTCATTATAATTGTTTAACTAAAAATGCTAATCCTCCTCAGTTTCAAGGATACGCTACTTTTTTACAGGATAGAATAAAATTAGATGTGGGGTATAGTACCCCTACAGTGACAATACAAGGATGTAGTGCTCGGTTAGATGCTAACATAGTAAGTGATTGGTATGGGGATTATAATAGTAATAGTATAGACAATTTAAACTTAGCGGCAAAACAAATAGTATTAGATGGGACAAATGATGCAGATAAAAAATGTCAAATTACTTTTGATAACTATGCGTCTTTACAAGGGGCATTGAATAATATTAGTGGGTTACAAGTAGTTGCAGAAACTAAAGTAGGGGCTAACCCATTTGGTGAACCAGATTATGTTAAAACTATTGATCAATTTGGGACAGAAACTTGGGAAAATCAAGGTGGGTTTGGTTTACATAAAAATAAATGTGACCCTACTAGAATGATAGAAAGAGGAGAATATTTTAAAAATAGTTTAGATTGTTGGAATACACCACCTTCTTTAGGTTCCACAGGTGCACCTATGGTGTTTCCACCTGACATTGATCCCCCTAACCCTTTAGACCCGTGTATATATAACTGTCTTGGAGGTTTACCAAATGATTTATCTACGTCATGGCAGGCAGAATGTTGTAGATCTACTTGCGGTACAAATTCAGTAGCAGGGTGTAATGCCTTTTGTTCTTGTAGAGGTGCTAACGCACCAGAGGGATTATTAAATTATAATGGTCAATTAATTGAACATGGACTCATTATGTGGTATGATCAAGAATTATATTATACTTCTATTATACCCAAAGGTGATTATAGTTATAATGATTTAGAATATAAGGCAAATATAATGTTACCTACAACAATTACGGAATTAGGTAGTACTACTTATTGTGATATAGATGATGTTCCATTTATAATGGATAAATTACAACCAACCACTTTTCAAGTTAGTTATGAGGCGATAAAATATAAGATTGATAATGTTATTAATAACTATACACCCCCACCAAATAGTGGAAATCCTCCTGGAATTAGAAAAGATTTAAATTACGGAGAAGATAAAGAAGGGGCATTAAATTTAAGAGGTTACGTAGATTTTTCTTGTTTAGCAACCACTTGTCTTAATACACCTGCAACAGTTAATCAATCCCAAATAGGGGTAGACACTATAGATACTAACGATTTAGAAATAGAGATTAGTAATTGTTTTATGCGTTTTGAACATGATACAGAAATTAGAGAATATTTCTGTAGAAGATTCTCTGGTTATAAAGATGGTGATTTAAATGTACATTATATGCGACCAGGATCCAATGAATTTGAAAATGATTACCAAACATATGATGAAATTACTTTAGTGGATGGCACACCTACTTATTATAGATTAGTAGATGATTTTTCCAGTGGTGACCCTATATTATCTACCTACAATGATGGGGATGCGTTTGTCCCTGGAGACGCTTGTGGATTTTATAAAGACACTAACCCAACAGGGTCAGACTATTTTTATGGATTAGCGCCTGGACAAACATCAAGTTTTGTTAATTTCCCTAATTCTACTACCCCACCTTTAATTACATTTGGACAAAATGCACATAGTGGTGGTGTAGACGATGTAGATGATGGAATTAATGGTAGTGGTACTATATATGGAATTAAATTTAATAGAAGTCAAACTCCATATTATTTATATTTTGGTTTATTGCCAGGTAAAACAGCATTACATAAAACAGTAGGGAAATTCTTTGCAGATAAAATAAACGCAGTGACATTACAAGGTATAGGTGCATCTAATGATGACGCTTCAGAGAACACTAATAATCAAAACAATTTAAGGCATGAAGTTACTAATCCTTTTAGTATATATAAAACATGTTTAGGTGAAACATTAATCGCTTCTCAAACAGGAGGTGGCGGAACACCAGGTGGATCAGGTGGGTCGGGTGGTGTAAATACCCCAGGAGGTAACATAGGAAACACTACACCTATTGGTATTGGTGGAACAACAGGACTGGCTAATCCTCCGGGTGGTGGTTTAAGTACTGGTGGTAATGTGGGATCTAACTCACAAACTACACCAACTACCACTATTACTAATTACACTATAAGTGGAACACAAGGAGTAGGTTACGGATTCCCTTCAATGGCCGCTACCGCTTTAATTAATGTATTTAATGCACCTGCAGTTATAACTTTAAGTTTATTTGGTGGAACGTTTTGTCCAACTATACCCCCTATTAGTAATTCTAAAGGAGCTGGTGGTTTAAATTTATATAACGGAGGAACAACTACACTTACACAACCTAACGTAGCACAAATAGGTATGTCATCTAATTTAGGTGGGTTAGGAGTTAGTATTCAAAACGGTACTAGTACAGTAGCAACTGCAGATGAAATTAAAACAATAACCATAACAATAAATCAAACAGGAACTTATGATTTGAATTTATCATATAGCCCATTGAATTGTAATCAAGATGGATATTTTAAAATTTTATAGAAAATATTTATTATAAATGGAGAAAAATACTAAAATATTATTAAATAAAACTAGGACAGTAGATTCCGTAAATGTTAATACACAATTTAACATTTCTATGGAAAATACTAATAAACCTATTCCTGTTAATGATATTGACACTAATATAAATGCTTACGAAGTCTTTGAAGAAGAGAGAAAAGAAAGTAGCATATATAGGTTTTATGGAATTTTGAATGGAGTAGTATCCAATCCAATTTATAATGATAATATTAAAATTTATGAAAATTCTAATACGGGAGCCGTAGAGTCTAAAAAGATATCTAGTAGTGACATTTATGAAAAAGATGGGTGGATAGGATACTTTAATGATGAAACTAACGAAGAATTAGAATTAATAGGTGATAATGAAAGTTCTCTATGTGAATTTTTTCCATTTGATCCAGGATATAAACGATTGAGTATATTAGATAGTGATGGGTCGTCAAATTATTTGATGAAAATTACTTATCCTTACGCACAAACCGACATAACTTTAGTTCAAAATGAATTTAATATCTCCCTAAAAGATGGTTTACCTATCATAGAAAAAATGGTTGTTTCATTACATGGTAGAGATTATGTGGCATTTAAAACACCTATTAATCATGGTTTACAACCTAGAGATTTAATAAATCTTTATAATTTTCAAGATTTAAGTGGAGATTTAGCACTTTCTCAAAGATCGAAGGCAGTATTTAAGTTAGGTGATAATGAAGGTAAAAATACTGAAAGAATTTTCGTAATGGATATTGATCCTTTAGATATTGATTTTCAAGCGGGAGTATCAACTATAAAAAGAATAAAAAATAATTATGAATCTTCTTATTATGTAAGAATATTAAAATCTTTAACTACGGGATATACTGATTATGATTTATTTCCTGCAGCATTTGGTGTTAATTATTATGAAGATGGTGTTGCGTCTTTTAATTTTATTAAAGATATAGATGTTGAAGGGTTAAAAGATAATTTAGGAAGACCATTGAGTGAATTATTTTTAACGATTGTTAAAAATGACAATGATTCACAACCTAATAGTGTTTATAATAGATATTGGCATAATCAACAATCTCAACTACCAGCCAATATAAAAGATAGGTTTTGGACACGAATAGTGGGGGGTTATGTAACAGAAAATAATGCTTTAGTCAATTATAATATTAGGGCATTTGGTGATCCTACCTATGCAACTAACTCTTGGTTTACTAATATAGATGAATCAGATGAAGATTTTCATGGAGATATTGTAGAATATAACGAATATGAACTTTTAGAAAGATCATTAGAGAATATATATCACAGACTTAATACAATATATAGAGAAAATTTAGAATCCATCACTAAAAATAGTAATGTTCCAGTACCTAGTAAAAGAGAAGGATACATATATCAACCACATAGTAGAATTAAAATTAGAGAATTTAGTAGTTTTATTCACCCAACAGTGGATTTACAAACAGTATTTGATAAATATAATATCACTTCCCCACAAGAACAAGAAAAGTTAAAACAAGATTACAAAGTGCCTGATTATGCAACCCAAATTTCCCCTAATGTGTATAGATGGAGAGATTTATTAGGTATTGGTGAAATTGATGGTATGGGAAGTGGTGTAGATTATCCTTTTGAAAGTGGTGCTCATTATATGTATCTTAATAATAGATTCTATTTACAAAGACAAGATCCTCCTTGTAATTTTTATTTAACTGCGGAAGAAATACTTATACCCCAAGATAAAGATAAATTTGAAGATATGATAAACAGACCTACTTTTTATAAGTATGATATTCTAAATATTGATGATTTTAAAGGGGGACAGAGTTCAAGTATTACACAAAATGGGATTGCTAGTTTATTAGATTATAATAACCCTGCAAACCCTATAAAATTAGATGTAAGATTTTTTAGTTTCTTTGGTGTATATGAATTAGGGGTAAGAGATGTAGCTGGTGCTTGTGTAGATTATAATGTTTTAGATATAACCGATATAGATGAAAACTGTTAATAGTAAAAAAATATTAGTAAGTAAGTTAGGTGCGTCAGGCACTACTATAGATATCCCTTTATCTACCAACTTTTTCCCGGTTGATAATTCTGAATTGATCACCCACCAATTCGTTGAACAAGAAAAAGAAAAGGTTATTAATCAAATAGTAGACAATAAAAAAATTATTTTTCGACCAGCGGATGATTCATGGAATATTATTGAGGAGTTTAAAATAAATCTAAATTTCTTCACACCCACTAGTATACAAAATGGGTCACCAGTTTATCACAATGCATCCAATGGGTCAAATGGTGCGGGGGTTTATAGTGAAATTGGGTTTATATATGATGATTTATTCTGTAGAGCAAATAGATTTATCTTTAGTTTTATGAGGTTATTATTTTATGATAACCCCAATAGTGGAGACAATAGATTATTATTTTTTAGTGATATCTACACACAAATTGGTAAGGATCAACAGACACCCAATGGTTTACCCTTACCTCCCGATCAATCACCTATTAGTATAAGGACTGCGGATCCTCTTTTACAACCTGAAATGTCTCACGAAGGATATCACATTTATTGGTATCCAGATTTGGTAGATAATGCACCTAACAAAGAATATGAAATGTATATGACATTAATATTTAATAATGCGTCTACCGGTAAATCTATATTAATGGCGCCTTCCAAAACATTAAACCCATTTAATGTTCAAATAGGAGATTTAAATGGGGAAGAAGGTAAATTACATTTAAAAGTAATTTTAAAAAATGATAACGGAGTGTATAAATATAGATTTGTGGGAAATAACCAACAATTAAGTAGTAATGGTACGGGAGGGGTAAACTTAAACCCAACTGTTCCGGGACCATCTTCTCTTACGTTTTGGCAAATTAATGTTTAAATATTTATAGGAAAGAGATGGACTACTTAAAAATAAAAAGAAATTTAGAAAATTATACTGTTAGAAACATCCCAAAAAGATTAATAACAGTAAATGCGTCAGGAGATACTGTCGTTAATACTAGTAGTCCGAATTATTATTATGGTCAAATACCTGAATATAAAATAGACAAAGAAGGTTTTTTTATATTAGATAGTGCAGGGGAAAAAATACCCAATACTATAGATATTAATATTTTTATAACACAAGAGTATGATGATATGGGTATTTTTACGGATATGGATTTTATCCCTAAACAACCACCTTTATCACAACCCCCTAATAATTTTAATCCATTTTTAGATGGTAGAATTGCGGGTGGACCAGTAGATTTTTATTATACACCACCTATTAGTGTAACTGGGGAAACCGATGATTCCCATTTAAATTATGTTAAATCATTAAGGGTAGATAGTAATGGGTTACCCATATACCAACCATTTTTAAATGTATCAAAAGAAGATGGTCAATTTGATGGGGTAACAGATAATAATAATCAAAGAGTAAAATATAAGTTAGGTGCAGATATTAATAATATCGGTACTACGGGAGTAGAGTTTACTACTTACCATCAAGAGTTTGTTAAATCTACTAATATTGTAGGTGAAGACGTAACTTGGAATAAAACAACATTCAAAGCAGTAGACGGTGGATGGAATTCTTCAAATATAGATTTATATGCTAATGTAAAAGAAGAAGAATTTTTAGGTATAGTTTTCCCACCGGAAATTAGTGACGATGTATTTATAAATAGGGGTGTCGCAGATATCTTTGAAAGAAATGCAATACTCTCAGAAATAAAAACAACAGATGACTTAGATAATTTTAGGGGAGGTTATTTAGTTAGTGAATAAAATGATTAAAATAGAAAGATATGGCAACAGGTAATTATGGTACGGTAAGACCGGCAGATGTTTCAGTAGATGACGTAGAAATTTTATACGCATATAGCCCTAGTAGGGAAACTTTAAATACTGTGGAATTGGAGTTTTTAGACCCAACACAAGTATTATTACCTGCTAATGACCCTAATAGTACAACAGAAGTATTAGGTGGGATGTATACTTTAAAATTACCTACCGCTCAATTTGGTAATAAAGGGTATTATAGTATAATAATCCGACCCAAACAAATTAGAACAACAATAGTAGATTGTGGTGTTTTAGTAGATATGCCAGATGTTAAAGGATTAGTTTTTGATATAAGTCAAGTCCCTTCCACTGATCAAAATAAATTTGAAAATGGAAGTTTAGTAGGATACAGAGTAGAATATTTGGAAACTGATGGTAGTAAAATACCAAATTTATATAGAATTATAACATCCAATAATAGGGCATTACCTATTTCACAACCCGCAGGTAATAACAATGCAACACAAGCATGGTCATTTAATGATAACACAACTACTACGTTTTGTACATTAACACCATCTTCTGCACCATTTGTTAAACCTAATGCGGTTCCTTTTATAGGTAATCCTTTACAAGATGTTATTATAACTAACACTTATTTTGATCCAGTGATGTTGGAAGTAGAAATGGTAGAATATGATGATGAAACATTAGCATATGCCTTATACTCCAATCAAACTAAATCATTGGAAGATGGTGTTTATACAATATATAATTTTGGTAATGAAATTTATAAGCAATATAACATATTTGAGGTTAAAGATCAATTTACAGGTAAACCTCTTTATGAAGTTAGAGAGCAAAAATCTATCATTGACCCAACTAAAGATTTTGATGACATAACTAATTTTTAACATATTGAATGGCGAATAATAAAAAGGATAGAATTAAAATTGCGGGATACGCTAAAAGAGTCTTTTTCAATGATAATATTGAATATAGAGATTTTAGTCCAGATTTAGTAGGTTTTCAACTAACTAGTGAGGGAGGAACGCCTTTATTTACCAACGGTAATTTTTCTATTGATACAAATTTAGACCCTAAACCTGATGTTGTTTTTCGTCAAGGAACACAATCTCCTCTTTATACATTAGATGATGTAGTTTCTAATGATCAAGAGTTAGTTATAGAAAAAAATATAAAAACAAGTCTTAATTTAGATTTAACTAACCCATTAAGTTATATATGGTATGGGTCAGCGTCTGAATTAATTAGGGCTTCCTTAGAAGAAATACAAGAAAATTGGCCAGCCGCCATTTATGTGGATAATAAAGTAGGATCTATTACAGGAAATAATATAACTAACTATGTGTATGATATTACTAATGATGAATCTACATTTACTATCAGTACAAGTTATTTTAGTAATCCCTACTCAATAAAATATACATTAGATGAAGGAATTACTGGTACGGAAGAAGAAGAAAATCCTTTACGTAATTTCACAGTTAATTATAAATCTTATGTTATTGAACATAATGGTATAATTAAAAAAATAAAAGATATAACACCTGCCACTCAGACTACCAATTCAACTATTGATTTAGTAGTAGAAGGAAATCCTTTTCCTGAGTTAACAGGAATTATTATACCACAATTTACACCATTAGTAACTCCATTTGTAGGTTCTATACCATTTTTTATTAAACCTAATGAGATAGAAATAGAAAGTTTTTTTACTTCTTTAAATGATTTACAACAGAATTTATTAGATAGAAATACCTACCCTATCTATACTAGTATTATAATATCCCCTAAAATTACAGATGAAGGGGTAATAGTGACAACTAAGGATGTATTAACTTTTCCTATATTAGATGATGGTTATAACCTTAATTTCTTTGATAGTTATTATCTTTCATATTTGGATACTCTTTCACAAGTAGGTGAAAATTATGATGAAAACAATACTGACTTAATTATTAGAAAATATACTGCGGAAGTCATAAGTAGTTTTGATACAGTACCAAGAGGGGATGGTAATAATTTAGTGTTAGATGGTGAAAAAGCAACTAAGTTATTAAGAATTTATGGGGTTAGTTTTGATGAGATCAAAAAATATATAAATGGGATTAAATTTGCCCATGTAGTAACTTACGATAAAAAGAATAATGTACCAGATGCCTTAGTTAAGGATTTAGTTAGTATGTTAGGATTGGATCCCGTAACGTTTGTAACCTCCAACACATTAGGTGGGGCAGTTGTTCCGGTTCCTGGGTTAGGAAGTTTTAGTGGTGCATCCGCATCAATGTCAAATAGTGAGGTCGATACGGAATTATATAGAAGATTAATCCTTAATATTGCGTGGTTATGGAAGAGTAAAGGTAGTAGAAAAGCAGTAGAATTTTTATTTAGGTTTATAGGTGCACCTGAAGCATTAGTTAACTTCAACGAATATATTGTAATTGTTGATAAACCATTAGATATGGATAAAATTAAACAATTACTTCTTCTTTATACTGGTAAAGTAGATACTACTCACATACCTTATGATGATGATGGTTTTCCTTTACCTCCAGTTAATGGTGATTTAGTAATAGTGGATTTTATTGCGGGATTAGAAACAGGTACTACATTGACAGGAAACCAATTGCCAGGTATTGTAGAAAACCCTTATACAGAAATGTATTTCCAAAAAGCAGGAGGATGGTATAAAGAAACTTTTGGTCCAAATGCGGGAGTAACTAATTTAAGAGGTAATAATCCACATGTGGGTAAATATGATGGTGGTAATGAATATTTGAATTATTTTATGCAATGTTATATCCCTAACTTTACGGGGGAAACTACTTTTGCAATTACTGAAACAATTTCTAAAGTAAATCATTTTATAAATTATAATTATGGTATTTTTAATGGGGTTGCCAATGACGCTTCTATTTTTACTGAAGAGGTTACCTATAACGTTAACACTAATCAATATCAGAATATAGATGATTGTTTAGATATAACATATAATATTATAGAAACCCCAGTACAAAATAATGGTAAATCTACATTAGAGGAAATTAGAGATATTGCGGAAGATGAATATAATGCATTTTTAGAATTGATTAAGGTTCAACCTTATTTACAATACTCTCCTGAATTTATTAAGGTTAAAAACAATTATATACAAGCAAGTAATAACTATAATAGAGAAATTGCTACGGAAAATTGTGATATCAATCAAACATTAGAAATTTGTATAGTAGAAGATATAAGTAATGAGGATGATGAAATCGAAGACCCTATTAATTGTTGTGATGGTATAAGAGTAGATTATGAAGAAGGGTTTTTAGTATTATTTGATGAAGCGACAGGGATAAAATTAAGTGGTGATAGATATGCATGTTGTTGTGAATCTCAAGAAATAGATGGACAACAAGGTAAATATATTAGTTATAATGAAGGAGGGGAAATTATAGAATATTGTGCGGTTCAAGCACCATGTGATGGTAATCCAATAGAAATTAAAAGAGATGGTACAGTAGTATTTGAAATGGTGGGTAATAATATGCCTAATAATATATTCTTAGTAGAAGATAGTTGTTATCAAGTATGTGATGATGGAGGAAGCTGTTACCAATATCAAGATAATGAATATTGTAGTAGAGTTGTGGGTGCAGATGTTAACACAAATCCACAGGCAGTAGCAGAATGGGCACAACAAAATAATGGAAGTGAACAATTTTTTAAATGTTTTACTAGAACTACTTGTAAAAATACTACTACAGTGAGTAGACCCGAATGTTGTGCATGGCATGGGTATGAAAGTAAAATTGTGCAGGAAATTACTGCAACTGGTGAAAAAATTAGTTATGTGGTATGTGTAGATTCACAAATTGATGGTGGATCATTGATAGAGTTACCAAGTAGGGTAGAAGAAATGGAAGAAGCTATCGCCGCACAACAAACTGAATTATATGAATTAGAGGAGACTACTAAAAATAATGATTTAACTTCTAAAGAAAATCAAAAAGCACAATTAGAAATTCTACAGAAGAAGGAAGAAATTATTAATTTAGAAAATCAAAAGAATAACGAACAATTACGTGAAGAACTAGGAATTAAACCTTCATTAGAAGAAGGGTATGATAAATATATACCTTATAGTAATCGTAATGCACCTATTCAGGAAGTGGCAAAAATATCTACTTCAGGAGATGCAGTAAAAAGAGCTGGTATAGTAAAACCTAATAGTAAGGCAAATCCTAAGACAGTTAATTCAGAGTTTTATTCTGTATTTGAAGATCCAGATGTTAATGACCCAACTAAATGGGAAGATGAAAGAATCGATAATTATGGAAGAGTTGCTTTTTCTACTACCGACAATAAAGGAGATAAAATTATTATAGATTGGAACACACCTAAAGAATCAGGTGGAGAGTTGTATAATTTAATAGGGCAACAAAAAGGATATGAGTACGATACATTTAAGGTGGATACTAATAATAGTCAATTAGTAAGAATCCAACCAGGTGCCAATGAAGGTAGTTTACCTTATAACCCTAATAATAACGCCACCACCACTGCAGTAGTAGTTCCTAATAGGATAAATTGTGAAGAAGTAAGTAATGTGACTGTATTATTTGGTAGTGAAAATGATTTAGGTTTCCAATTACCTAACGATAGTGAATGTGAATGTTCGGTAGATATTACTTTTGATTATATGTTAAAATATAATGCAGCTAATTTAATACAATGTGCGTCCCAAAATATAGGATGTGAAGCAGCAATAATAAATGATGCTACTTTAGAGTGTATTTGGTGTAAAAATTTCCTAACATTTACTAATAGTCAAACAGAAAGTTCTTTACTGGAACAAAATTATGGTGATAAACCTAACAGAACAGAAGAATTACAAGTATGGCAGAGTGATGTTGCTCAACAAGAACCTAATGTAGAATGTTGTAATGCTGCGGGAGGTACGATTGTCCCAACAAATGGAGATTTTTGGGATGAAATTAATGATAGCTGGGCAAACCAAACGGATATTGATTATATGAATTTAGTAAATGGTAATACACCTCAATTCATTAATATGTTTACTCCGGAAATGCAACTTTACCAACAACAATATAGTAAATTTCAGGGAGGGTTAAATGCAATATTCGCAGCAGAATGTATTCAATATTCAATGCCCCCTAATATCAACTGTTGTGTAGATGATAATGGTCAACTTATTGATCCTAGTGATTATATAACTACTCAGAATGTGTGTGCATTACCTTTATCTGTAGATTGTGGTATATATTCTAATTTAATTTATAATTATCAAAATTTACTTAACCAATTTAATCATATTAAATTAGAATTAGAAAATTGTGTAAATCAATCTGAAGGATATGGTGGATTAGTAAGAGGAACGGATGAATTAATAGTGGAAACTGAAACTAATAAAGAAACTATTAAAGAAGAGGGTAGAAAAGAAGAAGAAACTATAGATAGAGAGATAGAAGATTTAAATCGTAAAGTGGATGATTTAGATACTCAAATACAAACTAAAGAAAATGATAATTCTGCAATTAAACAATCTTTAACTGAAACCTCTCCAACTACTGATTGTAGTGTTTATGAGGAAACACTTAAACAATTAAACAATTTTGATGTTGATTCTTTTTGTAAAACACAAACTAATCAACGTAGACAAAGTGGGGTAGAAGAATTTAATACTGCCTATAATGATTGTGTAAAACAAAAAACTGCTTCTATTGAAGAAGATAAAAAAACTTATTCTTTACTATTAAATAAATGTAGAGAAAATAATGAGTTTAATGAAAAATTAATTGAGGCAAAAAACCAAAATAATCAAGTTAAAATTGATTTATACGAAAAAGAAATACAAAATACTCAAAAACAAATAAATAATTTAACTGATGGACCTAATGGGGTGGTAACTAATAATGAGGAGTTACAGGGTTCTGCGGTTCAGAAAAATGATGTGGTTAATACTATAGATACTACTGCGGCTTTATTAGGTAAAACCCCTAATGAAGTTACGGATGATAGTGGGCGATTAGAATTAACCGACCAAGATAAAATATCTTTAGAAATACAGAATAAACAAAATGATGCTAAAATCAACCAATTAAATAGAAAGAAAGAAGAATTAGTTGCACAACTTAATGAAAAAACAACCCAAAAAGAAGAAATTGCAAAACAAACTAGTGAAAAGGTTAATGAAGCGGAGAATGATTTAGATGTTTATACTGGTAGAAAAGAAGAATATGAAACTAGACAACAAACCAATAAAAAATGTTGTTTAACCACTTTAAATAGTGTAAATACCTCAATAAATGGTATTAATGCTAATATTGCAGCACTTACTACTTTAGCACAAAATTGTTATGATACTTGGTATAACTCTATACAGAGTAATTTACAAAGTATTAATATAAGTTCAGGAGGAAATTATATAAGTTATATTGACGATATTAAATTAAAATTTAAATTATTTGTAGATAATAATGGTTTAACTAATTTACCATATACCAATGTAGTAAACCCTATATGGGAGTGGGATCCAACCGCAACTTATAGTGGTGTTTACTTTGATGGGACTCAATATGATATCTCATTAGTTGAACAAGGAATTTTAGATTCAATAATTGCACAAGGAGATAATCCTTCTACAGAGTTATTTACCCCTAATTGGTCAACTCTTACTTTTAATTTACCTGATTGTGTGTGTAAAGATTTAAGGACATTATACCCAGATAAAAGATTTAAAATTGGTATAGAAATAGAAAATTATGAATGTGCAGTATGTTTATTAGTAGATAACATACGAGTAGATATAAGCGATTGTGATACCCAACGAAACTTATCATTAAATAATTGTTTAATACCTGAATTAAGTTGTGTAATAGATAATAGAAAATCTTGGGTTTATACAACCGAAGGGTTAGAAGAAGTTACTATTTATCCTGATGGGGAATGTAATAGTGGATCCACAAATAACTATGATATTACTAAATTAGTTACTCCACAAAATAGATTATGGCAAGAATTAGAATATAGATATACTGAGTATGATTTACATCATTCAGATTTATTAATGAATACTAAATCTGCAACATTTAGTATCGATCCAGCAAATGCTATAGAATGTGATGTCTATAATTTTTGGAAAAATATTAATTGTGATGAATGCCCAACTAGTTGTGATAGTGGTGATACGATAGTCTTTGAAGGTGAATTATTAAGTGGTGGTACATTGGTGGATTATTCGTTACCATTGTCAGGCACTACACCGGCAGGATTAACTTTTAGTTGTGACACTTATACTACTATTCTACAACAACAAGTTACTGAACTCAAAAATGATTATTATTCTTTAACTGCAAATTATAGTGAATCTATTAATGCATCTTATAGTGATTTACTTAATAAAGGTGGATCACTTTCAGGATTTGAAATTGAAGAAAATAATTGTGGGTCAAGTAACCTAATCATTGGGGATAATAACCAATTAGATAACTTATTTGGGGTTATTACTGAAAATGAAGATGGAACAATTTCTTTTTGGGAAACTTATTTATATGACACAACTACACCTTATACTGGTGGGGTAAATGAAGAAATTTTTAGTGGTATAACCGCACAAACCTTTAACCAAACTACTTCTTTTGATAGTGAGTGTTGTCAAACACTTAATAATCTAATTACTGCAAATGGTATTAATGGTTTAGGGGTTAATAAAGAATATGTTTGGAATAACTCTGTAAGTGCGTGTACTTGGATGGAAATAAATAATTGTGAAGGTGATTGTGAATATAGTGGAGTTAAGAATTTACAACAAACAATTCCTGGGGGTGAATGTTATACTGCCACTACTCAGTTTAATGTAGTAGTAACAGGAACGAGTACAGGATACACTGCAGGATATTGTGTGGCACCATTATCTCTCACCCCTGCAGAAGATGGGTGTGAATTAATTGAGACTACAGGTGCAACTTTAAATGTAACTAATGTAACTGCATATACGGGTAGTAAACAAGTTGGTTATTCAGTTAATGGTACAAGATGGTACTCATTAGATTTAAACACTGCAGATTTACCCTATAATTTACAAGGTAGTAGTACTCAATTATTAAATAATAGTGGGGTACCAGTGCCTGTAGAGGCGAATGTTAACTCTGTTAACTCTCCACTTAATACTTTATGGGTATCTCAATCATCAACACTTAATGGAAGATTAAATAATTGTAGTATATGGGGAACATTAGGCGCACCTAATCCTAACCCACCTATTGGTAGTTGGATAGGATTTAGTTATTGTATACAAATAAATGATCCAGGGACATATACTATTGGTATAGGTGCAGATAATAGAAGTAGATTTTACCTAAATGGGGATTTATTATTTACCTCTACAGGGTTAAGTGGTAACGATAATTCTGATTTAAGTGTATGGAAAGTATTTGAAATAGACTTACCGTCTGGTGAACATGTTATCGCAATGGAAGGTAGAAATGATGGAGATGAAGCAGGATTTGGTGCGGAAATATACTCCGCCACTACTAATCAATTAACCGGAATGACTACAACAGTAGAATTAGATGCAGTTACTTTATTCTCTACTAAAGATTATAGAAGTGATGTGGTAGGGGCAACTTATTTATTTGAATTCGGTACTAGTGGTGGTAGCCCAATAGGGTATAGTTGTCCTGCAGGATATACCTTTACTAATGGTACTTGTTATGGAAGCCCTACATGTGTAAAAATTACTACATCAGGATTAAGTTATGATATTACTGCAACCACCACTAGTAGTACGGTTACAGTAACCGGAACCACTACCATATGTGAGGATATATGTGTCGTAACAGGAACTACTAATGTATGTATAAACCCTCTAGATTATTTAGAGGTAGCCCCTTCAGAAATAAAAGTAAAAGAGGTATTTGATGATATGGTGTTAAGTAATCTCATAGATGCTAAAAGTCGTCAAGTTATATCCAATTACCCACTATTACAATTATTCTATCAATTATATTTAAATGCAAGTAATTGTGGAGTAGGTTTAGGTGGAAATTTAACGTATAATAGCCTATTCCAATTTATGGATAAAATAGGGGATTATTGGTTAGATTTATTAGAACAGGTAGTTCCGGCAACTACTATATGGGAAGGGTGTGATAATTCAGGTAAGATTTATAGAAATACTATATTCGATCAAAACAAATACGCTTATCGTAAATACACATTAAATTTCAATGATAGTGTAGAATGTCCATTATCAGGAATAACAAGTAGTGATATCGGTTCAGAAACAGTAGATGTCCAAGTCATACAACAATCTTTATATCCTGAAAATGCGACAATTAAAGATATTATTAAAGAATTAACTAAATTACAGAATGAGATATATCAAGTAGAAAAATTAATTGATGTTTTAAAAGATAGATTATGTGCTTGTGAGCATTTAGATCCTGATCCTAATGACCCACAAGATTTTGGTGCTAGAGAAGAGTGTATAGAATCTGTTAGTGAACAACTAAAACAACAAATTGAATCTTTAGAAGCGATGAAAGAAGAATATAATAAACTAAATAGTGAATTAAATGAACTTCAAGCAGCATCTAAAGAACAAGAAGAAACTTTTGATGGACTTTTTACTAAGTGTACACAAATAGGGGATACCTTAACTAAAGCAGAAAAAGATTTAGATGATCAATATGTTAGAGGTACATTAGAATATGAAAGACAAAGAAATTATATTGCTGGATTAAAAGATAGTTACGAGAAATGTAAAAGAAAATCACGTACTCAATATAGTAATTATGATACTGTTTTCATAACTCATATTAATAATAGTAATGAGTTTGAGGGAAGTGTTACAGTTATTGGGGATCCAGAATGGGAACCAGGAGGGTATTTTTATAATAGTGAATTAATACATGATTGTAATGTTTAAAATATTTATAGATAATGAAGAAAAGTAGTGGGAAAATAGAAAATGTAAGTGTAGAGGCAGTATACTCTACTCCTATAGTTGGGTTAATTAATAACCCCGATAGTAGTAGTATATTGGCTAGTTATGAGGCATCTTCATTAACTACTTATATGGATGTGGGGGGTAATAAATTTTTACCTACTAATCTTTCGAATGTTCCTACAATTTATCAAATGACTGCACCAGTAACATGGGGAAATAGTATTTTTAAAACAGTACAAACCACTCCTACCGTCACTATTTTTATGGAAGGAGAAAGAAGTGAACCTTCATTACCTATTCCTATCTTACCTTTCACAAAGATGAAATATATTACTAATGGTAAAATGTCTGAAGCACCTGGAGAAAGAAGTGAAAAAAGGAATTTTGGTAATGTACCTGTAAGTAATCAGGAATTATATCCTTACATTGAAAGGTCAGATATAGATGGATTTGATTTCCCTCAATTTTCCGTTAGGGGTACACGTAAGATACCAGCTACTACTGCAGACACTTTATGTGGTCCGGTTACTTATACAGGATACACTTACGATAGATTGAACTATAATTGGATGTTTGGTAATAATGCGGGAATTAACTTTAATCCTATAAAAACAGGCGCTACACCAACTATTTTTAGTGGGGCAATGCAAACACAAGAAGGGTGTGCAACTATTAGTAATAGTGAAGGAGAGTTATTATTTTACACTAATGGTGAAACAATTTATACCAGCGGACATACAGTAATGATTAACGGAACAGGTTTAAGTAGTTCTGGAACGTCCACACAATCAGCATTAATCGTACCTCAACCTGATAGTAACAAATATTATGTATTTACTACCGATTTCAACGGTTCCCCTAATGGGTTTGAATATTCTATAGTTAATATGGAGTTAGATGATGGTAATGGAGAAGTAGAAACTAAAAACATTAAGTTAATTAATAGTGCGGTTAGTGAAAAAGTAACTGGTTGTAATCATGGTAGCGAAGATGCGTATTGGGTTGTAACACATACGAGTGGAGATAGTAGATATTATAGTTATAAATTAAACTCTGTGGGATTAAGTGGACCGATTATTTCAGATACGGGTTCCACACATAATACAGCTAGGGGGTATATGAAAACTTCTCCTAACGGAGAAAAAATTATTAGTGCTTTATATGATGAAGATATAATAGATATTGGGGATTTTAATGACGAGACTGGAAGAGTAAGTAATGTGATGACACTTACTGGTATTACCTATGATGTCGGACCTTATGGGTTGGAGTTTTCATCTGATTCTTCTAAATTTTATATTTCTGATGGTGCTGGTGAAAAATTATATCAGTTTGATCTTTCTTATAGTACGGTGGAAGAAATAAGGGATAATATGATAGAATTACCTTCTATTACAGGTGCGAGTTTAGGTGCATTACAAATGGGTCCGGATGAAAAAATATATATTGCAGAATTAAATAATACTTCTTTACATGTAATACATCGACCTAATGGGTTAGGGGTTCAGTGTAATTTACATATAGATGATTTTTCTTTAACCTCTTCTACTATTACAGGTGTAACTTCTATGTGGGGGTTACCTAATGTTATTACTACTAAAGCATTGTCTTGTGATAGATATGTTTATATTAACCCGCGAGGTAGAGTGGCATTTAATTTTGATGTAGTAGTTAATAATGTTAATGATATTATAGATGCGAAAAAATTAGGTTTTAGTGCGGAAGTTTATAAGTATGATCAAACCCAAAAAGAATTCACCAATTCATCCATATTTAATTTCGCATTTGATTATAATGTATTAAGTGCGGATACTACTAATTTAGCAACTATTCCTTTAGTTTATATAGGTGAAGGTGAGTTTATTATTAAAGGTTATTGGGGTTACAATATAAATACATTAATTTCCAAACAATTAGGGGTGAGAAAATATAGTATAGATACCTATAAAAGAGGGACAGAATATGGTTTATATTCACCAGAAACGGATTGGTACTTTATCAACTTATATGAAGCAGATGTACCATTTTTTGAAAATACGACGGTTCCGGTTCCAGTAAGTATTAACAATTTAATTGTTAATTCAGTTTATACTAATGAAGGGCAAACAGATTACCCTATTCAAGGATTGTCTGACCCTATTGTAAGTTATAATGGTAATGTATTAGCTAAAAATATTGAATATAGTGCAACCACTAGTGGGTTAACGAGGGGAATAAAATTATTAATTGAGCCAATTTTAGCAGATCAAATGTTAACATATGCATATGTTAGAGATGGACAAGAGGGTGACCTTTATGGGGATATTTATACCATAACTGACCCAATTATTAGTGGTGGTACAAATAATGATCCTTTTACTAATAGAGTTTTTTATAATACTACACATAGTAAGTATGAATATTGGTTAGAGAATGCACCTGCCAGTGACGTGTTATTATCACTTAATGGTAATGTATTAGCGGAAAATATTGAGTATTATAGGTCTACTAGTGACGCATCTCGTTTAATTATAGAGGGGGATTTACAAATAGGGGATATTTTAGAAGCATTTTATACACCTAGTGCTTCAGTAATCGGATATATCTACACTAATAGACCAACTATTGCGTGGAGGATATTATCTGAACCAATAAATGATGAAGGAAGATTCGTTGTAGAATTTACTACAGAAGATGATCCTGATTTTGAAAATATAGTCTATAGTTTTACTACACCTTATGTGATAGGGAATAAAAGTTATAGTCTAGAAACATATTTAGAAAATGCTCAAGCAGGAGACATTTTTCTTTATAGAATAAAAAATGAAAAATTTTATAAACCAATAATGGGAGAAATAATTTATAGTTATGCTTATAGTGATGTTGTAAAAGTAGAAATAGCGACAAATATTGGGGAAAGTTACTAATAATATTTACATTGAGCATATTTATATTAAAATAATATATCGGTAATGAGTTATATAAATCAACAAAGCACGGCGTTAATAAGAGTTAAATTAACGGATATAGGAAGAGAGCAATTGGCGAAAGGTCAATTGACGTTTTCTAACTATGTTCTAGGGGATTCTGAAGTAGATTATGATTATGTAAAAGGATGGGCACAATTTGCCCCTAGTGAAGGTGCAGCGACAGGAGAATTTTATTTTCCTGAAGCAGATGGAAACATAATAAAAAACATCTATTCAAAAGTATTAAGACCGAAGGATGATCAACCATTTCCTTCTTCTTTTTTATTAGATCAGGGAAATAATTTTGTATTCCCTTTAAATCAACAAAGTAATATTCAATTAATTAAAGGTATAGTTTCTAATGAGGCAGATGATAGAGGATTCTTTTCAGGATCTACAGTAGAAACTGGATTAGTTGCAATGACTGGTACAGACTTCATTAAAGAAACTGGTACTATAGATTTAAGTGCATTTAATGGGGCAATTGACACTTCTACTTATATTCAAGGAGTGTTATCAGGAATTACTTTAACTGCTACGAGTGCTAATGATTATATAATTTTTAGATTATCCAATAGTACATTAGGAGATATTGTGGGTGATACTATGACTGCAGCAACAATAAATGCTGTTTATAATATAGTATCTATTAGTGGTGACACTATTAATGTAGATAGGGAATTACCTACCTTAAGTGGTGATGCAGGAACTATTATAACTTATTATACTTTACCTGGTGGTGATGACCCATTAGACACATATTATGGATTACCATCTACTACTGCATATTGGAATACGGGTACATTATCTTTTGATAGTAGTTGTGATATTTGTGTAGAAAATATTCCAGTATGGAATATGAATAACGTATGGACTGAAAATTTAGCAGGGTTATGGAAAGAAGCTCCTACTAATTATCATGAAAATACTTTATTTGGTTCTGAACAATACGCAGGTTCGAAACAATTTTTAGGGATGAATGAAGTATTAACTGTAACACAAAGTAGTAACAATTTATCTTCTAGTTATATTGATCCATTTAGTAAAGGTATTTCTATTATACACTATACTAATAATTGTATTTCTAATTCATATGGTGAAATGTTCCTAATAGATGGGGATAGTGATAAGTTATTATCTTTAGATATACCGGTTATGTGGCATAGACGAAACGAAGGTACTGGTAGTGGTACTACATTGGGAATGACATTTGTTTCGGATACCATACAAAAAACTTTATCATATAATAACACTATTCAATACTATGATTTAATAGAGGCTAGTGGTATGACGGTAACACCAACCTTACCTCTAGTAGTGGGTAAAGTATTTCCAGATTTAAAAATTGTGGTAATAGAAAATGAAGAATTATTGGCAGCGATGTCATATAAATCTAATAGAAATTATAGTTTACCTGATTTGGCAGCAGAATTAGTAAGTTGTACTAATGGATTGTGTACTGGATCAGTGAGTGCAGGAGAAAGAATGTATTTAACGTATTGGTTAGAAAATACTGGGACTACCACTACTCCTACTTTACCTTGTCAAAGATATACTGTTATTGATAATAACACTAATAGTGATAAAGATGTACAATTTAGATTATCTAATGTAGGGGAGTTACCTTATATGAGAAAACCAGATGCGCCTGGTTATGATGGATTTGGATTCTTTGCAGATAAATTCAATATATTATGTCAAGTTGTTGATCCAACCATTCATTCACGACCAGTTTCTTCACAATGGAGGTTAATTGATTATACCTCAGCTAGTATAAATGGTGGGGCAGGTGCAATTGACCCTGAACTATTAGAAAACCAAAGTTCTTCAAACACAGGATTTTTATTAACTGGTGATATTTACGATGCGGCTAGTGCGTCAACTTTTAATTTAGGGACAACATTAGATATGTCAAGTGGAGAGTTTTATGGTAAAATGACATTTGGAGACGAAAGATTATTTTATGGTAATTTAAGAACACATATAGGTGCAACAATTTATAAGACATTATTTAATATTAATGTAGATGGTGCTACTATTTGTTCGAGTAGTAACCCTTCATTTGATAATACTTGTGATAGATTTATAACCGAAGTAGGTATTTTAGATGATTTACAAAATTTAGTTTTGGTAGGAAAATTATCTAGACCAATAAAAATAGGTGACGCTAGTACTGCTTCATTAGAATTAACTATAGATTTTTAAAAAATATAAACAATGGGATTTTTAAATACCGCAACGACAATAACTATAACAGCAAAACTTACTAGAAATGGTAGGGAAAGAATGTTAAAAGAAACTAATACAATTTTTTCACATTTTGTAGTAGGAGATTCTGATGCTAATTATAGGACAAGTGCAAGTTTACCTACTGGTACTATTCCGACAACAGGAGGAAATCTAGGGGGAGAAAATAATGCGGATGATGCAGTTATTAGTAGTAAAGTATTTGTAAATAATACAACTCAAACTACTAAGTCAGTAGAACCCAATTCATCTCAAGTGAGATCCACAATGGATACATTAGGTGAAAATGTGGTGAGTGGAAGTAATTTAACATTTATTTCTATAAATAAAGGAGATAATACTAATGCATTTACTAATTTATTTAGAAGTTTAAGTCTTCCTATTATAAGTACTAGGATGAATACCTTTACAGGAACCACATCAAACAACGGTGGATGGTCTGATACTGCTTTCAGTGGTTTCGCATCCAATAATGTATTATTAGCAGTTATTGATAATAATGAATATGGGGATTTAATAGATGGTAAAAGTATAAGAGTTAACTTACCAGTGGGGACTGGGTTTACTAGTGGTGGTGCAATCACTGCAATCACTACGTATGATATTTACAGTACTTTCCCAAGAACAAATATTACTCTATCTAATTTAGATAATCAATTTAGAGATAATAGTAATTTACCTACTTCACTATTTGGTTCACAATTTGATGTTTCGTATTTAGTAACTGATAACATTCAAAGACCAAATAATGATGCAACTAGAAGTTGGGCAACAGGGTATGATACATTTAAACCTTTTAGTGTTAATGATAAACAATTAATTAATGTAAATTCTGTAGCTTCTACTGGAATTGTGGCAGACAAAGTAGTAGGAATTGCTTATTTAGAAAAAGGTATTTTAGCATTCACTGACCCTACGATTGTAGATAATGTGGCGGTTAATTTTACGGGAGATACAGAAACAAATACCGAAACAAATGGTTTAGGTCTTTATTTTTACACCGGAGGGACTTATAATGTAACTTTAGATGCGACAGAAAATACAGTTTTACAAAGCTTACTCTGTATTGCTGGTAGAAATGAATTTTATAGGTCGCAAAATGAAACTATTGGGATGAGTGATGATATTCGAATAAGTGAAATTGCAATAACTGATATCGCAGGAGATATTTTAGCAATTGGTAAATTTGATAGACAAGTCATTAAAAAGAAAAATGATTTTATTGTCATGGATGTCCAAATAGTGGTATAAATAAAACCTAAAAGAGGTTTTAAAAAGAAAATGTTTTATAAATGAGTAGAATTTTAGGACTAGATGTGTCCACTAAAACTATTGGGATAGCAATTTTTGAAGACGAAGAAGATCGAGGTAAATTACAGTTATTAACCCATATTACACCTGTAGTTAAACCTAAACCTAAAGATAATATTGAATTATTAATGAAAAAAGCTCACGCTTTTGAAAATGAATTTCTAGAAAAATATAGTGATATAGAAATTGATAGAGTTTTTATTGAAGAACCTTTATTACGTTCCAATAATGTGAATACTGTAGCTACTTTATTAAGATTTAATGGAATGATATGTAGATCAGTATATGAAGTTTTAAATGTAGTACCTGAATTTATTTCTTCTTATGATGCGAGAAAATTTGCGTTTCCCGATTTAATGGCGATAAGGATGTTTAAAAAAAGTGGGGAAAGATACTCAGAAAAAGAAATAGCAAAAAAGAATCCTGTATTATTTGGTGGACTTCCCTATGATATAGATAAAAAAGCAGTTGTTCACCAAAAAGTAAGTGAATTAGAACCACAAATCGTTTGGATTTACGATAAACACCAAAAACTCAAAAAAGAAAATTTTGATATGACAGATGCGTATGCGTGTGTTGTAGGGGGAATGCGAAAATGTGGTGATTGGTTATAATTGGATTTTAAAAAAAAATTTCTTATATTTGCTATGTGTCAGAATTAATAGTAGAAATATTAGAAGATTTTTTAGGAGATTCTAGAAAACATTATTCCAATAAAAGTCAAATATCTTTTGATTGTCCTGTTTGTTCAACTATAAAAGGATTAGATTGTGGAGATGGTAAAGGTAATTTAGAAGTAAATTATAACCATCATGTCTATAAATGTTGGGCTTGTTCGGAAACGTATGGCACACACGGAACTATCAATAAATTAATTAGGAAATATGGTAATCATACCCATTTAAAACAATATCGTTTAGTTATCCCTAATGAAAAGAAACCAACTGAAACTAAAGATTTACCTATAATAGAAGGATTACCAAAAGAGTTTATGCCTTTAACTATTGAGCGCACCAATGAAGATTATCAAAAGGCGATACACTATTTGAAGAAGAGAAATATTGGGAAAGATTTAATAGAAAAATACAATTTAGGTTATGCGACTACAGGAGATTATGGGGGTAGAATTATTTTTCCCTCGTATGATGAAGAAAATGAAATAAATTATTATTTGGGAAGAAGTTACGATAGATACAGTAAATTAAAATATAAAAATCCCGAAGTATCCAAAATGGAGATAGTTTTTAATGAAGGTAAAATAAATTGGGATTCTAACATTTATTTAGTAGAAGGGGTATTTGATCATATTGCAATACCTAATAGTATTCCTATGTTAGGTAAGGTATTAAATGATATATTATTTAAAAAATTAGTAGATAGGGCGGAGTGTAAAGTTATAATAGTATTGGATCATGATGCACAAAAAGATGCCATAAATTTATATAGAAAATTAAATAGTACTAAGTTACATAATAGAGTTTTAATTGTTTATATGCCTGAAAGATTTGATATCGCCGATGTCCACCAAAAGTTAGGTAGTAATGGGGTTGTGAAACTATTGTCTACCGCCAGAAAAATAAAAGAAAGTTTGTTATAGTCATAAATTTTTACTATCTTTGGAATATGAAAACTATAATCACATTATTCTTTGTTGTTTTAATTTCATTAACTTATGGGCAAACCTTACCTAATGTTACGGGGGTAAGTAATCCTAATCCTACGATAAGAGATATAGGATATTCTCCTAAACCAGATTATGGGTTAGCGGTTACAGGTGCAGGTATGAGTATATGTGCGATAGGTACCACCATGAAAACTTCTGCATATACTCAGTATAGTGGAAAATATGGTATTACCCACATAAATCGTGAAAATAATCATAACCAATCATTAAAATTGTCTACCCTTTCTATAGGTTTATTATTGACATTGACAGGTATACTTATTCAAAACCATAAAAAAATTAAAAAGTTAAAGAATGGATAATTTATATGATAAAATCGATAAAAAAATTTTAAAGTCTTTACCTAACCCTAGTAATGGGGCATATGAGATTAAAATTAAGATACCTGAATTCACATTTTTAGGTGTTAGTAAACAACCTGATTTTGCAACTATGTATCTTACTTTTTATCCTAAAGATAAAATAATTGAATTAAAATCTTTGAAGGAATACTCCTTCCAATTAAGAAATATTGTGGTTTCTTATGAAAGATTAATCAATTTATTTTATGATCATTTAATGGAAACTTATAAACCGGATAGATTGAGAATGGTTATGGTATGTAATCCAAGAGGTGGAATTAGTTCTAAATTAACCATTGATTCTGATTGGGAAGTAAGAGGAGGAAAAGAAAAATTTAATGATTGGAATGGGGAAGATATTTGGGAAGTTACAATGTAACTACCAATCCATATCATGTTCTTCTGGATAGGCATTTATACCGTCATTATCCATATGTTTTTTTATTTTATCTAATAAAAATTTATGTATTATATCATAAAATTCCCAATCTGATAATTCCCCACCGAATATTTCTAACATTGTTTCGTGTACTGCACCAACATATTGATCGTTATCCTCCATATGACTTGCGGTATATAAATCATTTGTACCTGTTGGATAATGGTAAGTACCACTACACCCATAACAATAGTTTTTTTCGATAGGTTCTACATCATCTAAATAAACAGTATATGTTGTGGAATTTTTATCTGATGGTACTATCATATCTATAGTTATCATCCCATCTAAATATTTTAATATCGAAGGAATAATTTTTGTGTGTGGGTATTTTTCATACGCATCCTCAAACTTTTTTTTATAATCTTCAACATCTTCAAACGATTCATTTAAATCTACCCCCATTTCATAGGTATCACTAGATGGAGATGCATCACTAACCGACCAATATTCTAAGTCTTCCTGTAATTTAATAAATTGTTTTTCGGTTATTTTAATTTTCTTCATTATCCGTTACTTCTTCAGGCTCTACTTCATTTATTTCTATCTCACTATCCGTTCTTTCTATCCACTGTGTATCTTCAGTGTCAGGATCTGCAAAACCATTATAAATGTCGGATCTAAACATCGCATTAGTATAAGTCTTAGTTTTATAAGTGTTAGTAATTCTAGCGTCCCACCATTCATCTTCTATTGCTACCATTTCTTTTAATTGTGGAATAATAAGATTTTCCTCAGTTAAATCATCAAAATCTCCTGCAAGATTTTTCCAATTTTCAATGAAACACGCATAAATCCAATCTTTCTCATCTTGATTGGTAAATCCATAGATTTTTTCTAACACCCCTAAAAATTGTTCAAATTCCCAAGCATCGAATTCTAAGTCTTCTATTTGTCGACTACTATTCCATTCTTTACTTAAATTTTTAAATAAAGATTTAAGAAATTTAATAGTAAATTTATTTTCCATACTCCTTTAATATTTTTTTAATAATAATTTTAGTTTCATTAAGAGGAGTGGGGTTATATTGGTGTACTGCTTGATCAAAAACATCGTGGTAATCTCCGGTTTCTACAAAATCATCTACATAATATGTTAAACTACTGTCTTCTTTATAACTATAATCAAAATCCCAATCCATTGCATCTAAGGCATCGTCTTCATCTGCCGCCCATACTTTATGTTCCAGACTTCTATAGGCACTTACATCTTGCATATATTCTACATCATATTCCCGCATTAAAGGAACTACTACTTCTTCAATATCCTCAAAAACCACATCAGATGTATAATTTTCGTTATATAAGCCTATAAAATACATTACTTCTTCTTTTGATAAACCAAACATGTTTTTAAAATCCTGATTCATTAGTTTACGCACCATATCTCGAGGAGCTCCTCCCTCCAATGTTTTAAACATCCATTTTAATATTCCCAATTCGAACTTATTAAAAGGTTTAGTATTAGTTACTTTTCTAATTATTTTACTCAAAATATTTGTTTTTTACAGATTTTTTTCCTATCTTTATACTAATAAATATGCGAAAAATGGAGATTATTAAAGAATTATCAGTCTTTAACAACATAAAATACTATGATGAACCTCATAAGTATTATATTGATGGAGAAAAAACAATATCGTGCACTACTTTTATACATAAATTTAGTAAAGATTTTGAATCTAATGTGGAAAAACCCGATAAATGGGCAGAAAAACAAGGTCATTTTTATAAGGCAAAAACAATGGCGGATAGATATGCACATAAACAAAATTTTTATCCAATGGAAGAGGATCCTTATGGTAGGCCAGATTATTCCAAACCCAAACCAGAATCGGAATGTGTAACTGAAGAAGATATACAAAAATTATGGGATTATAAAAATCACCATGCCACTTTTGAAGGTAATACATTACATGATTATATAGAAAATTATCTCAATAATAAGATTATGCCTTATCCTTTGGTGAGTCCCGAAGGGTTAAAATTTGAAGAGATTGAAGAAACTTATAATGTTATGGAAGGGTATTTTCATAATTTTTATAATGATACAGTGAAAAAAGGTAAGTTAATACCTATTAAATCTGAATTAGTAGTGGGAGATAAAGATTATATGTTATGTGGTATGGTAGACCAATTATTTTGGAATGAAAGATATGGAACATTAGAAATATGGGATTGGAAAACCAATACACGATTAAACATGAAAGATGATTATGGAAATAAAATGAAAGATTGTTTATGGATGTTAGATGATTGTGAGTTTAATACCTACTCTCTACAGTTATCTATTTACAAACATATTATAGAAAAAAATACTAATTTAAAAATAGGACGTTGTAATTTAGTTTGGTTTAATGAAAACAACCCTAACTATAAAGTTATTAAATGTGCGGATTATAGTGACCATGTAACCAATATGTTGAAAACTTTGGTGGCAGCTTAATAAGTCATTATTAAGATTTATTGTCTTTTATGAAAAAAACCTTTATATTTAAGATATGATTAAGAAAATATTTCACATTGCGGATCTTCATTTCCGTACCTATAATAGACATACTGAAAGTAAGGAAGTGTGTCATAAATTCCTAAATGAAGTTAAATTTTATATGGAAGATAGTAAATTAACTTTTGAGGAATGTAGAATAGTGATTGCGGGGGATATTGTTCACCAAAAGATTACTATATCTAATGAATTAACTATGTTAGTAGCGTGGTTTTTAAATGAGTGTACTAAACTATGTCCAACCATTTTAATTGCAGGTAATCACGATTTATTAGAAAATAATAAAGATAGACTAGATTCCCTAACCCCTATTATTGAGATAATGAATAATCCATATGTTTCTTATTTAACTGACTGTAAGTGTTATTTAGATGATAATATTGTGTGGTGTAGTTATTCTATTTTTGAACATAATGCTAAACCAGATATTGATAAAGCTCGTAAAGAATATGGGAATGATAAAAAGTATATCGGATTATTTCACGCACCAGTAAATGGTGCTATTACTTCAGTAGGTTTTGAATTTGAAGAATCTGCAGATTTACAACAATTTGAGGGATGTGACGCAGTAATAATGGGTGATATTCATCATAGACAAAATTTTGTCCATAAAGGGATAAATATTACTTATTGTGGAAGTTTCATACAACAAGATTTTGGTGAGAGAGTAAGTGAACATGGATATTTAATTTGGGATGTAGAACATTTAGATTATACGGAACATGATATAGATACAGATTATGGGTATTATGTTTTTAAAATTAATTCTTTAGATGATATTGACAATGGTAAAGAATATTTGACTAATGCATAATGAGAGTACCAAAGAAAATAAGGGATGAAATAAAAGCGTATTGTGAAATCAACAATATAGAAAATATTGATCCCTTTATTGTGGAACAAATAGTAAAAGGTTTTAACATTACTAAATATGGAAATGCACCTTTTGTTCAAGAAGTAGTAGTGGAAAAGGAGGTACCTATAGAAAAGATAAAAGAAATTATTGTAGAAAAGGAAGTGCCTGTCGAAATAATAAAAGAGGTAATTAAGGAGATACCAGTAGAAAAAGAAGTTATTAAAGAAATAATAGTAGAAAAAGAAACTTATATTACCGATGATACACAAGTTCAAGAATTAGGGGAAAAAATAATTAAATTAGAAGAAAATATAACCACTCAAAACCAAAGTATTAATAATAAAGATTCTATTATAAGAAAATTAGAAGAAAATGTTAGAATAGTTAAGGAAGAAAAAGATAAGACTATTGAAAAAGTTAAAGAATCTAATGGTAAGAATTATAAAAAAGATAATAAGATAAAAGAATTAAATAATAAAATTCTAGAATTAGAAAAAGAAATAGTGTCACTGAGAAATAAAGCACCTCACCCTGATGGTAGACCAATTAGAGACATTTATGACGAAGATGGAAAAGGAGGGTTTTGGGGGTCTAATTTAAAAGATAAAAAATAATAACAAATGGAAAGTGTTATGGATACAATTAAAACTAAAAAATTAATTAATGTTCCTAAAAATGGGTTTATAAGGGTAGATTGGCAAGATTATCCTGAAAATAGAACATTAGAAACAATTAATAGAGTTAAAACTTATTTCTCTCAAAAATATGAGTTACCTAAAACATCTATTAAAATAAATTTTATACCTATTCTTAAAAATAGTGCTGGTAAAGTAGTAGATATCACTGAAGGATTGATAGATAATATTATGGATACCGCCTACCAAAGAAGATTGTTTTCACAATGGGTTGAACTGAATGGTATAGATGTGGATTTTGATAGATTATGTAGATTAGATGATAAAGTTAATGATGTTTTAGTAAATTTAGGTGAAGAAGATATTAGATATAGAAGATGGTCTATTAGTAAACTTTGGATTGATAATTTCTTATCTTTTGGTGGAGATAATACCATACAATATGATAGTTTGAAAGGGTTAACTGTTGTTAATTCTTTACCTGCCAATCAAGGAGGTAAAACTATTTTTAGTATTGATTCTTTATTATTTTTATTTTTTGGTAAAACTACTAAAACGGATACTGCAGGAGAAATCTTTAATACATTTACTGATAAAGATGAAGTAGAGGTTGGTGGTCAAATTAATATTGATGGTGATGAATATATTATTGAAAGGAAATTATTTAGGAAAAAAACAAAGACAGGTAATTATAAAACTTCTTCAGAATTAAATTTTTATAGATTATTAGTAGATGGAAGTAAAGAAAATTTAGAAGGTGAACAACGAAGAGAAACTGATAAATTGATTTCCGATACTATTGGTACCTTTGATGATTTTATGTTAACTATTGTATCTACTGCTAAAAATTTAGAAGATTTATTAGAAACTAAACCCACCCAAAGAGGAAGATTACTAACTAAATTTATTGGATTAGAAGTAATTGAAAAGAAAGAAGATATCAATAAAGGAATGATGTCTAATTTTAAAAGTAAGATGAAATCAAACATTTTTAATACTAAACAGTTAGAATTGGATATAGAGGAAAATCTTACAAAAATAGAAGAGAATAAATTATCCATTAAAGAAAGTAATAAAAAATTAAAGGGGGTTGATGGAGAAATAGAAGAAGCTAAACGGAAAAAAGAAGTATTATTATCAGAAAAATATATTATTGATGATGAAATAAAAAATGTTAACCCTAAAACTTTACAAGATGAGATTGATATTTTAACCGAAAAAGGGGTTAAAATAAAGGAAGAGTTAACTGATGTTAATGATGGTATTAAAAAATTAGTTAAAGTAGAGTATGATGAAGATATTCATGAAGAAATAAGGGGAGAAGAAAGAGATATTTTACTTAAAAAAGGGAAAGAAGAGGATTCTATAGAGAGGATTGAAGATTTAATTAAGAATTTAGAGGAAGGAGAAATATGTCCTACTTGTAAAAGAGCATTGGAGGATGTTGATCACACTAAAGAAATAAAAGAAGAAAAAAGAAAATTAAAGGAATATAATAGTAATCTAAAAAAATTACTAAAAGCATTAGAAAAAATTAATAAGTCATTAGAAAAACAAAGTGATTTAAAATCTAAATCTGATTTAAGGGATAAATTAGAACTCACTCGCGATAGAACAGAAGTAGAAATAGAAGGATTGAGAGTGGATGTTAAGGAAAAAATGAATTTATTAAAAAATTATCAAAGAAATATAGAATATATAGAGAAGAATAGGGATGTTGAAAGTAAAATATTGGGTTATAATCAATTATTAGATAAATTAAATAATAAAAGAGATAATCTACGTACTGAAATACAAGACTTTAAGAATGATAGTAAAACTAAAAAAACCCAGAATATTGAAAACCAAAAAATAATAGAGCAAATATTAAAAGAAGAAGAAGTTCTTAAAATATTTGAGATCTATAATAGAATGATTGGTAAAAATGGTATTTCTAAATTAGTATTATCTTCAGTTATACCTATAATTAATTATGAACTTAATCGTTTATTAGACGAAGTATGTGATTTTGATATTGAATTGGAAATGAATGATAAGAATGAAGTAGACTTTAATATCATCAAAAAGAATGTTACTAAAAAATTAAAATCTGGTTCTGGATTAGAGACTACATTAGCATCTTTAGCATTAAGATGTGTATTAGGTAGAATTTCCACGTTACCAAAACCAAATATTATCGTCTTTGATGAGGTATTAGGTAAAGTTGCTAATATCAACTTAGATTATGTAAAAATATTTTTTGATAAAATAAAAAAGATGTACGAAATAATTTTATTGATAACACACAACCCTATAACACAAGATTGGGCTGACAAAATTATCACAATAGAAAAAAATAATGACATTTCGACATTGCAAATCAAATAATTTTTTGTATATTTGTATTATATGGGTAATGGTACCCATTTTGTAAGTATTTATTTAAAACAAACTCACTGAGATGGAAAATAAAATGTTTTTAAGGTCGTATTGTCTCACAGGATTTGGTGACATAGAAGAATTAAAAAAAGATCTTTCATTTATTTCGGAACCTACCGCAAATTTTGTTAGTGGTAATGATGTTATAATTACTACTTTTAGATCAGCTTTAGTATTAAGTGAAATAGAAGAATTTCTTAATATGCATGAAAGGGATTACATAATTTTTGAAATGTTACCTGCTACATTTTCTGCTAATCTAAATAACGAAGAATTTCAACAAGCCTTATTTGGAGGTAAAATAGATCATTATGGGGATAATTCTTTCCAACATATTTCAGAAGGTATAAAGGAATTTATTAAAACGATAAAAGAAGAAATGGAAGAAGAAGGTAGTTTACCTTTTAAATTTAAAGTGGATCAAGAAGACACACCTACTGTGGATGATATATTAGATAAAATAAGTAAAGTAGGTATTAAAAATTTAACTAATAAAGAAAAAGAAATATTAAATAACTATTCCAACGATAAATAATGTAATATATGAATAAAAGATTTATTAACACTAAAGAAGATTGTATGTCTATGTATTTAAAAGACGTACGTAAACACGATGTAATAACCCCTCAATTTGAATTAGAATTGGCTAAACGTATTGCGGCAGGTGACGATACTGCTATAGAAGAATTAGTTAATGCTAATCTTAGATTTGTTATTGCAGTGGCAAAGGAATATCAAAATCAAGGAGTACCTTTAGCCGATTTAATTTCAGAAGGTAATTACGGACTAATTACTGCAGCCAAAAGGTTTGATCATACTAAAGGATATAGATTTATTTCATATGCAGTATGGTGGGTTAAACAAGCTATTTTACAATCTTTGAATGATAATTCTCGGACTGTTAGATTACCAGCAAATATGATTAATAAACTTTCTAAAATTAAAAAGGAAATAGAAAGGTTTGAAATGGAAAACCAACGTAAACCTAGTTGTAATGAGATAGAATATATTCATGTTCCTTCTTGTTCATCTTTAAGTGCGCCCATCAATGAAGAAGGTGATGAGTTAAGCTCTTTACTTAAAGATGATATTTTTGATAGTCCTGATAAGATGAATGAAAAAGAAGACACTTTAAAATATCAATTAGAAATGGTTATGTCTAAATTATCTTATAGAGAAAAAGAGATAGTTAATTGTTATTTTGGTATATATGGTGAACCTATGACTTTGGAGGCAATAGGTGAGGAATTTGATTTAACTAAAGAGAGAATACGTCAAATTAAAGAAGCTGCAATTAGAAAAATACGAAATAATGTAGGGGATTTATTTAACTACTTTGAGTAAAAAAAATTAACTTTATAGAGAAAAGGGGGTATTTACCCCCTTTTTTTATACACTTTTTTATATTTTATCATTATTTATTGTAAAAGAATATTTATTAAAAAAGAGTATTATGAAAAACATATTGAATTTTATAAACACAAAAGGTAATATTTTAGTTTTCTTTTTAGTTATTGTTATTTTTTTTAAAACATGTACTACGAATACTAATATAGAAAAAACCGAAAAACGAATAGATAATAAACTTATTGAGTTAGATAGTGTGGTAGAAAAAATAAATGGTAAAACTATTACTACTAATGAAATGATTGATATAGTAAAAGAAACTCCTTTTTGGAAATCTTTAGAATTAGAGGAATTATCAGATAAAAATAGAGTCCCCATCAATCAGTTAAAGAACGAATACGAAAAAGAAGATTAATGAAAAAAGTACTTAGTTGGATTAAACACAACCCTCATAGGTCAATGTTTCTGGTACCTATAGTGTTGGTTGCAATCATTTCTATATCTCACGTAGTAACGTGGTATGATATGGCAAATCCTATGATGTGGGCGATGTATTTGTCTATCGCCATTGAGATAGCCGCTATGACGGCACTGGTAGCAGTAAATAACCAATCTAAAGCCGGAGTATGGTTTATGTTTGGTATTGTTACATTCATTCAAATAATAGGTAATATATTTTTCTGTTTTAAAGAAATAGATTCTGATGGAGAACTTTTTAAATCTTGGGTGGAATTAACATTACCAATATGGGAAATAATGGGTACAGATGTTAATGACACGGTAGGACTTAAAAGATGGTTGGCATTATTGGAAGGTGGCTTATTACCAATTATCTCTTTAACTTCTTTACATTTCTTTGTTAATTATAAATTAAAGCCAGACGAAAAAGAAAAAGTAGAAGATTATTTTGAAAAACGCAATCAATTAATAGTAGAAAAAGTAGAAGAAAATAAAAAAAAATCCGAGTCGGTTAAATCGGAAGAGGAATTATATCCGGAACCAACACAACCAGTAGAAAAACCTACGGAAGAAGAACCTGATGTAGACGAAGGTGATAGTAACATTGAAGATGAGGAAGATGAAACAGAATATCTTTTAAAATCCGAAAAGAATAAAGAACATTTAGAAGAGTCTATAAAGCAGGTGGAAGAAATAGAAACTATAACGGAAACTCCTGAGAGTACCATCGAAGAAAAGCGTAAATTTCTTATAGATCAATTAAAAAAATCAGATAATCCTACAGCAATGTTAGATTTTATGGAGGCAAAAATAAAAGAAAAAAAACAACCTAAAGAAACTCCTATAATTTCACCTAAAAGTGGAGGAAAAACTAATATAGAAAGAATTGATTAATGATTATAGATAAGAAGAAATATAAATTAAAAAATTCTAACTACCATAAAAAAGAATTCCCTAAACATCAAATAGTATTAGGTAATTCTTTTAGTAACAATTTACACCATGTTAAAGGTTGGGAATATAGGTTAGGGGGTAATTATACTAAGACATCTACTTTTACTATAGATAGAAAAGGAAATATTTACCAACATTATGATCCTAAATATTATTCAGATTTTATTGATGAAAAACGTATTGATAAAAAAATAATTTCTATAACTGTTGAAAATCAAGGATGGTTATTAAAAGATTTAATAAAAGATAGGTATATTGATTGGGTTGGTAATATTTATAAAAGAAAAGCAAAAGTAATTGAAAAACGATGGAGAGGATTTTTATATTGGGATCCTTATACAGCTTCCCAAATTAAAGCCACTGCTGAATTGATTAATTATTTATGTGAAAATTATGAAATACCCAACCATTGTGTTGGACATAATACTTATGTAAGTGGTATCGAAGTATTTGAAGGTATTACCTATAGAAGTAATTATTATAAAGAAAAAACGGATTTAAGTCCAGCGTGGGATTTTAAGAAGTTTAAAAAAAGAATAGAAAAAATAAAGAATTATGAATCAGCACGATGAAACGAGAAAGATGTTAGATCTAATACGTGAAAGTAATAGAAAACACACAAATAATAATAGGAAAGTTTTAACTGAACAAGATCAAAATGCGTCTACTGAACAAGAATTGGATCCTACTGAAGTAGCTGAAGAGGAAAAGAAGTTTCGTGATACTGTTACTCCTAGAGTTAAATTTAATAAATTTAAATTGTATCCTAAAGCACAAAATGTAGAATTTAGTGGGGAGTTTACTGATAATGGGATAGAATGGTATTATTCTTTAGATGATAGTAGAGGAGTTTATATTTCTACTGATTTATTACAATTAAGAGATGATACTTTAAATCAGATTAAAAAATTAGTAGGGTATTATGAAACATGGTCAGATGAGTGGGCGAATAGAATTGCGGAGGAATACCAAAATGAATTGGTAGACGAAGAAAATGCGGAAGAAGGTCCACAAGCATTAGAAGACCCAGCATTTGGTGAAGAAGGTGGAGGTGAAACTATGCCCCAAACACCATTTCAAGATGCTTAATATTAATATTGATTTAAAAACTATTTTTATATTAATACTAGGGGGTGCATTAGTATTAAGTTTATTGTTTAGACCATCCGTTCCGATTGAGGAATATGAAAATGAAATTAATATTCTAAAAAAGAAAAATAAAGAATTATTAATTTCTAATGATAGTATAGTTGCATTAAATAAGAAATTAGAAGAGGAAATACAACAAATACTTTTTACTATTGATAGTACGGAAGCTTTATTACGGAATACAGAAATAAAATTAAAAGAATTAGAAAGAAAAAGAGATGAAATACCTGATATCGTTGATAATCTTGATAGTGATGGCGTTACCGAGTCAATCTCAGACTATCTCAAAAGGAGAGGTAAAAACAACAGTCAATGAGAACGGAGATACATTAGTAATAATGAATCTTGAAGACGCCAAAATAATTTTAAGTGACCTTATGGAATATGAGGTAGTTGATAGCTTGCTTACAATTTATAAAGAAAAAGATTCTTTAAATACTCAAACCATCACTTTACAAAAAGATGTTATAGTAAAGTTAACTAAAAAATCTCAAAATTTGGAATTGCAAGTATCTAATTTTCAATCTATATTGGATAATAAAAATACAGAAATAGAACTTAAAGAAGATACTATAAAAAATATGAAAAAAGAAATTAGAAAACAGAAAGTATTAAAGTTTTTTGGTTTTACTGGTTCTATAATTTTACCTATCATTACTTTATTAATTTTAAAGTAGTTTTTTTTACATTATTTTAATATTTATTAATAAACATTCTCTTATGGAAGATATGAATTTACGCCATATAATTAAAGAAGCACTAACCAAAACTGATGAGAATAAAATCGGTGTGATGATTAGGAAGGAAATTAAAGATGCCTTTGGTAAGGATTTGGAAAAAAAAGTTACCGCTATTGTGGATAAACAACTTAAAGGTACTAAATTCGAAAAAGAAGTGGTAAAAATTAGTAAAGATGTTTTAGAACAATTATATAGAGAATTATGGATGAGAAGGATGTTTTGGAAAAATGCAATTAAATGATGGAAACAGGAGAAGTATATCAAAAATATGACAAGGTTAAAAAAGTAATTAAATCTTGTGAAAATGAAAAGCAATTAAGAGTTGCGGTTAAAATGTTTAATATTTTCCTATCTAAATATGGAGATAAGATAGATGATCATTCTATTCATATTTTAAAAGAACTTATTGGTTTAATGAGAATAAAATGTTTAGGAGAAGAAGTTAATGAGGAAACATCTAATATTGGTAAAGAATTTAGAAAGGCTGCAGCAATGAGTGGACAACCAGAGTTACAAAAATTAACATTTGATGAATCTAATGAAGATATCATAAAAGAAATTAATATTGGGACACAAATAGAAAGTAACCATTTGAGTAATGATGAAGCTAAAGAATTGGCAACTGCTAATGTAAAAGAAATTTCTGATTATTATACTAATCCTGATTATTGTATAATTGCTGTTGAAAACAAGGAAGGGGATAAAAAAACAATACGAGTTGAGAAAGATATTTACGAAAAGAGTAAAGAGGGAAAAGAACAATTGTTATTAGCAGATATGGAGATATACCATGAAAATTTAGATATGAACGATATTACTCAATCTTTAAAAGATCAATTAAAGAAAAGGAATAGTAGAAAATATAGTAAAGATGAGATTTTTCGAGAAATTGAAAGAAGAAGAGAAGATGAGATGAGGAGAAGGGAAAAAGAAGATGAAGAATGGGCATCTTTATTTGATGAAGAAGAAATAGAAGAAGCCACTGGTACAGCTTCGTCAGGTGTATATATTGGGCCATTAACTAAAGACATTGTAACTAGAAACATTAAAACTGATATACCAGTATCCGTAAATGGTGTGGCAACTACTAAGATGGATAAACCTATTGGTAAGATGTATTCTTTAGATGTTTTAGAAGAAGATGAAGAAATTGAAGAAGCAGTTGATTATGCCGGTGCGGTAGGGTCATATGTTCCACCAGTAATGTGGGCTAAAAATAAAAAGAACTGGAGAGGGGCCCATAAATTAACATATCCAGGTGGTAAATTTGTTAATATTAAGAAAAAATGTTCTAAACACCCTTATTGTAATCAAGGATGGGGTGGTCCTGGAGGTCCTCCTATCACATTGAGTGATACTTCTGATATGAAGATAGATAATGTCTTTGCAGAGAACAAAATAGTGAAAAAAAGACATTTAAAGATTAAAAAATAGAACATTAATCAATTATAAGATATTTATTAATAAACATTAAAATGGAAGATAAATTTTTAACGAAAAATACTAAGGTGACTATTAAAGAAGAAACTGTCCCACCTGGACTAAAAGAATATGAGAAAGTTCATGATGAAGATGGTGCAATTAATAAAGACGCACTAAAAGCTATAGCAACTAAATTAGAAGATTACTATGGTGATGAGTTAAAAGAATTGGATCCAGTTCTTAAAGTGGATAGAGAAGAAGATTCTGCCGATGTAGATGTATACGAAATAGAAGGATTAGGTGCTGGAAAAATGTCAGCATTGAAATATGATGATGAAGGTAGTGAAGTATATGAGAAATTTGAAGATAGAGTAGATGAGTTAAATGACACTAAAGAATACGATAAGAATTTTGGTACTAAAGATGGATTTGGTGAAACTGATGAAGAAGATGAAACTTATGAGAAACTTACTAAAGCCGCTGATGAATACAAAAAAATTAAATATGATGGTAAAAATCCACAACATCAAACTCCTCGTTTGAGAGTAACGAATGAATCAAAACCTAATAAAATGAAAAGATTAAATTTTAAAAATGAATTTACATCTGATGAACAGATGAAAGAATTAATTCCTGAGAATTATAAAGTAGATCAAAATATATTCCTAATGGCAGACGGTAACCAAACTTATAAAGTTAGATGGGATGAAAACTTAAATGAAGCAACAATTCTTAATTATAAGAATGAAGGGTTTATTAAAGAGAATGTAGAAAAAATGAAGAAATTATTCAATTACAAGTATTCGGATCAAATGGGTAAAACTAACGATTATGGTACAGAAGAAAAAGTATTTTCTACTTTAATGGAAAATGTAAAAGGAAAAGATTTATTAGGTGATTAATATTTTATTACTACTACCACATTAAACCCATCTATCGATGGGTTTTTTTGTGCCTAAACCATATTTATTAATATGAAGATAACTTTAAATAATATATTAGTAGAAGGGGTGATAGATGATATCGACACCCTAACTAAGATGGATAAGGCAGTATTAAAGTTTTTACATAAAGAAAAAAAATATGATCAATACTGGGACGATCTTAATAAAGCAAAGATATGGGATTTGATGGTTACATTTGGTTTAAAGGATGGTGATTATATTTTTAAAATGTGGAACATCTATAAAAACTATGGAGATATTTTATTTAATTCGTTAGATAATTTAGGGAAATATACTATTGACGATTATGATAGTGTGTCAGATGTAATTATAATGAATTATTTTATGGAGAATATTGTAGGGAAGATGGTTTATCCTGGCTGGAGGGTAGAGGCGATGGAAACTATGGAGACTATGCTGGCGGAAGAGATGATAACAATGGAAGTTAGAAATATAGATTACCCCCCTACCATATATTCTGATTTAAGATTATCTAAACAACCCAATACAGAAATAGTAATAGATTTATTGAGTATGGATGAAGATGGGATAGGAACATATATGTATGATAATATGATAAGTAATCATTATGATTTACTGGATCAAGAAAAAATGCCTGTTGACCCCCCTAAAGATTTAAGTGATAAGAGTTTAGAGTTATATTTTGATAAAATATTAGAAATAATGTTTGAATTTATACAGCAATGGGATGAAGAAATTAAGTCGTATTATAAAGAAACTGAAAGATAAGGTAGTATACCTAAATAATAATAAATTAAAAACAAAAAGGATGGTTTTAAAAAAAGGAAGTAAGGGGGCAGAAGTTAAGGAATTACAAAAATTACTGAAAATAACGGTAGATGGAGATTTCGGTCCGGCTACCGAATTGGCTGTTATGAAGTTTCAAGGTCAAAAAGGATTGAAGGTAGATGGTATAGTGGGTGCAAAAACATGGGAAAAATTAAAATATAGTAATACTTCCCCAACTAAAGGAGGTTATGTATGGATATTAGATAATGGACATGGAGGTATTATAGATGGTGTATATCAAACATCTGGTAAACGATCACCTAAATGGGAAGATGGTAGTCAGTTATTTGAGGGAGAGTTTAATAGGGCGGTTGTAAAACGAATTATTAAGTTATGTGAAAAAGCGGGAATTGAGTGTATTAATTTGGTGGACACAGAAAAGGATTTATCATTAAGATGGAGAACAGATAAAGCAAATGACATATATAGAGAAAGACAACAAAGTGATGGTAAAAAATGTATATATGTTTCCGTTCATGCAAATGGTTTTAATAAAGAATCTGCTCATGGTTGGTCAGTTTACACCACAGTAGGAGAAACTAAATCGGATAAAATAGCTCAAGTGCTACATGAAAAGGCAAAAGCAGAATTTCCTACCCATAAAATGAGAATGGATACTAGAGATGGAGATGCGGATAAAGAATCTAATTTTTGGGTATTACGAAAAGTAGTGATGCCAGCAATCTTATCAGAAAATTTCTTCATGACTAATAGAGAAGAATCTAAATTACTTTTAAGTGAAGAGGGGCGAGATCGAATCGCAAAGATACATTTCCAAATGATACAAGAAATAGACTCATCAAATATAATATAATAGATGTTAAAACTTTATATATTTTTGTTATAATATTATATTAGTGGTGTGATGAATAGTGCAGAATTTATTAAATATATTAGTAACCCTATGACAATAGAGGATATGCAATTAATGTATAAAGCTAATAATATAGTTTATGATAAATGTGAATTATATTATGATTTTATAATTACCTTAAATTATGTAGTAGTGGATACTTTTTTAGGGGATGATTGTATCAATTCACCTAAAGATATACAAAATCATTTTAATTGGTGTATTGAGAAGGTATTTGATAATTTTAGTAAAGAGAATATTATTTTTGCACATAATGAAGAGATTAAAGAATATTTTTATAATTTTTATATAGAAATTTTTTATAACCAACCAGAAAAACATAATGTTTTAAAAAAGTTAAATAAACTGGCAGAGTTATCCTTTGATTATAAACGAATAAAGACACGTTCTGATTTAGATGTTTTATTGGAATTATATAGATTATTTGAAAAAAGTTTGAATTTTAAGTTAAAAACGTAGATTATAGTATTTATTTTATACAAAAAAAGTTTTATAGTTAAAGATATATGAATAATAAAATTAAATTTTTAGAAATACTTTTAGCAGATTTAGTTGCAAAAAGAGACACTTTAGAATTAGATTTGAATATTATTTTAAATCAAGATTCTAAAAAAAGAGTTACCGAACAAAAAAATGATTTTGAAGAGGTATTAGGTGAGATAGTTAATGTGAACAATAAAATTAAAACATTAAGTGAATACCTAACTCAGGCTACAACACCTAATGCTGCAGTGTCGGAAGAAAATTTAAAATAACAAAAATTAAATTAAACAAAATGGAAAAGTTTGAAGAATTAAAAGCATTGGTTGCAGGATTAGAAGAAGATGTAACAAAATTTAATGAAAAAGGAAATAAGGCGGCAGGTACACGTGTAAGAAAAGGTTGTCAAGAGATTAAAAATGTATGTCAAGCGATTCGTGTAGAAGTTTCTGATCGTAAGAAAGCAGAAACAGCAACTGCATAAATTATAAAATAATATGGTCATAGATGGACTAAATAAAATTTTATTAGTATTGTTCGTTTTATCAATTTTAAATGTGATAAGACATACGTTTTTCTTGATAAGATTTTATAGGGATAAAGAGCGATTTATATTAGATAGATCTTCTTTAACTTTACTAGGTCTATCTATTGCCTATATTATTATGTCTTTAATAGATGGTATAAATATTTAAAAAAAATGTTACAAGATAAATTAAATAGTTTACGACCTTATGTCACAGGTATTAGATTTGTAAAAGATCTACCAGTAGTGGATATGGTGTTAAAAGAAGGGTGGAATATATTTGAATCTAATAGTGTTACCTATAAACCTAGTAGAGAAAATTCTAATTATTTCATGTTACACCCAAAAAACCCTAGTGATACTATTGATGTCGTATTTGAACATGCAGAACATGTTATCGAAGTTAATGTCGAAAAAGAAAATAAATTGGTTTTATTAAGGGCAAAGATTGAAGAATTAAAAACTTTATTTACTAATAAACCTTTAAGTGAGTTAGAAAAATTAAAGTTTGTTTTTGAAACCTTACCTGAACCTACCTTAGAGGATTTGAATTTAAATACCACTAGTAGACATTCTAAAAATGGTGTGGAATTACCACCCAAAGAGGAAAAAACAGAAAAAGTTTTAGAAAAAGAGGAAAATTAATTCCTCTTTTTTTATACCTCAAAATATTCTTGAAGTGTATGAATAATAAAAGTGGTTCCTGATAACAAACAAGCATCTAAAAATAAACATAGATAGACGTTATCTAACCCCACATTATAAAAGGGGGAGAACTGATCATACCCACTTATAAAAGATCCTAAAGTTAGGAAAAATCCCACCCAAAATGGGGTACACATCATACAAGTTAAAAGTTTACCAAAAAAATTAGGACTGAATGCCATAGCGTAGTCTCTTAATTTCTCAAAGATGGAACCATAAACTATAATATTGGATATCCCATATGTTACTAAAATTATTAATAATATCTCCATTTCATTTATTTTATTAATTTTTTATTGATATTTATTATAAAGAAATATAGATAAAATGCGTCTAATAGTAAAGGAAAGTCAATATAAGAGTATTATAAGGGAACAACAATCTAGAAATAAAATGGTTGACCAATGGTCAACATTTATAATGGATAAAATGTTATTAAATATTCCTTTATCCACTGAAGAAATTATAAGTGAAACACAATTAAATAGAAAAATTTATAGAAATAATTTTTATAAAAAATTACCTATTAATAATATAACTATTAATACGATTAAGGGAAAAGATAAAAATTATGATTTTGAAATAGAATTAAAAGACGACATTATAGAGAATTTATTTCTGGATATACAAATACCTTATAATGAGGAAATTAAGTTGGAGGATATTAAAAATATTTTTAATAGTGTTACGAATAAGAGATTTAAATTGTTGGATGAACAATGGATTAAGGGAGTAGATTTAGGTGAGTTAGAGGGTGAAGTAGGATCTACTCAAGCAATGTTTAAAGCAATGTTTGATAAAGAATTAAAAGTGATAGATATAAATGATGGGGAAATTATTTTTGATAAAAGTAATGTTGATGATGGTGAATGGGAAAAAATTACTCAGTGGGCACAAGAAGCATTTAGTAAAGAAAATTATCCCGAGGGAGGGCATGTTAGTGATACTGACTACAACTCAATAACTTTTGATACTACACCTGATGATAAGGTGGTAATAACCCCAGATGAAGATGATGATAAGGTGGTAATAACCCCAGATGAAGATGAGGATAAGGTGGTAATAACCCCTGATACTGAGGAAGGATATGTAAAATTAGATGATGATAGATTATATACCCCTCGTTCCACTGGTAATTATTTTGGGAAAGGTAAGAATGGTCCACATTATGGGAGAAAAGGTCATTCGGGACATGATTATGTTACCGGCAAACCTATAGAGTTGGTGTGGTTAAAGGGTGGTATTGTTAGATCCGCCCATTTCGAAGGAACCCCAAAATGTAGTGGTAGGGGAAAGAAAAATGCGTGTGGGGGTACCATTACCATAAAGGTAGGGGATGGTCGAATAATGATATTTTGTCATATGAGTGAAATTTTTGTCAAAAAAGATGAAAAGCTATATCCGGGTCGTATTTTAGGTTTAACTGGTGGTGCTCGAGGGCAAAAAGGGAGAGGTTGTAGTACAGGACCACATTTACATACCGGAATGAAGGTAAATGGGAGGTATAATGACCCACATGGTTACGAAGGTAAAGATTATAAATTTTTAAAACCGTTATAAAAATGAATAAGTACGGAGGAGTTTTATTAATATGTAAGTCAACCAATAGGTTCTTATTGTTAAAAAGAAATGATAAAGCCAGTTACCCTAAAACTTGGTCAATAGTTTCAGGTGGTATAGAAGAAGGGGAATCCCCTTTAGAAGGTATAAAAAGAGAATTAAAGGAAGAAACACAAATAGATAGTAAAAATATAAGATATGAGTTTTTTGAACATCAAAACCAATTAATTCCTTATTTTGATTTTTATTTAGGTTATTGTGATAAAGAATATGAATGTAATTTAGATCATGAAAATACTGATTGGGGATGGTTCGACATGAATAATTTACCAAACCCATTATTTCCAACTTTATATTCTTCACTAGTAAGAATTTTTTAATTATACTTAAAGATATGGATAAGATTAAAAGAGAAGAAAATTTAATTGCTTTAGAAAAAGAAAAAACTGAATTAAAAAAAGAGCAGTTTATTAGAGAGATTCGTAATGGGTTAGGTGAACACATTAAAAATAATGATAATAAAACTATACCTATGAGAAAATCTTTGGGTAAAAGAATTTTATCCATTTTCTCTAAAATATTTTAAAATGACATTAGATAAAGTTTTAGAAATAGCAAATGAGTGTGTTTATAATGATAACATACCAGTAGAAGGGTTAACTCTAAAATATAGTCTTGACGAAAACACTCATAAAAAATTAGATGAAGAATTATTTTATAAGACTAATAATAGTCTAGATTCCTTCAATCACAATGAAGTAATTGAGTTAACAGTGGCGGGGGTTACCTTTGTATTCGATCAAAAATAATTTTACTATCTCATTTTTTTTTATTAATATTAGAAAAAAACTCATATGGAAACAGAAGATAATGAAATGGGGGAATTCATAGATTTTATTCTCACCCCAACCGAAAAAGAAAAGGAAAAAGAATTAAATTTATCACATCCAAGTGTAGAATTTGAAGAAAAAGAGAGAGAAGCGGCAGATAAGATTATGTTAGATAAAGAAGCCGATGCTGCCACTCCGTATTATGCATGTCACCGATTTAGTGGGGATGCTAGGGGAGTGTGTGATAAAATACATAAATTAGGTATGTGGTTAAAAGAAAAAGATGGGTTAGATATGCAACCTATTATAGATACCTTATTAAAGGAAGAAAAAACATGTACTGATTTAAATCCTGATTATCAAGAACCTTTAAAATATCTACATAGTACAGGTAAATTTGAGGATATAAATGTAAAAGATGGAATTTACACCTCTAAAAGATTAATTAGTTGTGAATTAGTTAGAGATGAGTTAGGAAATTGGATCTATGTGAATAAATTAAATACTAGTTGGAGTGATTTAGCGGAGTTATTAACGACTTTATTAATAAAAGGGGATAAGATATCGGAATTGTCAAAATTAAACATTACAGAGGTTAAAAACTACTTATTAGGGTTACGACAAGGGGGAAATCCTACCAGACAAGATGTTACACCTTCTTATTTATATAGATTGTTTAAAAAATATTTTGATACTAAAGAATATAGAGATTTTACTTATAATACAGAGAAAAATACTAAAATTGGTGATGCAATTGAAGATTTAACAGTAAAATTATTAGAAAAACAAGGATTTAAGTTAATATATCAAGGTGGAAATGGTGATTTTATCGATATGAAATATGGTATTGATTTAATTATGGAATTAGAGGGAGAAATATACTTAATTCAAGTAAAAAGTAAGGCAGCCGCCGCCAAACGTTCAGTTGATCAGAAATATTATAGATATATCGATATTTTTGCTGGACAAACTCCTGATCAAAATGGTATAATGTTATACGATAGGGACAAAATGAAAGACGGTGAATTTATTGGTAAAGATATACTACAAGAAAATCTAGATTATCTTATGAATAAATTTTACGACACTGGGGATCTAAATTTAGGTTAAGATATTTATAGATATATGAAACCGAAGAAACAAATAGATTTCCTTGTGGAAGAATTTTTTAATTCTGGACAAATTAATCTTAATAAAGAAGAAGAAGGAATAACCTTCGATCAATTAGATCTTCTTAATGAATCCATAATGGGGGAACCCGCAATTATGGTAAATAATAAAATATCTATGGGGGATCAGGCACTGCGGAAGTCAGATTTTAAGGGCGCGCTAACTTATTATAGTAATGCCCTTACCTTATTTAATGATTTAGAAGATGGGATGAAAATCTTTTTAGATGATAATATAAATGTAGACTTTATTAAGAATAAGATAGTAGATAGTGAAAAAAAAATATGGGAAAAAGATTTAGAAGACATACAGCACTTACAGAAAAACCAAAAATGGGGGGAGGCATTGAGTAAATACGAAAATATGGTGTCCTATTATGATAACTTAAGTAAAGAGTCCCAAACACAATTAAAGTCTAGTAAAGATAAAATAGAAACATCAGGATTTGCTTACTTCAACAGTAAATTAAGAGATAGTGAAAGTAAAATTAAACGCCAAATCACCAATCAAAAAAAAGAAAGTATTAAATTACAGAATCAAGCACCTTTACCTATATTAAGTAAAGTTATAGAAATCGAAGATGATGATATGTTTCTTCGAACCGTACAAAATATATTAATACATTACCAAAACCAAAAAATAGATAATTCAAGAAGAAAAGAAAAAAATATAGAAAAGTTAATTAATTTAGAAAAAGAAAGAGATGAAAGTATATATGGTGATGCTACTGAGAAGATTGTGGGGGATTACCAAGAAGAGAATAAATTAAGAAGGACAGGTGAAGTAGACGAAAGAACATGGTCACATCTTTTATCTATGGAAAAAAGAATAGAGCGGTATGAAAATAGAATCAAAAAGTTTGTTGATAGTGATAGAAAAAATATTGTTAGTTCATCAGAATATAAAGAATTAATTACCCCTAAAGAAAATGATGGATCTATGTTAAAAACTTTATTATCCCATAATTTAGGAAATTTTCTATACCATCTACAAGATAAAGATATATACGTACATACTTCCTTTAAGAGTAAAGATTATGAAAGTGAGTTTGAAAAACTTAAACAATATTATACACCCAACCAGTGGTCCTTAACTAATATAACCTATGACAATATTAATACAAAATGGGATACTAAAATAGAACAAGCAAAAGAGAATATAGATAAATTAGAAAATACACGTCTTACTAAGAACCCAAAATCCCCTACTTATAGAGATTTAGTGGATAAGTTTGGGATTAATGATATAACTACGACCAGTGAGTGGAAAGAGTTGGAAGTAAAAAAATATCAGAGGATGTGGAATGAGCGATGGATAGAGATAGGTGTGCAGGAAGAAAACATAGAAAGATTTGAAAAATCTAAAGAAGACGATATTAAAAAAGCAGAAACATTCAATAAAAAGTATAGAGGGGGGCATATTAGTAGTCAAGAAAAACATATGAAAAATTATGTAAAAGATAAGACCGAATCATCTCGTCAAAATAGTACTATTGTTGGATTATTTAAAAAATTATATAAAGCAGTGGAAGAAGTAGAATTAGAGGGAGAGATACCTTTAAAGGATATTAATAATGCCATTGCGAAGATTAATAAAATTTTAAATACTGAATTTAGTGGGGAAATATCGGAAAATAGAAAAAATAGAATAAAACAGGCTATTAAAGAAGTTATTGGGTCCATTAAAGAAGGGAATATAGATAATAAAACGATTGAGGAAATATTAGAGTTAAAAACTTTAGCGTGGGGGGAATATGAAAAAAGTTTTATAGAAGATAAAGGGAAGTTATTTGATAGAGGAGAAAATAGAGATATAGAAGGAAGAATACATAATCTAGATGCTGGATATTTAACCACATCTATTAAAAGTAATACTACTTCTGAAGAAATTTTAAAAAAGATTAAAGATAATATTTCTACATATGTAAAGGATTATGTTGACGATAAAGGCAATACAGTAAAAAGAGATATCGTCAAACATGATCTACAGGTAAAGAATAAGGGGATTAAAGATAAAGAGGGAGATATAATTTTACCCCCTAAATCTAAAGTAGAAGTGAAAAGTCAAACATACACTTTAGATAGTTATTATTCCGAGCCTTTAGCCTCCCCAATGAAAAAAACTACTTCGGAGATTAGAAGTAATTCTACATATAGAAAAAAATATAATGAAATAATAGATGGATTATATGAGTGGATTAATAATACTGAAGAGGGGAATGAATATGGGGTGGAATTAATTCGTAAAATGATTAGTGGAACAGCAGGTGTGTTATTTGATAATAATATATATGTTCCGATAGACGATATTGAATTTTATATTTCTAATAAAGGACAAAATTCTTGTAAGAATCATAGAAGAATAACTATAAGATATAGGGTTAAACGTAACACCAACATAACTCTTTATAAATTAAAAGAGGAAGATGGTGAGTGGATATTAGATAAAAAAGAAGATGAAAAAATTACCCCCAATACCGTAAATCTTAAATATTGTGGTGGGGAAAATAACACTCCTCGAGTTATTTTTGACCCACATCCTCTAAATGAATCTTTAGATAGATATATTGCGGAAGCATTAGGTTTTTAAGATTAAATTACTTATATTTGTAAAACTCTAAATATTTATTATTATGGGATGTGATATACATATGTTTGCGGAAAAACGAAATCCAGTTACTAATGAATGGGATGTGATTGGTGAAGAATTTACTGATAGTTATGCTTTATGGTCACTTTCTCAAGAACTTAAAGAAGTTTTTGGTTTAGAGGAAGAAGAAGCATGGGAAATTACAATGAAATGGGTAAATGGTGAGTCACCAACTAATAGACAAGAACAATATATCATATCTAAATTTATACCTAAAAGAGTTGCACCTGCTGATGCTTCATGGGAGTATACTTATAGTAAAGGAATGATAAGAAATCCTTACACTAATCAACCTTATGGTGGAAGATGTTACTCCTTATTTGGTATTTTAGCGGGAGTTAGAGATCAAAGTAATCCTATGATTGGGGCGGAGTTTAATTCCGATATAAAAGGTGTTCCGGATGATGCGAGTATGTCAGTAAAATCTATGTCAGATGAATGGGATATTGATGGTCATTCACATAATTATTTTACATTAAGAGAATTATTAGATAGTGAATATAATAAAATGGATGATAATGATTTAAAAGTACGTGGCATTGATCCCTATTTTTTTAACACTACCATCCCCCAACTACAAAAACTAGGGCAACCCGAAGATGTAAGAATCATTTTTTGGTTTGACAATTAATATATGATAAATAAAGAAAACAGGGTATTAATTATTGGTGTGGATAAAGAAATACACCAACGGATTAAAGAAGAGTTTAATTCCGATAAATACGTATTTGTATGCACCCCTTATGGTAAAGAAGGGTTGTCAAAAATAAGAGAATTTAAATTTGATGTAATAATTTTAGATGAAAAATTAGTAGATATAGAAGGTATTGATCTTTGTCAAACTATTAGATTAGAAAATCAAATAACCCCTATTATATATATTAGTTTTCATGATGACCCATCTAAACGGATAAAAACATTAAAGTATGGTGCAAATGATTATTTAGTGAAACCTTTACCTTATACTGAAATTAGATATAAAATAGAAAATTATATTAAGTTATTAGGTAAAAGTATAAATAATATTACTAGTGATACTGTGAAGATTGGTAATTTTACAATAGATTTTAAATCCTTTATGGTGACAGATAATTTAGATAATGAATTTAGATTAACTAAAAGGCAAGTTAAGTTACTTAAATTATTAATTGATAAAAGTAATGAAGTGGTTTCACGAGAAGAAATTTTAGAAAAGATTTGGGGATACGATGTTTACATTAAAACTAGAACTATTGATAATGTTATCCTATCTTTGAGAAAGATATTTGAAAGAGAGGTCGCCCCCAATACATTTTTTAAATCTGTAAGAGGGGTAGGTTATAAATTGACTATTTAATAATAGTTGTTTATATTTATTTAAAAATTGCTCCGTTCGTCTAGGGGTTAGGACATTAGGTTTTCATCCTAAAAACAGGGGTTCGATTCCCCTACGGAGTACAAAAAAGGACTGGTAGTTCAGTTGGTTAGAATACCTGCCTGTCACGCAGGGGGTCGCGAGTTCGAGTCTCGTCCAGTCCGCCAACTTGTCGGGTCGTCTAGTTGGCAGGACGCGTGGTTTTGGTCCATGAAACGGAGGTTCGAGTCCTTCCCCGACAACATTTTAAAAAAAAAAGAAAAAAAATTAAAAAAACATTTGACTTTTCAAAATTAATGTTATATATTTGTCTAATACTTTTGTTAAACACTTTAAAAAACAATCAAAACTATGGAAAATTCATACACACGTTATTTAGAAATTCAGGAAGAAGCTATGGAAAATAAAACTCCACAGACTGCAAACGGAATGTCTACTAACGAATCATCCTTAGATGATTGTGTGGACTTTTTCTTCAGCGTAGGTGCAATGAGAGGTAAGGATAAAGTGAGGTTAATTGAGAAATTTTCTAAAGCTTATTCTAACAATTCATTAATAGCGACAAAACTTTTATTTTGGGCTAGAGACGTACGAGGAGGTGCTGGTGAAAGACAAATCTTTAGAGATATTTTATCTCATTTGGTTAAACTTTCTCCGGTAGTAGTTAAGAAAAACATTTCTCTAATTCCTGAATATGGAAGATGGGATGATGTTTTAGTATTGTTAGGTACGGAATTAGAAGAGGAAACTCTTAAACTAATCGAAACCGCTTTACAAAACGAAGATGGTTTATGTGCCAAGTGGATGCCACGCAAAGGTGAGGCATTTAACAAATTAAGGAAGTTGTTAAGGGTAACACCCAAACAACTCCGAAAACTGTTGGTTAACCTAACCAATGTCGTTGAAACTAAGATGTGTGCCAACGAGTGGGATAAGATAGATTATTCTAAATTACCTTCTCTTGCATCATCTAGGTATCAAAAAACTTTCAGTAGAAATGATAAGGAAGGATATGGTAAATACATGGAGGACCTTATGGAAGGTAAAACGAAAGTTAATAGTGGGGCTTTATATCCTTACGATATAACTAAATCACTTTACTGTGGTGGTGAAGAAATTGTTTGTCAAAAACAATGGGAATCATTACCTAACTATATGGAAGATAATAATGACATTGTGTTACCTATGGTAGATGTGTCAGGATCAATGCAATGTCCAGCTGGAAATAATTCCAATGTACAATGTATGGATGTAGCACTTTCTTTAGGGTTATATATCTCTGAAAGAAATGAAGGTACATTTAAAGATTGTTTCCTAACATTTTCTTCTAATCCTGAATTACAATATCTTCAAGGTACTCTTAAAGAAAGATTATCTCAATTAAGATCTAGTGATTGGGGAATGAATACTAATTTAGAAGCAACGTTTAATCTTTTATTAAGACAAGCGCAATCTAATAGTGTACCACAGGATAAGATGCCAACAAAAATTCTCATTTTATCTGATATGGAATTTGATCAAGCGACTGGTAATGACTGGGATAGAGTCCCTGATTTTAACCCGTCAGCGATTGAAATGATCCGTAAGGATTATGAACAAGCAGGTTATAAAATGCCTGGCATAATCTTCTGGAATATCAACTCACGAGGTGATAATTTTCCAGTGAAGAAAGATGAGTTAAATACTGCTTTGGTTTCGGGATTTAGCCCATCCATATTGAAATCTATCCTATCCGCTAAGGATATTACTCCTTATAGTGTTATGATGGAAACAATAGATGGTGTTAGATACCGACCAATAACAGTATAGTTCTTTGAAAATAATGGTATAAAAGGAATCATTGCAGCAACCTTTAAAAAACTCAACAATGATGACGAGAAAGGTGTAATGGTAACCTTCTAACCAGAAGTTATTAAACCGTTTAGGCGGGGGACATAACGAGTGTTAGTAAAAACTGTTAAACAGATTCCGCATACCAATTAAATGTAAACGAATGATTTACTGCAAACAAATCTTTAAATTCAAAGCTGAAAACCGAGGTTTTATTATCCCTTTACCCAAAATCAATAAAGGGATCAACCATAGGGGAGGTTTAAACAGGGAATTTCCCTACCTTGAGGTTGTAAAACATACCTTTTGTTTTGTCACAAATAAAAAAAGACATTCAGTGGGACTGAGTTACCAAGTCTACCGTAGGGACGGCCATTACGTTAAATAAAAGCCGAATCATCATTCCGACATTATAAAGAGGATATTTTTTTAAGTATCCTCTTTTTTTTTTGTGATATATTTATATGGTATGAAAGTAATTGTTACAGAGTCACAATTTAGGAAAATTTTAAATGAATCTGAGTGGGAAGGTAAATCTGTTGGTATTACATATATTATGAATAATGCTTTTAACTATATGAATGATGAGAGTAAGAAGACAGTAAAGGGGATACTTCCTAAAATACCCATTATTAAAAGTGTCATACCAGAACTAGATAGTAATCGTCAAAAAATCGCAAATATAATGACACAACAAGGATTTAGTGGGGATCAGATTTCAGAATATAATTTAGGTATAAAACCAAATGACTTAAAAATATATAGAAATGCTGCCGAAACAGTATATAATAGTTCTACCACCCAAACTTTTATTAATAATATTATTACACAAGTTGTTAATAATTTATCCCCAAAACAATATATAATTTTAAAAGGTTTATGGGCGATTAAATCCCAAACCACCCTAAAAGAAAATATAACTAAAGCCATTCAAAAAATTGCACATCTGGATACGTTTAAAATCCAAAATCCCACAACAAAAACTTATTCCCCAACTTTAAATAGGACATTTATAGAATTTGAAAAAATGGGTGATCCTGTTTTTGATGACACAATTTTAGTAGATTCAATTTATGATACAATAAATGAATTATTATAAGTATCCTCTTTTTTTTTATACCTATAGGTATTATATTAATAAAAAAAAACATTATGGGAAAATTTGATGAAATAATTAATTCTACTAAACCTACTTTAGTAGACTTTTATGCAACTTGGTGTGGACCATGTAAAATGATGAATCCATTATTAGAACAAGTTTCTTCGGAATTAGGAGAAGAGGCTAAAGTTATTAAAGTAGATATTGATAAAAATAAAGAATTTGCAAGAAATTATGCAATTAGAAGTGTGCCTACATTAATGGTGTTTAAGGAAGGTAGAGTAGTATGGAGACAAAGTGGTGTCCCACCCAAAGGGTTAATTGTGGAAAACGTTAAAAAACATATTTAAACATTTACAGTTCCCTGAATTTTACGTAAAATTATATTATTAATAACAAAGAAATATAAAAAATATGTAAATGAAAATCGTTACTAAAAATTATTCACTACAAAATGGGGTTAGATCCTATTTAGTGTACTTAACTGATCACAATGACAATTCTTTAGAGTGTTATGATATTAAAGGAGATAAAGAGAGAATTTCTAAAGAAAATGAATTAAGTGAAAAATATAATTTAGGTGATGAAGATTTACAATATATTTCTTTAGAAGAATTTAAAACACAAGAAGATCCTACTGATACTCCTTTAATCTTAGTATTTTATTTGGATAGGGGTACTTTTGCTAACCCAGAACTCATTAAACAATATGGTGATAATGTGAGGTTGTATTTGGAGGAGCGAGGTGATAATGTAAGATTATTTTTTATGGCAACGGATGGTGAAGAAAAAATAGTTTGTATCAACCCCTTATATATTAAAGACGAAGGAGAATTTGAAAAATTAAATACACTAGTACATCAATTAGAAGAACAATTTCAAGTAGGGGTTAAGGCCGAGTAACCCTTCGATATATCTTTTCTTTTTTCCAACCAGTTTTTTCAATAATCATTTTATAGGTGTCGGTTTTCCCTAAATTAATCTTACCTGTAAACATAATATGTTTAATACCATTATGATTAATAAATTCTCTTAACGTTTCAAATAATCGTTTAGCGTCTGCCGGACATTTACATAAAACAACATCAAAGTCATTGTCTTGATGGATTAGTAATTTATTTTCTATATAATTAACTTGTTTGACAATGATACTAGTATGTTTTCTGAGTAATATAGATTTAATGATTTCGATAGAAGTTAGACGTGTTTTAAATCCAAACACAGTAAATTTTTCTTCGTAGTAGTAAGGTGCTTTATGTAAAATTGTCCACTTTTTATTTTTATCTTCTATTTCTATTGTCCTTCCCATTTCATCTCTTCCCACAAAAGGTAAATCATTTTCCTCCCATTTTTTCATAAGGATTATTTCATATTCTATCGGTTTGGTTTTAAGGTATGCCGAAGTTTTTTTTGGGCATAATACAACGTTTTTATCTTTTAAAGAAAAATATTTCCTTTTAATAGAAGAGAGATGTTCACTTTCATGCACAATTTTTTTCTTTTTACCGTTAGAAGTAATTATTATTCTGTATTGCATACCTTTATTTTTATATAAATAATAGTTATTTATTATAAATAAATAAAGATTAACAATGACGAAGGATTTGTATGATATATTGGGTGTAGATAAAAATGTAGATGATTCTACACTAAAAAAAGCGTATAGGAAGCTTTCAAAAAAGTATCATCCCGATGTTAACCCTGATGACCCAACTGCAGAAGAAAAATTTAAAGAAATTTCTCACGCCTATACTATTTTATCTGACAAACAAAAACGCCAAAATTATGATATGTATGGGTCAGCGGATGGTCAATCTAACCCATTTGGTGGGGGTAATATGAACATGGACGATATTATTAATTCGTTTTTTGGGGGTAATCCCTTTGGTAATAGGGGGAGAAAACAAATGAAAAAGGGATCTGATATTAGAGTAAATATAAAATTAGAATTAGAAGATATTTTTACTGGTACCCATAAAAAGATTAAATATAAAAGAAATGGTGAATGTAAACCATGTAATAATAGTGGCGGGAAAACCCAACGATGCGTTACTTGTAACGGTGCAGGTGTAATAAATCAAATCCAAAACACACCTTTTGGTAGAATAAGAAATACGGTACATTGTGGTAAATGTGCAGGTAAAGGAAATATTATTATTAATCCTTGTAAAACATGTGGAGGAAATGGGACACTTTTGAGTGAAGAAACTTTAGAATTTGATATCCCTGCGGGAATATTAGATGGGGAATCTTTAGTAGTAAAAGGAAAAGGTAATGCTATTCCACAAGGTATCAATGGGGATTTAATTATTAATATTGTAGAAGTTTCTCATCCCACCTTTAAAAGGAAAGGAGTAGATTTACATGTACGATTACCTTTAACTTATAAAGAAATAGTATTAGGCACACCTAAAGAAGTGGAAACAATTGATGGTAAGATACGTATTAAAATTAAAGAGGGAACAGAAATAGGACATATACTTCGAGTCCCTAAAAAAGGATTAAAAAGACAAAACCAACAAGGAGATATGTTAATAGAAATATGGTTAGATGTACCTAAAAACATAAGTGAGGAAGAAAAAGAAATAATTAACCAGTTAAAAAATTGATTTTTTGATTATTATGTAGTATTTTTAAATAAAATAATCAATTTATTAAATTTATAAAAAATGGCAAAATTTGAAGAAGTCTATCAAGAGACACTAGATGAGTTTCAAACTCAGATAAGACAAAGTAATATTCCTGAATTTATTAACATCAAAATACTTTCAAATAATACTATTAAAGACTTTGGGACAGTAACCAAAGCACAAGACATAGTTAAATTTATGACAGATTATGATGTTATAATTCAAATAAACGAACCGATTTTTGATAAATTAGAAAACGAACAAAAAGAATATGTGGTTAAAGATTTATTAGCGAGAATAGTTTATGAATTAGATAAAGATAAATTAACAATATCGCAACCAGATGTAACAACATTTAGTGGTGTTTTAAGACAATATAGTATTGATCACTATATGAGTATAAAAGAAAGTATAGTTACTTTATTAGAACAAAAGAAAATTGAGGAAGATCAAGCCAAAATCAATAATAAGAAAAATAAATCATTAGTATGAGATATTTATAGTTATGGGGGATTAGCTCAGATGGCTAGAGCGCCTGCCTTGCACGCAGGAGGTCATCGGTTCGACTCCGATATCCTCCACAACTTAAATAAAGTTATAAAAAAAGATGAAAAATAACAATAAACCTTCCTATTTAAAATGGTTATTTACCGAACATAAAAGAGGTAAAATTAAAGTATTACTTACATTATTAGGTATTGTTCAGATTATATGGGCAACCCCACAAATAATGGAGGAATATAATGGTGGACATATCCCTTTACTACCAGTCATATTAACTTTTATGGCGATGTATGGGTTTGTAATCGGAATGATATACCAACCTTTTAATATTTATGTGAAATTAAAAAACCAAAAGTTTTGGGAAAAATAAAAAAAAATTAAAAAAATAAAATGTTAGTTAAACTAGAATACATTTGGTTGGATGGATACCAACCAGAGTCTAACTTAAGAAGTAAGACAAAAATATGGAATTTTGATCCAACCGTTAATCCTAAATATAATACTTTAAGGGAAAATGGTCCTTGTCCTGAAGAATTACCTACATGGTCATTCGATGGATCTTCCACTCGTCAAGCGGAAGGTAACTTTTCTGATTGTTTATTACAACCAGTAAGGGTAATTGCCGACCCTCAACGTCAACAAGCATTTTTAGTATTATGTGAAGTATTAAATCCAGATGGTACACCACATGTATCCAATACTCGTCATTTATTAGGTAATGAAGAGGAATATTGGTTCGGTTTTGAACAAGAATATACATTAATTAAAGATGGTAAACCATTAGGTTTTCCTAAAGATGGTAATCCAGACCCTCAAGGGTTGTATTATTGTTCAGTAGGTACTAGGAATGTAAATGGAAGAAATTTAGCGGAAGAACATTTAAATACATGTTTGTCTGCAGGTTTAAAACTAACAGGAATCAATGCGGAAGTATTGTTAGGTCAGTGGGAATACCAAATACTAGGTAAAGGATGTAAAAGGGCTAGTGATGATTTGTGGTTAACTAGGTATTTATTACATCGTATTTGTGAGAAATATGACGTACACGTAGAATTCCACCCTAAACCTGTATTAGGGGATTGGAATGGTAGTGGATTACATACTAATTTTTCTAATAATAGAATGAGAGAAGAAGGGGGTAAAGAATATTTCACTGCGATATGTGAGAATCTTAACACCACGCACACAACCTTTATTGAAAATTATGGGTCATCTAATGAATTAAGATTAACAGGTGAATATGAAACTGCAAATATTGATACATTTAGTTATGGTGTTTCGGATAGAGGTGCAAGTATTAGAATACCTTTAGGGGTAGTAAACGATGGATGGAAAGGTTATTTAGAAGATAGACGACCTGCATCTAATGCGGATCCTTACTTAATAACAAAGTTATTATCCGAGACTTTAAAAGAAGTGGAATCGGTAGTTACTAATTAAATAATGATAATAAAAGAGTGAAGACAAGAAAAGAATTTGAAGAATATATTTTTAGGGCTTATGGTTTGAGTAGGCACATGAAAAGACCTAGACTCTGTTGGGCAGGAGAAGGTAAAAATAATGTTATTAAACTAGTTAGTTTAAATAAAAACCCAGAACGATTTAAACCCATTTTAAGTGAATGTAAATTTATTAAGTCGGATGCAATCGATAAAGATGGGAATCTATATGAATTAAAAAAATATAGTAAAAACCAACTTAAAAAATATAGACTTTACTCCGAACCAATCATAAAAGTATCCCCAACTAAAAGTAAGTGGGGAAGTGGTGATCCTTTTTATGATAATTTTACTTCGGTTGATGAATATAACTCTTTTATTGAAAATTTATTTAACACTCAATGGTGGGTAAAATACAATCAAATTATTTTAGATAGTATAACTCATTCTAATAGGGGTATATATTGTAAAGATGGATTTTTAAGTCATGAAAATTTAGAATTTAAATGGGTAATTAATAAAGGAGAATATGCACCCATTTTCGAGGGATATCATAGAATATCTATAGTATTCAAATTGAAAGAAGATTTTATTAATTGTGAAGAATTTGAAAAAGTAGATTTTGGTGAGCCTTCTATGAGTATTCTAGAAAAGATTAAAAATATTTTTAATAATACTAAACAGTAAAATAATGAAAAATAGTTATCAATTATACCCTAAATTAAGAATTGATGGTGCTCCTCGTATCATTGAGGAGATTTATATTGCACCATTAGGTCATTTAATGGTGAAATTTTTTAATGAAGAAAAAAAAACTTCTCATACTTACAATTTAGGTTTATGGGAAGATGTCCTCTTACCTGTTATGGAAAATAAAATGGATATACATATCAAAGATTCTGATAAAAATGTTATATTTAAAAAAGATATTTATAGTATAAAAGATCATTGGAAATAACACAAGAAAATTATAAAACATATATTTAAAATTTAAAATAAAAAAAAAGATGGATTATTTAAGTACAGAAGATTATTATGGCGAATTTAAAAATTATGCTATGAAACATTTAGGGATTAGCGGGTTACAATTCCATTATTGGGAAAAATTACAAGATAGATTATATTCCCCTAGTGCGGCACTAACCCCCTATATATTAGAGGAGAGAGAAATGAGAGTAACACAAATGGATATATTCTCAAGATTAATGATGGATAGAATATTGTGGGTTGCGGGTCCAGTTAATGATGGTATGAGTACTGTGGTGCAGGCACAATTATTATTTTTGGATCAAAATAATAATACTGATATTACAATGTATATTGATAGTCCTGGTGGTAGTGTTAAAAGTGGTTTATCTATGATTGATGTAATGAATTACGTACATTCAGAAATTATTACTGTTAATACGGGTATGGCTGCATCTATGGGTTCAGTTTTATTAGGTGCTGGACAGAAAGGAAAAAGATTTTCCCTAAAACATAGTAAAGTAATGTTACATCAAGTTAGTTCTGGTGCACAAGGTAATATTCAAGACATTAGAATTACTTTAGCAGAATCAGAAAAATATAATGATATACTTTTTGGTTTGTTAGGTAGTTATTGTGATAAAACCCCCGAACAGGTTAAGGAAGACGCAAGTAGAGATTTATGGTTAACTGCAGATGAAGCGGTAAAATATGGTATTATTGAAGAGGTTATTGAAAAAATGGAAAAATAATCGTATATTTAAAAAAAGATGTTAATTTTAAGTGTAAAATACTTGACATTTTTAGATTAGAGTGTTACCTTAAATAAAAAATAGTAAATGATAAGTTATATTGGTGGAAAGGCACGTATTGGGAAATGGATAGTCCCCTTTATCCCTAGAGATATTGAAACATATGTTGAACCTTTTAGTGGTATGTTTTGGGTATTTTTTAATATGGATTTAAAGAAATACCCTAATCTTAAAACAGTAGTCTACAATGATTTCAATGGATTAAACGCAAATCTATTTGATTGTTGTGCCGAAGATTATGATAAATTATGGGATGAATTAAGTAAATACCCTTGTCAACAATTGGGTGTAGAAAACACACCACCGGAATATGAAAAAATGTTTAAAGAATACCAACAAGAAGTATTCCATAGTAATATTCAAATAACTCAAGAAAATAAATATGAGATTGCTTCTAAGTATGTATATGTATTAACACAGATTTTTTCTGGGTCTAAACCAGAAACCTCCAGTTATACTGACTATAAGGGTAAGTATAGGTGTAAGGTTTTAATTTTTATGGATAAATTAAAAAATCCTAAATATAGAGAACATTTTGACAAAATAACTTTTGTAGAGAATTTAGATTTTCAAGAAGTAATAGAAAAATACGATGGTGATAAAAGTTATTTCTACGTAGACCCACCGTATTGGAAGACTGAGAACTATTATTCTAACCATGATTTTGATAGAAATGATCATGAAAGGTTGGCAGATACTTTAAAAAATATGGAAGGATTATTTTCTTTAAGTTATTATGATTTTACTTTATTAGGTAAATGGTTTCCTAAGCATGATTACGTTTGGGAGAAAAAAGAATTTGCTAAAGCTGCTGCGGCGAAAAGTGGGGTTAAACAAAATATGGGAGAAGAGTTATTGATTATGAATTATGGGGAGAATGACATTAAAAAACCCCAACATGGTGATCAGTTAGATTTATTTTATCACGATTATTTATGATGAAAAGAATTTTTATATTAGGTTTAATTTATATTTTTTTCTTATCTCTTAATGCGTGTAAGAAAATTGATGATTTAGGTTATAGAGTATTTACGATCAAAGAAAATAGACACCGTTCAACTACTGCATATAATACCACTAAGACCAATCATTTAACTTTTAAGGCAATATTTGATTCTTCCGCTATATACCAAACAGATGACCCTGTAAACCAATATGATGTTAATAAACTTTATGGATTAAGTGATTGTGGTTGTGATCATAGTTATTATTCTATGAGATTAGGGTGGAGATGGTTAAATGATAGTTTAGAGGTGTTGTGGTTTAAACATATGCATGGAATTTTCACCTTTGATAAGATAACTACTATAAATCTTAACCAACCTTATGACTATTCTATTACTTTTACCGATAGTAGTTATATAATATGTGTGGGAAATTTATGTGAGGAAACTAAAAGAAGTTGTGATGGTACATACAGAAAATATTATCTTTACCCTTATTTTGGGGGAGACGAAAAAGCACCACATGACATTAAAATAAGAATTAAATGAAATGTCATACTTTTGTCACAAATAGTGAAAATAGTATGGGTGAGATAATAATGAAGTATTTATTAATATAATGATAATAAAGTGGAGATTAAAATCAAAAAAATAGAGACGTTTACAATAGTTCAAAGCACACCTGAATTTACATTTGAGATGGATGAGTTTAGGAAGTGTACACCAGCATTTATTGGTAAAAAACATGAAGAATTTATGGATTACATAACCAATGATATTGATGATATGAAAGAATTTTTGTTAAAAAATGATGATATTCTTTGTAAAACCACAAAAAATTCATTATATTTGTTAGATGTTGTACCAGCGTATCAAATAGAAGAAGATAGTAGAGATGATTATGAAGATAGTTGGTTTGTAATGGAAAAACAATTAGAAGAGAAGGATGGTATCTCTATAAATGTATCATCAGAAGATAGTATAAATTAAAATAGTTTTATGAAAATACCTAAGCGTAAAAAGAAGACTGCACATCAGTTTCTTTTATTCCCTGAAATGATAAAGTCTATTACTAAGATAGAAGAACACCCACCCTTAAATTCTGATACTTTATTATTATCTAAGTTGGAATATTATAATAATCCCGCAGAAAAAAGTAATATTGGGTTAACCACCAATCAAATTTATTGTGGAGATACAGTAGAAACGATGAAAAAATTAAGTAAGAATAGTATAGATTTAATTCTAACTTCACCCCCTTATTTAGCATCTATTCGTAAAGATAATCATAAATATCCTGGTGCTAAAGATCAAGTGAAAGATAATCAATCAGTAGACGATTATTTAGAGTGGATGATAGAGAATTTTAAAGAATATGAAAGAATATTAAAAGATGATGGTGTAATTGCATTTAATTTTAGTTATACTACTTTTAATCCTTCTTTACCATATGATTTAATTAATAAAGTATTTGAAAATACTGGGTTAAGAATTTATGACACTATTGCTTGGAAAAAGAAATCTGCAATGCCTGTAACGGGTCACCCTAATAGATTAACTAGGATTGTAGAAATGGTTTATATTTTTGCCAAAACCCCTAAATTCAAAGCCAATAAAAAAGTATCCTCTATATCTAGAACTGGTCAGAAATATTATAATAATTATTATAATTTTTTAGAGGCAAAAAATAATGATGGAAAGGTAGAGGGGCATGAAGCCACTTTTTCTACTGAATTTGCTGCTTTCTTTATAGATCTTTATAGTAGGGAAAATGATATTGTCTTAGATAATTTTTCTGGAACTGGGACGACATCCTATGCAGCCTCTAAAATGAAAAGACAATATATTGGGATAGATTTAGTAGAAAAATTTTGTGACTATGCTCGGGAAAGGATTTCTAAAATTTATAGTGAAAATTCTGCAGACTAAAACTACTTTATCTATAAAAGATATATTTATAAACATAAATATCTGATTAAGTCAGTGTTTTTAGTTTAGATGATCTGATAATAGTTAAAATACTATTATGGAAGAGAACAAAAGAAAAGTCAATGAAATAAAGGATAACATAAGATCCTTAAAAAACGACTTAAAAAATATCCAACATCAATGCGATCATTCCCATACCATTATCCAATTTCACAATAAAAGTAAAACAGTACGTAAAGTCTGTGCAATTTGTGAAAAATTGATTGGGTACCCTACCGAAGACGAGTTACGAGATAATGATTTTTTATAATTTATTTGGATAAGTGGAATTTTTTTTCTATCTTTGTTTATATGAAATCAATACCACAAAAAATTTTAGATTACGTAAACCAATTATCCAAAAAGGATGGTTTTAATTCTTTAGTGGAAGATATGGGGTTTACTCATAGAGAAGCTGCCGATATATTAGATGTGTATATATTTGAAGATATACAATTTTTACCTCATGGTGTGGTACCAGGAGCAATTCAAGGGTCATTTGGTTTCCCTAACCCCAATGGGGGAGAAGATCACTGGATCTCTATTGTTGGTGGTGGAGAAGGGTTATATGGGGATGGAACAACTACTTTTGAAGTTTGGGGGTCTGATATGGAAGATCCGGAGGGGTGGTTAACGAAAGAAAAAGTTACACAAAAATTATTAGAATTACAATGAATCTTAAGTTACTGTTAATAGGGTCTTTTATATTTTTAGTTGCTCAGTTTACTACTTGGTTTCAACTAAACGGGCAATTTTTATGGAAATGGTGTAAAGACCATGAATGGGTAATGGCATTAATAGGTATTCCCCTTTCTTTTTGTTATATATGGGCAACAAAGTATACTGTTGCCTCATTTGATGGTTTATTATGGCCTGCTAGATTTATAGGGTTTGGTATAGGTATTGCAGTATATGCGGCATGTGTAAGTTATTTTATGAATGAAGGGATAACGATGAAAACATTTATATCTCTAATATTATGTTTTATTTTATTATCTATACAAGTTTTTTGGAAAAATTAAAAATATGGAAAAATACGTACCTATACAAACACATAGTCATGATGGAAGTTGTAGAAGAAGAAGTTATAACTTACCAGTAAGTTATCTACCACATTTTCGTGAAACTTTTGGTAATACCCTATTCAAAATTACTGATGAAGAATTTATTAAATGGTGTAAAGATAATAATGTAACACTTTATAAAACCATTATGACTACTGTTAAAGTTAAAATAGACGAATATTAAAATTATGAAAAAAGAGATACCAACACATGACCCTTACACTGGAGAATTAAATCCTTATTATGAAGAATTAACTAATAAAAAAAATCCATTAACCCCAAAAATAATACCTATGGAAGATTTATATAAAAAAGATAAAAACATTGAAAAGATGCCTAATCAAAAATGGCATCAAATTATTTCATTTATTAAAAGTGGTATAAGAATTATAGGTTACATATTAATCCCTTTTGATTTGATAGTGGCTGCATCAGTTTTAGTATTTAGTGAAATAATCGGTATAGTAGAAGAATTAGTTTAAAAAAATCGTTAATAAAAAAAAATAATTATGGCAACCAAAACTAAAAATGAAATAGTCATTGATATGGCTGAAGAAGTTCAATTTACAACTGAAAAAGATTATATTGAAGATATAATAAACAAAATTGAAGCAAAGAAGATTTTTATTGATCCGAGATACCAGAGGAGGAATTCTTGGAATAAAGAAAACCAACTAAATTTTATCGATTCCATTTATAAAAATATGGTATCCCATTCTATTATTTTAGTTAATATTGGTGCTAGTTATCATATTGCTTTACAAAAAAATAGACATAAGGATGCAGACTATTTTAAAGGATTACTGGATAGAGGGTTTGAATACATCTCAATTGACGGGAATAATAGGAGTCAGACCATTACTAAATATAAAAACGGAGAGATAAAAGTTAAATATTCGCACGACAAAGATAAAAGTCTTTTTCTTAAAAAGAAATTAACCGTTACTACATATAGTTCCATGTCATTATTACAGATGCATGAGTTAGGTATTAAAGTGAATCAAGGTCAACCTTGGAATAGACAAGAACAAAGAAATTGTATTAATTCTGTAGTTGCTGATACTATAAGAGAAATATCCACTAAATTCAATACTATTACTGATTATATTAGTATAAAGAAAAGTAGAATGTATGATGATGAATTATTAGTGATGTTATTATATTATGAAACTAATAAAAGAGGGGGGACACAAGATTCTTGGGACACTATGTATAAAAAAGAATCTGCTAATTTAAATGATTTTAAGAAAATTATAAGTGAATGGGGTAAAGTGTTGAAAACCCATCCCACCAAAAAGAAATTTGATAAATCATTTGTTTATAATTTATATGTTTTACTTAGTTATTTATATGATAACAATATTCACATAGTTAAAGACAAATATAAAGAATTTTTAGAATTATTCCACCAACAAGAAACTCTTAGGAAAAATGAAAAAAGAGCATTATATGTTATTAATGGGGAGGAGAAAACATGGGGAGATTTATGTAGATTAGTCGCTTCCAACATAGAGGAAAGAATTGAAAAGATTTTACAGGATATAACCCCCTATATTAAAGATATTACTGTTGAAAAGGATAATAAAAGAGCTTTTAACTTTTGTGATAAGGTTAATATTTGGGTTGAAAAGAAAGGTATGGTTAGAATAAACGGGAATGTGGAAGGAGAATGGTATAATGATAATTTAGGTCATACCCACCAGTACATCTCTTTATTAGAAGTATTAGATGGTGAAAAATACGTGGTGGATCACATTTTACCCCATAAAGATGGAAACAAAACCATTTTATCTAATGGGGAAATAACTACACGAGAATATAATTCTTGGAAATCTGCAAGGTTGCCAGAGTATGTATAA